ACACTCTCATCAGATCCTTTTTATAATTCACGAATTACATTTCGTCAGTAGTTCTCCGCTTGAAAATTTATTTCTGACCAAATTCAGTAGAAATAACATTGGAGATAAATCTCCAATATTGAAAACGAAGTTTCAATGTTATTTTATATCATTGTACTCTGGTAAATGTTTATGCCTTGATATAAGTAATTCAAAATTTAATACAAATAACTTTATCTTAACTTTTTTTAATTCTATAAATATTTTATAAATGAATTCTGGATAAAAATTTGTTAAAGGATTACTATAAATATTTTCTAATGAATTAATCACACTACAAAATTTGTTCATTGTCTCAAAATCTCCATATATAAGTACATCTCTTAATCCAAAATTATTTAAGGCCTCTTCATCTTCACCTGATTTTTTTGGAATGTAAAGTGTATTTGCTACTAACTTTTCAAAATTTAATTTATCCTTACATTTCATATCTGGGCGAATATATAAAATATAATCAAATATCATATTATTATTCTTTTGATATATTTTTAACATGTTAAATGCTTTTTTTAGATGATAACATTGAGAGTAAAAATTATTTTGATTTGGATGTTTATTCATGTATTCTGGCGTAGGCGGTGTGATCTCTAAATTTATTTGTTCATCTTTTACACCAAACGCCTCACAGAATGTTTTTATATAATCGGATTTGTTTTGTTTATTTAATGAACAAAATACAGTACCATTATTATCGTTTTTTAAATTTAATAAATCATCTTTAACTTCTGTATAACCTTTTATACGACCAGTAAAAATTATTGCAAGGTTTTTGGGTACTATGTGTTGATTAACTAAGCTTACTGTATTATACCCCGCAGATTGTAGTAAATGTTTATTTTTTCTAAAAAAATTTTTATTCTTCCTTGTTTTTCTCATCTACAGTGATCTACGCTTTAAAATTGTTAACCCATAATTATTTGTAAATTTCTCATGTAACACCCAGTCCGAGTTATCAGAAAGAAACTCATCTATTGCAGGCTGTAGTCCATTTAAAATTTCATTAACCGGAATACCGGATATACGACTCTGCTCTTTAGGGTCATACTTATGAATGTTTCGTAAAGTCTCACCGCGTATTCCATCAATCTCCGTATCATGCATAATAATATTTTTTTTGTTTTGGGACCAAACCGAATAAGTTCCCTCTTTAATTGACCATAAACATGCCAAGTATCAATAAACGTCAAATCAACATCTTTTTCAATTTCTATTTCCAAATTATTCTTCCAGATTGTTTGTATTTGTAGACCACACTCCTTAGTAGCATTTTCAATCTTTTCAGTATTACAAAGATTAATATCATTCATAATTAATAATTTCTTGCTACTGCCATTTTCAAGAAGTCCTAGTGCCAAAGCCCAACTAGAAACGCAGCGTCTAACCCCCATTTCTATTGCGCTTTCACACTCGGAAGCATATCTTCTTAAAGTAGGAAGATGTTCAAAATATCAGATGGTGTATTTACCAACATTTGATATTTTTCCTCAACAAGTTTTAACATTTAAACTCCTCTACCATTCCACACTTTAATTATATTATCCTTAATTCGCGTTTTATCCTGTAAATACATTTCCAAGGTATATTTTCCCCAACCGGGCTCTTTTATTACCTGCATATTATCTATATCTCCAAACAAACTATATGGTGAAGATTTTCCTTTTACGTATATACATATAAGTCCAATTGCTCTCTCTAAGGCAGTTCGAAGTCGTCTGTTAGTTAGAATTGTGCTCCAAATAAGTATGCCAACTGTATCTTCTATTTTTGTCAAAAAATCATATGTAATTACCATACATGATCCCCAAGCACCCACCCAACTAGGATTATTAAAATCATGATAAAGTGCTTTTAACTCACCAGATTTTTTTGTTTTATTTAATAAATCCTCAACAGGATTTGGATTTTCTTCCAGATCCCATTTCCTCTCCCTCTCGCTACCAAGTTCATATAAAAACATAAAATCATCAACCTTATCAAATGGTATTGCTGTAGTCAATATCATTGAATCTTGTAGCATTATTGCTTTTTTAAAGAGTTTACGTTTTAATAAGTAATAATATGGGAGGTACTCACCCGCACCTGGAAATTCACTTTGAATAATTTCTACATTTGTCATTGGAAAATCCTCTAATATATTCTTATCATAGTTATCATCAATAAACACAATTTTTAAATCTGGATGAAACTTTCTTATTGCTTTATAGCAATCCTGATACAATATCTGTTGTTCAGGTTTCATTACACATCTAGTTACAATAAATCCAACATCCTGCTGTTCGTCTTTGTTACCACCGCGCGCCACATATTTTCTACGCCGTATACTACGTTTCTTTCTGTATTTTCTTGTCTTTCTATTAGATTTCATATCTACTCATGGGCTCTATTATATTTTATTTATTAATGATTCTTCAACTGTAGATTTGTCAATTTCAACAGCCCACGCCTCACGATCATTAACTCCCATGGTTAAAACATACGCTCCCTTATTCAAACTCTCACATAGTCCAGCCACAAAATGTATCTGTTCATCGGCCAATACGAAGGGGTTTGAAATACGACTCGGTATTAAATCTTTTGTAAGTGTCATAAATTGATGATAATAGTTTTTTCCAGGTTTTGGCTTCTCCCACACAGTATAATGTACTACCATTAGGAAAGCTTCATTAGAAATATTGGATGAAGACCACAAAATCGGAGAAGCACTTCCACGTATATCTTTATTTATAAAGGTACTAGTAAAAGTTAAATTTACAACAATTTCATTATTACTTAATTTACATACAATAAAGGGATTAATTTTATAAATATACATTTCATCTCCGTTCCGTATAAATGGTAGCCAATTTTTCTGCGACTCTTTATTTTCACTCGCAATTGGAGCATCAAGTTTCTTTAAATTAGTAACTGATTTTGTATTATAATCATAATCAACGCGTGCCATTTTATTATTAGTACCATGTTCACTGTACGTCATTGAATTGCCCATAATACTATTTGTTCCAAATAATCTACCATCTTCCAAACCACTACATTGTAGTTCTTTACGAAATATATATTCTTCAGGAAAAAATAGTTTAAATGGAGCAAATTTATCATAAAGAATATTAAATTTTGAATTAAACTCTCCAAGTATAACATCTGTTACACAACCAACACTTCTGTGTATAATTTTTCCATCGGTTGTTTCAGTATTTGTGTAACGAAATGAAATCAAATATCTATCATTTATAACTATAATACTTGGATTACATGGCTTCATTATTTTCATATTTATTTGCTGAATATCGTTCTGTGGTATCTGTATTTTAACTTTTTGTATAACTGGTATTTTCCACTGTTCTGTTTGTACATTAGGATTAATATTATTTCCACCTACCATTCTAAATTTTTTACGACGCATACTTCGTTTCTTTTTATGTTTTCTTGTTCTTTTTGATTTCATATCTAATAAGAGTATTTTATTTTAAATTTCTTATTTGTTCAATAACACCTGTTGTGGATTTACCAGGAACATATTTAAAAATTTGTATTTGCTTACAAAATTCTCTACCAATAAGACTATCAGCAGCATAATCACCCCCTTTTACAAGGACTGTAGGTTTGATTTTACTGTAAAGTTCGTATGGAGTATCTTCATCAAATACAACGATCCAGTCTATGGACTCTATCTGATTCAAAAGAGCTATTCGTGACTGTAATGAATTAATTGGCCGGGTAGAACCCTTCAGCCTACGTACAGAGTCGTCACTATTCAGCGCCACAATAACCGAACCATTCTCTGGGACAATTGACTTACAATATTTGAAAAGTGCTATATGACCTTCATGCACTATATCAAAACAACCGTTCGTAATTACAAATGGGGTTTCTAGATGTATTAAATTATCAACTGTAAGTAATTTTGTATCTCTTATCATTTTACATCCTTCAAGTATATCGCTCTTTTTTATAACGTACGTACCAACATGTTTTACAGAATGTGTTCCCATCCAGGCTGCCAAATGAATTAAGTTTGATTTTTCAAGATATTTATAATAATGTGCTATTATTGAAATAACTATATCACCTGCACCTGTTACATCACGCACTTCCGTAGATACAGTTTTCTTGTGTAACAGTTTTCCATCATCTGTCAAATACGATACGCCATTCTCTGAAAGTGTCAAAAGTGTTTCTTTACAATCAACTCGTTTTTGAATTATTTCATGAATTTTCTGTAACTTTTCATACGAGTACTCAATTCCAAAGATATCTTTCATTTCTTTTATGTTTGGTTTGAATACTGTACAACCAATGTATTTAATAAAATCTGTTTTTGGATCCACAAATGTAAAAACTCCGTATGCGTTTGCCCGTTCAATTACGTACTGCGTAATTTCCTTATTCAAAAATCCCTTGTTATAGTCGGAAAAAATAATGGAATCTATGCGATTCTCAGCAAGAATTACATCGATCGCTTTTTTACAGGAGTTTACATGAGCATCCAGTAAGTTTCGTTTTTTCTCAACATCATAACGAAATATAATTTTTTTATCAGAAAATCCACGCGTCTTTACAGTCGTACAATACGCATCAGATATACATAAAGTAGGAACAATTTCAGGATACGTGGCGATAATTTCCTCTATCTCTTTTCCGGGCGCATCATTTCCAATCATAGAAATTATAAACAGCCGGCTACACCCGAGAGCATGCAAATTCATCAAAACGTTTCCGCATCCTCCCAATTGCTTCTTCTCTGTTTGCGAATGTAAAACAGGAATCGGTGCCTCATTTGCCATTTTTTCTATTTTTCCGTGAATTTGAACATCTAACATAATATCACCGAGAACAATTATCGTCTGCGGTTTTATGTTTAAACATTCCATCCTATTTATCCTATAGAAATGAATTACTTCATTGATATTGATGGAACAATTTGTGAAACTGACGCCTCCTGTAAAGATACCGTAGCTCGTTACCAAAATGCTACGCCGATTGCTGAACGTATAGCAAAAGTTAATGAACTTTATGACAAGGCTCATACAATCACGTACTGGACCGCACGTGGCTCCGAGTCCAAACTTGATTTTTACGAGCTGACTCTTAATCAACTGGAAAAGTGGAACTGTAAATTCCATAAACTTCTTATGGGGAAGCCTTCCTACGATATCTATATTGATGACAAGTCACACAACGTTGACCTTTTCTGGCCTATTACAGCGGGTAAGGAGCTTGTCAAAAAGTCTACTACCTCGTTTGTAGAAAAGGGGTGGGGTGGCGAGATCATAATCGTGAACAATGATCTATACTGTGGAAAGATACTCCGTTTTAACAGGGGTGCCAAATTCAGCATGCATTTTCACATGAAAAAGAGGGAGACTTGGTACGTAACATCCGGTCTCTTTACGTTTCGCTGGATTAACACGGCAAATGCCGATGTAATTGAGGAAACTCTGAAACCTGGCGATACAATCACAAACTTTGTGGGGGAACCTCACCAAATTCTATGTCTAGAGGCCGGCGACATCTTTGAAGTATCTACCACACACTTTGACAGCGATAGTTACAGGGTAGGAAAGGGTGACTCGCAGAAATAGGAAAAATAATATAATTTCACAGATTATAATGGATAACTATGAAATTATTGAAGCGGGTGTTATAAAACAGAAGGTGGTTGAAAAAATCACATATGATTTTGTGTATTCTAATGATTACAACAAACACGGAGAACGGCAAAATTATTTGAGTTACTTGCGATACGGAACTCTCATTGGCGTTTTACAAAAAGTGCCTGAAAGTATCGTGGATGTAGGATACGGAAATGGTAGTTTTTTGGAAGTATGTAAGCAAACTGTAAAGAATACTTACGGATGTGATATTTCTGAGTACCCTGTGCCAGAAGGATGTAAGAAAATAGATTTTCAAGACATATCCAACGTGGAAGTAGTGTGTTTTTTTGATAGTCTGGAGCACTTTGATGATATCTCCGTAATAAAAAATTTGGATACACAGTATGTCTATATTTCTGTTCCTTGGTGCCACAATTTTAGCAAAACTTGGTTTTTAAATTGGCACCATTTGAAGCCGAACGAACACCTATGGCATTTTAATAAGAAATCTCTGATTAATCACTTTCATATAAATGGTTATGATTGTATACATACGTCAAATGTTGAAGACATAATTCGGAAAAATTCCACTTCAAAAAATTATCCTAATATCCTATCTTGTGTCTTTAAAAAGCGTGACAATATGCGCAAAAAACTAATTTCCTACTATGCCGGTAAAAAAATTCTTGTAACTGGAGGAACTGGGTTCATTGGAAGAAATATTGTTTATGAGTTATTGAATTACGATGTGACTGAAGTAATTATCTTTGACAGGACTATAAAGTATTCTTGGGAAGATACACGAGTAAAATACATCAAAGGAAATCTTTTATATGATTTTATTATCTTAAAAGATATTGATTTCGATATTGCGTTTCATGAGGCTGCCAATGTTGATACCACATGTACAGATGAAGAAAATATGATTCAAACAAATTATGATAGTTTTGTCAAACTGGTGAAACTTTGTTCTGAGAAAAACGCAAAACTCGTGTACGCATCTTCTGCCGCCACGTATGGTAACACTCCTATACCAAATCAAGTAGGAATAAATGAGTCTCCCATCAACATTTACGGAAAGTCAAAACTACTCATGGATACATATATAAGAGAAAACAGCAACTCTTTGAAGAATACTGTAGTTGGTTTGCGGTATTTCAATGTATATGGCCCTGGTGAAGAAGCAAAAGGTAAGATGATGTCTATGATTGGACAAATGATTACAAAGATTAAAGAGAAATCGGACGTAAGCCTATTTGAGTTTGGTGAACAGACTAGGGACTTTGTTTATGTAAAAGATGTGGCGATATGTAATCTTTTGGCAGGAGTTCAAGCAAATACGGGAGTTTATAACTGTGGATATGGAGATCATGTAACATTTAATAAAATATTTGAAATACTCAAATCATTTTATAAGAATGAAACAAAGATTATCTATATAAAACAGCCGTATGACTTTTTTCAAGTAAGTACCATGGCCGATGTATCTAAAACATCAAATGACCTGGGATATCACCCCTCATTTGATATTTCTAAAGGTATTTACGAATACGTTAAGAGGCTGTGCTGAGTAACTCGTGTTCTATGACAGATAGGCCGTCAGATTTTTCAATAATTTCAGCATTAATCTCTGTAAAAGGATTCTTAACATTATAAAGAATGTACCATTTTTTTACGTTATTCTTAGTATATAAATTGAAACAGGGTGATATAGGGCCACTGAATACTGCTATTATGTATTTCGCATGAGTAGAAACCGCCCCAATATCTTGTATTTTTAGACCAGCAGTCATTGTACAAGGAATCAAATCATTCACTGGTGTTGTAGTTACCAATTTATACTTTTCAGCTAGATGAACAGCTAATGCGTCCATTTTTTCTTTGTTGAAGTCAAATTGGGATGAATTGGGTTTAGAATTAATAAATAATACATCAACATCCTTAAATTTAGGATCCAACTTATTATAAATATCTAACAGATAATCTTCCTTTTGGTACACAGATGTATCAATAGAAAGATTCTGTAAGTTCAGTATATTTAATATTTTTGCATAAAATAATGAGTAATATTTTTCAAAATCTCTGAATGAAACACCACTTATATCATTTCCCATCGTTATTTCTACAGCATCAGGTGGTTTATCGCCCATACTAAATAATTTTAATGTATTTGAATCTACATATCTTTCTAATTCACCAGCTTGCGTTATGTAGAAATTATTATAGTAGTAATTAATTTGTATATTATTTTCTATAAGATTTTTTGATATATCATAAAAAAATTTCAAGTTTAAAATGTTATCTCCATGATGAAAATTATTATAAAAATTGAAAATTTTCTTATCAGTCTGCCCCCCTCTTAGCCGATATACCCTTTTTTGTCTCCTGCTTTTTTTAAAACGTCTGGCTTTTTTTTTCGAATATCGCACCATTCTGTTTATGTTGCCGATTTAATTACGTCCATCCAGTATTTTAATTTAAGTTTATCATATTTAAAATTCTTGTCTTTAAAATCCGATACAGTTGATTCTAGTTTTGATTGTATTACTTCTGACCAATCTTTTACAATTAAAACAGGGAGTTCTTCATAAAGCGGATCCAGAGGAGATGTTTTTATAATCGGTATACAGCCGAGACATAAAGCCTCCCAAGTCCTGTGACAATCTAACCCATTTCCATGCGGGCTCACCACAAAAGCATAATCGGTTTGATTCTTCAACGTCTCATATTTATCTTTACGGGAAGGTTCGTAATAAATACATTCGGCTGGTATTTTTTCTTTTGCCTCCCTCCTGTCTGGTATATCAATATTATGTTGAGTCAAGTGAAAATTTGCATAACACATGATTTTTCTTTCATGAAACGGCTTAGAAATACTTTTCATTTTATTAAGTTCCGTCTCTTGCTCTAGAGGTGGAGCAATTACATGATAGGCAAGTCCAATAGGAATTTGGCTCAGTTTAGGATGTTTTTCAACGCAATTTTGTGAAAACCAATGAATAATTTTGTCAGATTCAATAAACTTTTTGAATTCTTCTTTTGATAACACCGTATCGGGTATACTTTCATCACAATCCCCTGAGACTAAAATAAATTTTCCTGGAAGGGTATCAAGAATTCGTACAAACGCCGGAATAGCTGAACCAGTTATATAAACGGTACATCCATCTATTATCTTTGAAAAATCATAACCTTCTAGAGTTTTTATGGAGGAAACCGGATTACTACTATGTACTGTACAGGATCTCAAAATTCCTCGGGATGATACAAAATCACATGCACTCTCATCTGTTTTCTGATTACCCCCCCTTAAACGTTTTTGCTGGTTCTTCTTCGTCTTTTTACGACGTCTCCTTGTTATTTTATGTACCATCTATAACCTATAATAGGTAAATAAAATAATATCGGTATTGAGCACGGGTCTAACTATTTGCTACCCAACGATTTATTGTCGTAGATATATTACCGTTCTTCATATAGTAATCAAGTTCGCCTGGAAGCAACTCTTTCTCATAGTCTTTTAACCAAGTCCGATGAACCGCCGTAAAATCACCCGCTATACGAATTGAGTTATCAAGTTTTAATTTCTTATAATACTTCTTGTTTATCAAGGCAAATGTCGTATCAATGTCTCCCCAATACATCTCATACTTTGAATCATCCACCCTATCTTTCCAGAATCTGGACTCCTGTTCGGGAATTGTTTTACCATCCTTAGAATCTAAGCGCCTAGACAAATCAATCCCGTTTGTAATATCAAGGGCAGGTCCTATCTTATTCGTCCTGTATCTGTCGCTCAATTCCGAAAGAATTTCCAGAAAATTCAGGGGCATCTTCGGATTCAATACGAGGTCGGGGTCCGTCACAATATACTTGTCGCCTCCTAAGGCAATTATATCATCACGCTCGTAGACTTCATGGCCATAATTTTTATCCTGGTACAAAACTTTCACAGATCCCTCAATACTCTTAAGATACTCTACCAGAGGAGGATAGGTACTTTTGTTATCTATTACATAAATCGTGAGTCCAGGAAATCGCTGTAATTGCTCCACCATGGATTTCAAATATGTATACTGATTATACGAAATTATGAAAATAGGTATCGGTCTTACCGCCCCTCCCTTCATTTTACGGCGGGTATATCCTTTCCGTTTTCTTCTTATACGTCTATGCCGCTTGGATCGCATCTTAAATTACAGAACTATTTTAATTTAGAATTTCTAATAGGAATCCATCTATCAGGAAATGAAAGTTTGTTATCTCCATCGCCATTGTTCTTTAGCCACGGAGCAGGATACGTAATCACTGAATTCGGATTCGCATCGGCACCCAAGATGGCCCCCCAGCTAGCAAATGTTGAATTTGAAATCACCGCTCCAGCTGTACATAGCATCATTACGTACAGGGTATCTAGTTCATTTAACTTATACCCATCAACTTCATCGTAAAAAATGAATTTCTTTTTAGGAGCAGCTTCCAACCAAACAGATTCGTGCTTTTTAGACCATTCTGTATCATTTGATACGATATATATATTATGTATTTTATCAGCATCGTTCAACTTTTTCAAAGCCTCGCTATAATAATCCACATTTAACTCCCAGCCTCTCTCTACATAATCCCCCCGCCGAATGTGCATAAACGCCGAATGCTCAGAATCTATTTTAAACTTCTTGTAATGCTCCTTATGAAACTCGTTCTTCAATAGAGATGCCTTCACTTCCGGGATAGCCGGCTTAACCGAAGAATAGTTCTGATATAAATAATACGGTAATTTAATATTTCTTGTGTTACTGGTGTTATAATTAATATTCGCGTTCGTCCATTTTCCAACTACAGCGTGAATATGGCCAAGTACTTGGTGAGCTGAATTTAAACGGGGTTTAACGTTGGCCTCCTCAACTGGCCTACCCTTCATTAATTTTCTATAATCAGTTTTTGAATGAGGATTGCCATTTCTTGTTATGATACATAGGGGTAGACCCGTTTTTTTCGCTACAACGAGCCCTGCCGCGTACATAAAAAGTTGATTACCGAGACCCTCCTTCTCTATAAGAGTTAAAAACACACACTTATCTTCTCCCTTTCCACCTATATACATACGTTTTCCAACTTTTTTGTATGATCTTTTCTTCTTTCTTGTATAATTCGTCATACCTATCTATATGCGATATTTATTTTCTGTAATTAGGGGAATGTATAAGAAAATACCTAGAGTGTATGTCGTTATTATTGGAATCATCCTAATTATTCTTTGCTCCTATATAAAAGTACAGAGTGGCACGACGGAGGGATTTCAAACCGTCACCGACGAAACCGCATGTAAATATGTATCTTCCCGAGGCATCCTAAAGTCGTGCGATGTTCACAGTTCGGATCCTGTATCCTCCATAACCACTCTCAAAGGCTACGATTTTTCCAAGATCACTGATGGATCCACCGTCTACATAGCCGCATCGGCACTTCCTGCGTTTGTCGTTAAACTGAAAACGATCAAACACCAGATTATACTCGTTACAGGCGACTGCGACGAAACCGTATACGAGGATATCTTCCCTTCCTCACATGAGTTTCTGGAATTCATTGAACAGGATAAGATAATTCACTGGTTCAGCCAGAATTGTACGGTTAATCACAACAAGATCACAAAAATACCGATTGGACTAGATTATCACACACTTTCTAAAAGATCCCATGCCTGGGGTCCACAGGCGAATCCCGTAGAGCAGGAAAAACTGTTAATGAGAATTCAAGCCAATGCCCAGCCATTTCAAAAACGTAAAATATGTTGCTACGCGAATTTCCAATTCAATATCCACGGAAATTTCGGCCACGAACGAAAATTGGCTCTTGAACAAATACCCGAAAATTCAGTTTACTACGAAGAAAGAAAACTCCCTAGAGAGAAATCTTGGATAATACAGACGGAGTATGCCTTTGTGATCAGCCCCTCTGGGAACGGCCTTGACTGCCACAGGACCTGGGAAGCACTCTGTCTCGGGTGTATTCCAATTGTAAAGTCGTCTCCGATCAATCATTTGTTTGAAGACCTCCCCGTGTTTATTGTGAATTCATGGTCAGATATAACTGTAACAAAACTTGAAACAGTTATAAGTGAATTTAAGAATAAGACATTCAATTATGACAAACTGAACCTGTCGTACTGGACCAAGAAGATAAACGATGCCCGTCCTTAATCAATCGTCCCCTGTAGAGAAATCAGCACATCTAAACCAGGACAGTCGGCACAGAGTTGCTCCGTCTTTTCGGGCTTGTGTATCCACGCTTTATGAATTCCAAATGATTTTGGCGTGTATATTTGCTCAATTGAGAATTCCCTCGCCTCTTCGGCCGACGGCTTGAACGGCCGAACGGCCATTGACCCCATGGAGAAATAGTGATCCTCGTATTGACCCGTGAAGGGCGGAGCCGTATCAATAATTGCCAGCATTTTTGAGCGCTTTCTCAGAGAGAATCCGCCGTTTCCGACCTGGAGCCAGTCCCAGGGCCAAGGAGCACCGACGTAGTCGTATTTCATGAATTTGTGGATAAGGTCCTTGTTTCTCGGGTTGATCATGGAGTCCGTCTGGAAAACCAGGAAGGTCTCTGTGGGAATGGCTCGCGTGAATTTCTTGCTCGTTAGAATTTCGGAATACGCGCGGGCCGTGGGGAGGTCGGCCACTCCCAGATCCTCTAGAGTGATCCGCTGGTGAAGATCGGCCAGCTCGGTCTCCAGAAGTTTCTTCACGAATTCCGAATTCCCAGTTCCGTGGTAAATTCGGACACTCCAGGTAGCCTCCAAATTCTCCAGAACATTTCTCACGACGAACGCCAGAGCCCGGTGCTTTCTCGGTTCTACAATAATCGCAGTACAGGGTTCGGACTCCACACACTGTAAATTCATCAGGGTCTCCAAGCCAGGACAGGCTGCGCACATCTCCTGAACGCGACCTGGATGATAGGCCCAGGCCCGGTGAATTCCGAAGGATTTCTCGCTGTAGACCATCTCCATAGAAAATTCCTTCGCCTCCTCGGCAGACGGCTTTCGCGGTCTAACAAACTTATAACTAGCCGAAAACACGGCGTCCTCGTAATTTATTGGCATATTTGGCGGAACCGCTTCCAGAATCTCCAACATCTTGGAACGCTTCCTCAGAGAGAATCCGCCGTTTCCAACTACACCATGTTTCCAAGGAGCACCGACATAGTCGTATTTCATGAATTTGTGGATAAGGTCCTTATTTCTCGGGTTGATCATGGAGTCCGTCTGGAAAACCAGGAAGGTCTCTGTGGGAATGGCCCGCGTGAATTCCTTGCTTAACAGGATCTGCGAATACGCGCGGGCCGTGGGGAGGTCGGCTACTCCCAAATTCACTAGAGTGATTCCCTCACGAAGATCGGCCAGCTCGGTCTCCAGAAGTTTCTTCACGTATTCCTCGTTTTCCGTTCCGTGATAAATTCGCACACTCCAGAAACTATCCAAATTCTCCAGAACATTTCGCACCACGAACGCTAGAGCCCGGTGCTTTCTCGGTTCTAGAATAATTGCCGTTGCAGGCTGTTTTTGTTCCCTTCTCATTTGCTCCAACGCACTGCGAATTTCCTGTAATCTCCTCATTTGTGTTTGTAAGATTTCCAGCATTTCCTTACTCATCCCTGTTATATGTAAAACGGAGGGATTTTAGACCAGTTAGTGTAAAATGTTGCCCAATAATAAGATGAAAGATACATTTATATGTGATATGGTTATAGCCAGATATAAGGAAGATCTTCACTGGTTAAGACAATACAACAAGCCCGAATACAAATTTCGTAATCTGTATCTCTACAATAAGTGGCAACAAAACAACGATACAACCAGTCAAGATCTCGGTTGCTTTCTAAACGGAAAGGAATGTATTAAAATAAATCTAACAAATGAAGGACGATGTGATCACACCTATCTGTATCATATTATTAAGAATTATGATACGCTCGCCGATGTGACCATTTTTGCTAAAGGATCATCGGATCTAACTCGTGAGCGCAGAAAACTACCCTTCATCATGAAAAAGGTATTTGAAACCCATGATTCCGTCTTCAGCGTTATACACACAGAAACTGCCGTCGGCCATGTTTTTGAGAAGGATCTGAAGTTTGACAAGTACCGTGCTTCGCACCCTAAGAATTACAGTGGAATCATGGATATTCACTCTTTGAGAATGAAGCCGGCCTCACCTAGACCCTTCGGAAGATGGTTTGAAAAACACTTTCCTGGCATCAATATCTACTATGTTTCTCATGCGGCAACAATGGCTGTGAGTCGTGCCCACATACATCAACATCCGAAATCATATTACGAGAAGTTCATTAAAGAGCTGGAGGGCCATCCGAATCCCGAAGTCGGCCATTATTTTGAACGCTCGTGGCTCGCGGTGTTCAATCCGATTCCTGAATCCTGTATCTACGAGGGTGGCGGTTACACACAACATGGGGGTTTACGTAAACGAAGAGTCACGCGACGCAGACGTACTCGCGGGTCTAAAATTAAACAAGCGTCTCCGGATATTACAGAGTGACTATCAGAATGCAAACATACGGAGTGAAATACATCGGCAGTAAATCGGCCCTCCTCGGCTTTATTGTGAACTCAATAGACAAGCGCCTAGAATCGCCAACCCAGCTTCGGATTATTGACGTCTTCACAGGGACTACGCGAGTGAGCCAGGCGTTTCGTCTGAAGGGCTGGACCGTTCAGAGTAGCGACCTGTCCTGGGCCTCCGAGGCCTACGCCGAAACCTTTCTCAAGCGCACCACCGAGAGTTCCATACGAATTCCGGCACTCATTGATATTCTGAATCAGGTGGTCCCTAAACCCGGCTGGATCACGAAGAATTACTGCGATGTATCTGGCTCCACAGGGGGGCTCGTGCGCATGTGGAGACCGGTGAACGGTAAGAAGGCCGACGCCATTCGCGACCGTATTGCCGACTGGGAATCAACAGGGCACATTAATCGGCACGAGGCGATGATTCTCGTGTGCTGTCTCATCTTTGCCATGGACAAGGTGGATAATTCTGTGGGTGTCCAACAGGCGTATTTGAAGGACTGGGCGAAGCGCACGGGAGACCCCCTGAATTTACACGACCTGCCCTTTCCCGCTGGACCTGTTGGAAAACACCAGACGGGGAACTGCCTCTCGCTGACCTACGAGCCTGCCGATGTGGCGTATCTGGACCCGCCCTACTCATCGCACTCGTACTCCACATACTATCATATCTGGGACAGTATCACTCGCTGGGACAAGCCCACGGTCTCCTTGAAGACGAATCGGCGCATTGACCGCGTAGCCGGCTCCGAGGCATTTGACACGGCCATGGTGAGCCCCTGGAATAGCAAGAGGACCGCCCTGGAGGCCTTCGTAGCCCTCTGTAAGATGCTTCCCGTGCGATACGTGGTGGTCTCGTATAACGACGAGAGCATAATCCCTGTGAAGGTGCTGATGGAGCGTTTAGAGGCGGAATTCGGAAAGGAGAGGGTGACCAAGGAGGACATTGCCTACCGGCGAAACATCATGTCGCAGATTGGAAACGCCACGCTCTATAAGGAAGAATTCAACACGAAGAATGTGGAGTCGCTCATTTGGATACAGAAGAATTTGTCTGGGTAATTAAGAGGAAATGGATAAGTTTTTTCCCCTTCTGAAATACTTGGAGACGGTGAATTCAAAGACTGATTTCGTACTGCGAGGACACATCTCCGTTGATAAGACACCGCTTGAACATCTGAAAGGGCTGGCGAAGATAAGCAATCCGAGTTTTTCCATATCCTTTCGCAGCGCGAATGAGATGGTTGCGATTTCAAAGGAGTGGGCGGATGCGAATGGTATAGTATTTGACACGATTAGTTGGTTTGAAAACGTTTGGTCTGGTGTCCATATATATTTAAGCACGGATGTTCGCAATATCCACATTAAATCAAGTGATACCGTATTCATTAACAAGGTGGATGAATACGCGAACCAAATAGAGTTCCGCACAATTTGCGCGAACTAACAAAAATTGCTGGCGGGTCGGGTCACTTGGTCTAACAAAATGACCCGAAACGAGCATATCTATAGGCGCATACGGTCCGACAGCAATAACCCGGAATATGATGAACTTGCTAAGCGAGAGATGATTGAAAGTCCGTTTAAGTTCATGCTTATCAGTGTTTGTTATCCGATGATTCAAGTTCTGATGTACATTCTTACAGGTGACCCGACGGCTTTCGTGAGTGCGATAGTCCTGTTCTTTATCTGGATTATCATGCTAGCCTGTTTCATTGGAATCTTCAAGGCTCCTGAGGATATTGAGGATGAGATTGTAGAGTCATGGACTAGACGGAATGCCCATGCTGCGAGGGTCTAAAAACCTGGGTCTATCTTCTACAGAAAATGCCGATCACTTTTGTTTCGGCTTTCATTGATCTTAAAGAGGAGCGGGATCCTCGGCACACACCTGTTTCCCGTTTTCATTTTTTTGAGGAACTTGCTTCCACGGGCATACATATTCACCTGTATCTGAGTAGTTGCTACAAGGAACTCTATGATAAGATTGTTGGGCCTCGTTCCAATGTCTTTGTAGAATTCATTGAATTGTCGGATCTCCTGACCTACAAGGAACTGGCGGGTCTGTCGTACGGGATTCCTGACACGGATAATCCTACGAAGGACACGGCTCACTATCATATTCTCAACAATGCTAAGATTGAATTCGTCACACGGGCGATTGGACAGGAGATCTTTCGGTCTGATACGTACGCCTGGATTGATTTCAGTGTGGGGCATGTGTTTCGGAATTCCAAGGAGACGTTGAAGTACCTACAGGATGTGGCGGGGCAGTCGGTGAAGGGCCTCCATTTTCCTGGATGCTGGCCGAGCAATTATGGAGTGAGCGAATTATTTTCGCGGATTAGTTGGCGGTTCTGTGGGGGATTCTTTGTGGGCGACTCGGAGTCGCTTCTGGAATTTGGGGGATTGTATCGCGCAAAATTTCGCAGCATCGTGGAAAAAAGTGGGGTCCTTCCTTGGGAGGTGAATGTTTGGCATTATATGGAGGTTCATGAGGAATTTTCTCCGACGTGGTATGCGGCGGATCACAATGACAGTATCGTGCGGTTTAGGGAGTGGCAGGCTACGCGGTGAAATACAGATTTTACGAAGTAAAATCGCTACTGAACTGCTTAAATGGTGTAGCCGTTTAAGCAGTGAAGTACACGTTCTTGAGCCCATACTCCCGCATACACTTCTCCAGAAACGCCTGGCACTCATCACAGGGCTTGGAGCAGAGGAATTTGTCCGTACTAACCTTCCTAACATCGCGAGAGATTCGCATGACATACAAATCGGCACCCCTAAGTTTGCTGATGTCACCAAGTTGCTTCACCACATTCTTCTCGGCATGAATACTATGCGTAGAGTATCCCGAACCCATGCTCCGAGTACCATTCCGATTCGTGGCAGTGGCCAGCACCTTCCCTCTCAGAGCAATCACCGCCACATGGAGACTATAGCGCTTCTTGTCATACTCCACGAGGTTCGTCGTCCTCGGATCCGACAGAAACTCCTCCAAAATGGAAGCGTGAGTGCGATGAACGGTTGACATTCTGTCAGTATTGTTGAAGAAGGGCCGACCCATCTCAAATTTTATTTAGGCCCTAAAAATTTGAAGATATTATTTTAGAAGTAATATCTCCAAAAAATGGATACCAGGCTGTTCACCCTTGACGAACTCCTCTACTACGTGAACTTTTCGGCCAGCCTTCACTGCAATGAACCCCTGACTTCACAGATAGTCTACTCCCTCACCAAAGACCTTGTAGACCAAAACATTATTCCACAGAATGTTATGGCCGATACGCTGAAACGAAACGAAATCAAGGCGCTGAATATGACATGTGCCTGCTGTAAGAAAATAAACCTACACGACTCCTTGGAACAATGCCCCAGTTGTAAGCGCCATGTTCATGGGATGTGTTTCTGGAAGCCTCGCGCCTTCTGTAATCGGCAATGTATGAAGGCTAGTCAGTCCTCACAAAGGGTGTCTTAACAACTTCCATAAGAATGATTCCTGTCGTCCAGTACGGCTCTATAACAAAGATGCCCTGGGCATCCCTCTTTTTTACATACTCATTCAAGAGTTCAACATCCATTTCGTCGGCCACCCAAGATACTGTCCCGATAATGTGGTTTTTGTGTACGCGCGTAGTTATTTTCATCTGCTCTACTTTCGTGGGCTCTAATGTAGTGGAATAACTTTGGTTATACTGAGTCTCGGATAGAATGTTGGTAATAATCTGTCTCCACATCGTCCGGTTGGAGCACCACGCCTCGGCATACAAGATGTTCGTGAGCGATGCATGACTTGCGTTTTCAGAAACGCTGGAACAAATAAATGGAAGCGTGTAAAAGGCCGAGGGACACGTCGTTATATAGCCGTTTTTGCGCGAGTGTGTTAGACCCATGATACAACTATTCGTCATACAGAAAAATATTTCAAATTTACCGGATTCAGCATCCGAACTATACGCGACAGGAGACAAAAGGAACGCGGTTTCATGACTTCTCCGTGTCACTGAGGATACGAAGAGCCTTCTGCGAATCGGCCAGGAGTTTCTCCAAATATTCGTGCGACTTGAAATTGGGAAAGGAGCGGACAATCATTGGAGCGCTGGTTGCCTTGGAAATGGCCACCTGCTCAGTGAACCAGTTATGCTCGTCCTTGCGAATCTGCTCCCGAACCGCCATTTCCTCCTTGAGGGTCTTCAAAAGGACGGTGGTCATTTCCTGGTTTATCGCGCGGTCTCCATAGAGATTCCTCTTGTATTTTTCAAAGTAGCGGAAGAATTCGTCGTGCGTGTTTACCAGGCTGCCCATGGGCTCGGCCGCGATGTTCTGTAGATAGATGCCGGCCTTGTTACAGTAGCGAATACGGAGCTTGGTCTTGGGCACGAATATAGTAGACGGCCCTCGCTTCAGGCTGTCAATAATCATGAGAACGATGGTCTCATTGAGGGCATCATACAGCAGTTGGAGACTCTCCTGGTCGTTCGCCTCGCCCATTTCGGTGGTGGAGCCATCGGTATTGGTGTGCATGAGTACGAATACCCTCTTGTGAATGGTGTCCATTTCTATCTAGTATCGGTGGGTGGGCCGGTGCGCTTTCAATTTTACAGGGAATGCTTGGCTGCTTTCCAAAAATTTGAAGGCGATGGAGGCTAATTTTTGTGTTCCTACTAAATAAGGGAATGGCAGAGCATCCTCTGCTAACACCAATACGCATCACTTACACTACGACCCACAGTGGCATTCAGGATTCCCCAACAGAGGAAGACAAGAAGACGCCCCAGAAAAGAATAAAAAAGAAGAGCGTTCAGTTTTCTACGACCGTCGGGAAAAAATTTGAGGCGGGCCTCAGGGAGAAAGCGAACTAAACCTGATCATAATGGGGTTCGGAGCAAACTCTCTGCGCTACCGCAAAATCACCCTCCAGAAGATTTCCTCAGCACACAAACTCTTCCTAAAATACGGTTACAGCGAGGAGGAACGGACCAAGTATATCAATATCATGTATGAGGTCTATGACAAATACGCAATTGACTGTGACTTTGACTCTATTGTAAAACTGGAGGCAATGAGTGAGTTTTACCGCGATCTTGAGAAGATACTCGTTGATAACTTTCGTTCCTGGGTATACGACGTTCTGAGTGATGACGTAATGCCACTTGAAATGGCCTATGCGATGATTGAACGGCATCCGTTTGCCGAGGACACTCTTGTAACGCAAATGGAGATCATTGTTGATAACTGGGTCCTTGTTCACAGGGGGCCAGTAAAGGAGTTGTCCGAGATTTCAGGCAACCGGCAGAGTATTCACGAGGACGTGGTGGAAGGGGCAACAGAGAAGGGGGTCTCCATTCTGACGGCCTTTCCTGTTCCGACGGGGCAGAAGACGCTTTCCGAGATCGGGGGGGCCTTCAAAAAGATTGCTGACGAATCTAAAGTCGTCACGGTCATTGCCGACATCAACGACTGGGGGTCTCGCAAGGCCGTCATAAAGAAGGAATCAAATCTTTACAGGAATGTCTTGAAGGGCCTCTGGGCGAAAATCAAGTCGTACGATGACGAGGGGATCCGGGGAGAACTCATTAAGCGACTTTGGGAGGAGTGCGCGGAGTCTGTGGGTATGTGTGCGGATGGGCATGTGGGGCGTCTTGTCAATGTGCTTAGCGGGTTCGACGATGACTTCTCTACACAGATATCAAAAATGGAGTACTTCCAAAACAATATCGCGCTCATTGCCGCGAATGATTTGGCCCCGCAAGAGGCGAAGATTCGGCATGCCGTGAAACTTATGAATGACGTAGGAATGCCTGAGGAAGAGCGGGAGGCTTGGCTTCAAGCCCTTTAGAGCGGGCTAGGCGTTTTAGGGTTTGGGACTTTTTCGTTGCTTGGACCCATATCCGAAAAAAAATTTGAACGCCCAATCCCTGCTTTCCAACAAATCCTTGGAAAATGCTCGTCGTCGGCTATCCTGTCAGTTACGAGACGGCGTGCGAGATGTTCAACGTGGAGCAGGACAGTTACGGTCGGATTCTGGACGCGGCGGTAGAGAAGACTGGCCTCAAGTTCCATTGGGTGGACAAGGGCGTCAACATCATTGGGCTTGAAATCAAGGAGATAGGCAGTCTATGGGACACCTACACGAGTGTTGACGAATCCATTGGCATCATCATGAAGTATAAAATCAAGTTTGCCGAGCTCGTGGAAAAGGCCGAACTGGACATCTCCGAGGTGCTCATTGAGCGCATGGAAATGGACCCGATCGTGGTGAAGAACCCTCCCCCCTACCTCATCACCATCTAGTGGGGGCAGACCAACAAAAATCATTCAAAAACACAAACAGGGAGTATACAGGGACATTTTTGGTTTTAGTCGGACTTCTTGGCCATGTACTTCTTCAGCCGCTCAACAGGGGGAAACCCGTGCTCCGTCTCGGAGTGCTTCGTAAAATACTCCACGATACGGGGGTCTGGCTCAGCGGCCTCTTCCTTCTCGTAGGCGGCAATCAGGTCACACAGATCATAGTAACAGGTCCTGTTACAGAGGCTACTCCAGCCATGGTAGTTTGCCATCTTTCCACAGGAGATACACTTCTGCTGGGGGATGCTACTGTAGACCTTATCAATATAGGCGGAAAACTCGGTGGCCGAGTAGAAGACCTTACTGGGCATTCTTTGGCTGTGGGTACTTGGAAACCGGCTGGAAGTTCGTTCAAATTTTTCGGCAAAAAAATGTACCCTCCCATTTTTTTCTTTTTATTTTCACGCCATCGCTTCAAACTGAAGCTTCGGCGTATGTGATTTCCCCCTTTTTTAGTCAACGGCCTCCATATCCACGTCTCCCTGAGTGTCAGGAATCGTTTCGGCCACTGCCGTCACCGTGTCAGCCACTGCTACAAGGAACGTCAGCTCGCGAGCCACCGCGCCGACATCCTCGACATGACCGCACTTGCTGCACGGCTTGGCCACACGGGGCTTCTTGGGTGCGCCCGGAGCACCACTTGACACCGTCACACGGGCATTCGGCTTATAATTAATGCCCTGCTTCGCGCACCATGCCGGCCACGTCATCTTCAGCTGGCGACGACGATAGAAGCCGGCATTGCCAATGAGGCGCACACATGCCGCCTGCTCGCGCTCAAGACCCGTCTTGGGATCTGTGAACTTGCGAGCAGGAAATACCTGTCGCCCCGTGCCCTCCTCGCCAGGATGGACATAGCCGCACGAACCCGAGTAGTTGCAACCGGCCCCATGTTTGCAGGGGCGCGGCGACTTCATCTCAGGCGTATTCATCTCAGGGACATTCCAATCAAATGCGTAAGACATTTTCACCGTTGTGCTTAAAAATCAATATTTTTTCCTGTCAATTTTTTTTTATTCCGTTGAAGTCCTTTAGATACCCTGGCTCAAGTAGTGTGACGGGCCTTTGTGCGCCATACAGCGGAGCATGTCGGGCATTCCCACTTTGTCTTCTCTTGCTCTACAGGCTCTAGAGGCTTTACAGGCTCCACAGGCTTAGGAGTCGCCGCTAGGGCATCCGCCATCGGCTTAGCCGCAGACTCCAAATCAGTCAGTTTGTTCTCCAGTTCTACAAAGACTGACGCCGTCTCTCCCATATGTACATGTGCGGCATTCACATCATCCCATGTAGCGTAACCAGACTTCGCTTCCTTATACGCCTCATCATAGTTCTCCACAGCCACATCATAGGCGTCACGGGCATCGGCGACTTCCTGCTGTAGGAGCTCCACCGCATCAATCTCCTCTAGAAGAGGTCGGCCTGGAGCCATCATGATTGTCTTACCGTAGAAGTGCATCAGGCTCTCATAGTTCAGTACTCCCAGAATCTTACGGATTTTAGCGCTCGGATTCTTTGTCAGTCCCTCATAGCCCCAGATCTTCACGCCATAGCTGATAGGGTCAGTCTCTAACAGCGTATCAACAGTCATGGCGCCATTCTTTGCTAGCAGGATGAGGTTCTCGTCCCACTTTGTAGGCTTCTTACCGAGGGCAATCACGAAGTTGCGCACGCGCGTGGCATTCCAAAAGTGGTTACCAATCATTTTAGCGGGTTCTAGTGGCAGACCTAACAAAAATCTGTTCAAATTTTTTTGGTTTGGTTTTTATTTGCTTACTGGATCTTGGTCTTTGTGCGCCACACCGCGCTACACGTGGGGCAGGCCCACTTGGTCTTCTCGTGCTCGGCGGCGGCCTCCTTGTCCGCCGCTGCCGCCTTGAAGCCGCCAAACGGGGTTGCCGCCGCCGCTGCCGCCTTGAAGCCGCCAAAGGGGGTTGACGCCGCCCACTTCGCCACCTGCGCCTCCGCCTCCGCCTCCATCTCCGCCCACGCCGCCTCCACCGCCGCCTCCTCCTCGGCCGTTGCCGCCTCCTCCTGTTCCGCCAGCTCCTCCCACGCCGCCGCGGCCTTGAGCGCCCGCGCCTGCGCCGCCCTGGCCGCGTAGTTCTCCGTAAACACCTTATCCCAGCCCGTCGCGTCTTCCGCGCTCACGCCCATATACGTCGTCAGCCCCAGCGCCTTCTGCTCCTTGATTGCCTCGACCTTGGCGTCCTCATAGGCTTTTACGGCCAGCTGCGCGGGCGTGTTCCGGTAGTAGTGTAGCATCTCGCGGTAGGTGCTGTCGCCCAGGAGCGTCTGGATCGTGTTCTTGCCCCAGAACTTCTCGCCAAAGGTGATGGGGTCCGTCGCCAGGAACTCCTCCACCGTCATGCGCCCCTTCTCGGCTAGGGCCACGATGTTCTCCTCCCAGTTTGTGGGTACGAGCTCGAGCTCGCGCATGAAGTTCTTGACGCGCGTAGGATTCCAGAGGTGGTTGCCAGGCATCTTGCTTTAAGGTACGTATGTAGTGTGTCTCTTTTGGGTTGGTACAGGCTCCATGGCCAAATGACTCGTCAATTTTTTTTGCTCCGGCTAAGGCTGCTCCGGGCAAACTCTCTGGGACTTGGAGCATAAGAAGTTCAGCGTAGCAGGGTTCAAGAAGCCTTTGGAGATGATGAAGGAGAAGATTGATGAAGAACTCTCAAGGGCTTCTAAAGCCGTTTTATTCCGTCTTGGGTTCTAACCGATTACCGATTACCGATTGAAACGGGGGGTCTTCTGGAAAAAAGGAAAATCTCAATCTATACGAGTTTCTGTTTCAATCGGTTATTGATTATTGGTTGGCTACTCATCCCGAATGTTGTGGGAGCGATTACACACACCACACTTCCACTTGGTCTCACCCCTTTGCTTGTACTGATCCTTCCAAGCAGTCAAACACGGCTTACAATAGAAGTGTCCGCAGTTGGTTATTTCCAGATTATCATTCTCAATCATCTCCATACAGAAAGGGCAATCCCACTTCTTCCCCAAAGCAACCGCCATTTGCTTCATCTCTTCCTTGACATGCTCTGGAATACACTTGTCTTCGCCGGGCGCCGCCGCCGCCGCCGCCGCCGCTCCCAGGGGTGGCCGTAGTAGCAGTCGTGCCGCCGCCAAATCGAACACCCACGCTCGCGCGCCGCCGCCCGCCTCGCCGCCGGGCGCCGCCGCTGCCGCCCGGTACCGCCGCCCCCACTCGCCGCCTCCCCCCCACGCCCCGCCGCCGCCAAAGGGAGAGACGGGCGTGGAACCAAAGCTAAAAGCGGGCGTGGAACCAAAGGAAAAGGGGGGCGGAGCGGGTGGCGTGGAACCAAAGTTGCGAAAGAGATAGGCCTCTTCCATGGGGCAAAAGCCAAAGGGGGGGAAGGAAAGAGGGGGAGGAGCAAACCATAACGGCGGTTTCCTGGCCTGCCATGCCCGCATCATCGCCTCTCGCGCCTCCCGAACCCTCCACGCCACCCGCTCCGCCCGCGCCGCCGCCGCTTTCCGCGACGTCTCATCCCACACCTTCTCCTTGTAATAGTTACAAGTCATTTTACTCTGTTGGAAGGTATACAGGCTCCATGGCCAAATGGCCCGTCAATTTTAGGGGACGTATTTGCTGCCAAGAGCCGCTCATAGGACTCCGTGATCCGTGTCGCCTCCTCTAGAATGTTTTCGCGAATTGCGGTCCAATATGCGTTGCCGAAGAACATCTTAGTTGTACGGTACTTGTGTTTTGTTGGTGGCAAATGGCAGGTCAATTTTTCTCATGCTCCTGCGACGACGGTTGCGACTCAGATTGGAAAGACGCATGGCCTCATTTGCCTGTACCACCATGTTCATGGCCGCCTGATGTTCCTCGGCCGTGTATGGGCGTGTGATCTCGGCCATGGCGGCCTTGCGCTCTGCGGCGCGCGCACGCTCAAATTCCAGGGCTTCCTTGATCATCTGCTCAAGGCGTTCAAGCTCATAGATGGTGGCCATTGTGTTTGTTACAGGGGTACAGGGAAATTGCCGTTCAATTTTTTCGGAACATGAAAAATCTTTTTTGTTTGGTTTGTTTTGTTTGTTTTGTTTATTTGGTTTGATTTTTCATTATCCCCTCCTTGTCCCCTCCTTGTCCCTCCTCAAAAGCTGCGCTTCCCCACCATGCCGTCAAAGCGGCGCACCTGCGCGCCCGCCGGCTCCCAGCGAGGCGAGGTAAGCCACTCATCGTGCCAGCCCTCCTCGCCCTTGTGCAGGCGCTGGCAGGTGCGCGGGCACTCACGCTTCCCCGTCTTGGGGTCCGTGTACTCCCACGCCCAGCACTCCTCGCCGAGGAACTGGCCCACCACCCACTTACAGGGCTGCTGGATCTTCTTGGGCTTGTCGCCGCGCTTGAGGCCCATCTGCGCCTTCTCCTTCATCTCGCGGGCGTACAGCTCCATCTTGATGGCCTCGGCGTCCAGCTTCTGCATGGCCTTGGCGGCCTCGGCCTCGGCGGCGCGCTTGGCCTTGTCGCTGGCGGTCAGCGACGCCTCAATGAGCTCAAACTCGCGCTCATTTATCTCGTCCCACGAAAGCAGGTACTCGGGGCGCATGAGCGGGTGCTGGGAGCAGTTGCCCTCGCACTGCGTGTCGTTGTGCGGCACCTTGGGGTTGAAGCCAAAGTAGTTGAAGTAGTGGATGTTGTTCGCATAGCCGTTCTGGTCAAAGGTGCGCACAATGCTGTCAGAGCAGAGCATGCTGACGACCATTTTTGCTTTGGATGCTTTAGTAGCTGGGGTTGACTGCCTTCTCAGGTGTTACGTCGTACTGGCCTTTCTGCCGCTTTGGCCTGTCAATTTTTGTTTGGACTTCGACGGCTACGCCTCTGACTTCTAGGAAAATGGCAAAGGCTTTGAGATCTTTGGCAGAGCGTAGCGGGCCTTTGGCAAAGCGTAGCGGGCCTTTGGCAAAGCGTAGCGGGCCTTTGGCAGAGCCTTTGGCGCGCCCGCGCGTACATGCGCGTCAAATTTACTTTATAAATTGACAAAGGTGGCAAAAGGTCGGCAAAGGGCTAGCAGAAGGTCCTATATTTTGGCAAAGAGTTGGCCAAAGGCCTGCTACGCTTTGCCAAAGCCTTTGCCGTCGCTGACGACCCTCAAAAAAAAAATTGACGGGCCGCCCGGCGGTAGGGCAGATACTCAGGCGAAGAGACGGACGTGGCAATGAGAGATGGTTGGCCATGACGCGGTACGAGCGAGGTAAGGGGCTCTGCCGGTAAGCTAATGGAGCTTCTAATCCAAGGAAATGGGCGTTGCACGGGATGGCAGCGACAGTATAGGCGCGTAGGAGGGGCCCTATACAAAACACACCGAGACAGCTCAGTCTTTAAAAAGCATTATCCCGATGTACGGTGGCATCATTAAAGTTAAGGAGGCACCAAAAGAAAGGGCGGGTGTCACAAGGAGGCCGCGGTGGTGGGGCGACCTCCCCCTGAACAGGCTAGAGGGATCGATGCTCACTCTAGCCTGGTCATGATTAATGAATAGCGATAAGCTCCGAAGGAGCGACAGGCTCCGAAGGAGCGATAAGCTCCGAAGGAGCGACCGTAAATGCGGTAGCCCCCTGGGCTACTAAGCGGACACGCCACTAAAAGGTAGAGCGTGACGGCGGTATGCGAGGAAGGGGCATGTCGCAGTATGGCACACGATAACAAACGAAATGAAACCACTCTCCAAACGGAGACCACATTTTTTTTGCCGAGACGAGACGAGACCCGAAAAAATTTGAACAGACCGCCGACCGACAATCCGGTATCAAAATGCTCGCCGCAAAGTTCATTCCTGTCATAAAGACTATCATGGCCACTCCACTCGTGCTCAAGGGCTTGTACCCGGAGGTCATACAGCGCCTTCAGACCCAGGGCAACGCCGACAGCCAGGGCACAGGTAACAAGGTGACTCCCCAAGAGGCGGCCTTCGCCGTCCTGCTGGAGTCCTCGGGCTTCACATGGATTCCCAAGAGCAAGAAGAATGACCACCTCAAAACGCTGCCATCCACCGGCTTCTACTACATCTACCAGGCCAATGGCAGCCAGGCCGCCGTGGACTTTGAGGTCTTCAACGTAGAAGCCGGCGCCATTACCGAGTCCTACAAGATCGACTGTAAGCAGAGCAACTCGGAGACCATCATGCTCAATGACGGCTGGTTTGACAAGGACACGCTATACGTCATGACATGGGCTTCCAAGAAGGACGTCAAAAACATCGTGGCCTTTGGCAACACGTTCATCACCAAGGACGACGATGAAATGTACAAGGATACTCGCCGCATCATTGCCGAGCTGAACGCCAAACCAAAAAAGGGTATCAACTTTCTCCGCTACTTCCGCTGTGCCAATCAGTTCAGCATGAAGGCCATTGACAACACCTTCGTACAGTGGTGTGTGCTAAAGAGCATCCAGCGCCTCAAAGCAGCAACGCCAGCTGCCGAGCCACCGCCTCCACCATCGCAGGAGGCACCGCATTCCCCACCTGAACAACCTGCTCCTTCTTCGTCCCCTTAAGCTCAAATTCAACAGGAAATCCCTGGATCTGTTTTAACTCATCGGGCAACAGGCACCGAATATATGAACCACCACTATTTTTGAGTCCGACCAGGAGACGCGGCTGGTGGTCATACGTACATATAATCGTCTTACAGGGATTCTCCAGATTCAACACTTCAGAATGGATCGGACTATCACGCTTCCCACAGGACAACAGGCGCGAATGCGTCTTACCCAGATACTCCTTATCAAATTCCGATGACTTCAACACGACATACGAATGCGGAATCCCCGTCACCACCTCGGTATCAGGCACCCTCAAAGCCACCGTATCAAAGTCGTCCGGAATCGCCCTTGGATCCATTTTCTGTGCTCCCTCCAAAGTCAGCCGAACGAAGGAGCTCATCTTCGGAAGTGTCTTCGCCGCCCCCCATGCCGACACCGCCGCCCAGAAACTCTCGGGCTGAAACGACTTCTCAGAATGCCACCCCACCAACAGAAGACGCTTTCGCTTCTGCGGAACTCCGTAATCACTTGCCTCCAGCACCTTATGCGTAACAGAGTACCCAATCTCGGCAAACGCTCCCTTGATCACGTCCAACATGAACGGATCCGTCTCCTTCGGACCCGACTTCATCGTGAGTAGGCCGGTCACATTCTCTCCAATAAAGAACGCCGGCTTCGTGATCTTCACCACCCGCACGAATTGCCGAAACAGTTGATTCCGAGGATCGTTCGCCTTCTTCTTGCCCGCCGCCGAGAACCCCTGACAAGGAAATCCTGCGAAGACAATGTCAATATCCTTGTGAGCCTCAAAGACGGCATCAGGAATCTTCGTAATATCTGACACCCCCGAGACCGGCTCCACGAGATGGACAGAGTCCGGGAAATTCGCCAGATGCGTCTTCGTAGCCCCCACCATGAATTCACTAAACCCAACTACACTGAACCCGGCACGCTCAAGTCCTAGCGAATCACCACCACAACCTGAGAAGAGTGAAAGGGCCTTGAACTGGGGAGGCATTCTATTTAGTGCAGTATAAAGTGCAGTCGGGGTATTCAAATTTTAGCCGGTCCGGGGATTAAAGGATATTTTATAGGAGTCACGTAGTACCAATGTATCTTGCCATGTTGCTAGAAGAGGAAGCCGCACAAGAGACCTGCCCCGTTTACAGTGAGGCCGAGTTGGCTACCATCGAAGCCGAGATGACCGCCTATATCGCAGAGAGAGATGGGGTTACATGGGCGCACAACAAGAAGACCTCGTCCCACCTGCTCCGACTTATTGACCATCTGAGAACTCTAAACGCCCGTTACGAGGAAATCCGCGTAATACTCATAGGGAATCCTAGCAATAGAGAGCGGATCCAAGACGAGTACTACAGTCACCAGGCTCAGATCTACAAGGTCCTTACAGAGATTAATTCCACGCGGGGAAAGCTCTTATAGACCCTTCCACTGAAGCCCCGTAATGTACCGAGCCCCCTTCACCCACGCCATCTGTTGAAACACCTCCTCGCGCAGATCACGAATGAATTTCTCGCCGTAGCCCTCATCCTTCCCGCGCTCAATGACTTCCTTGATCTCCAGTTGGCTCCCTGGCTCCGTCACCTCCAGAAGCCAGCCAACAAAGGCCTTCGTTCTCCCATCATACTCAGACAGGCGCTCCTTTTTGAATATGCTGGACGGAAGAGCCGTCTCCGTCTCCTTCATTACCGCATCCGAATCCTGGTCAGATCCTAGCGCCACGCGCAACAGGCTCTGAATCTGTGACTCGGCCTCCATCACATGCGCCTGGAATTCCGCAAACATGCCATCCGTGCGCTTCTTGTGCGACACGATGGAATTCCGATGCTTCGCCACCGTCGTCGTGTGAGAACGCAACAGGTTCGCGATGAGTGCCGCCTTAATCTCTAGGTTTCGCACCGTCTCCGTCTCCTCCTGTGGAGGCCGAGAATAGACTTCCACGGCCTGGAAGAAGGGGCGCAACGTCTGGAGATAGAAGACGATGTCATCACGGGCCAACAGATTGCTCAAGTACAGAATGAAGCGCCCATCCTGTAGGAATTCAATATCAATGTCCCCTCCCCGCGCCTTTCCTGTGATGCCCGTGCGTAGACTCACAAGGCACCCGCCCCGAATATGCGGGTGTAGGCGCATGTCACGGCGGAATTTCTCAATCTCATCGGCCGTCACCATTCGCGTGTAGTTCTTCACTTCCCAGAAATACTCCTGTTCTGGTCCACGAATCATCCGAATATCGGAAGTGTTCGCGTCCTTGCTCACTGGCTGAATGTCACAATCAAACGCCTTTTTTAACATGGACTCGGTGAAGGCCTCGCCGTAGGCCCCCTTTTCCTTAGAGGACGAGAAGGACTTAGTGAGCGACGTCTGTAGAGTATCAAACCGCCCCGTGATTGCCTGTAGTTGGGTAATTTGCTCGTCCTTCGCCCTGAGTACTTCCTCAAAGGACTCTTTGGCCTCCGCCTTGCTTGAAGAGCGAATGGACGAATGCGACTGCTCCAAGGCCTCCACGCGCGCCTGTGTGGCAAGGAGCGCCTCCTCTACTCGCCGCTTTTCCTGGCGAATGCGTCGCATCTGCTCCTCGGCCTGGGCGCGCTCGGTCGCTACTTCGGCGTCCATTTCCGTCTTGAAACTGCGTATGGCATCGGCATGCGTCTCACTGCGAATCGTCTTAATCGCCGTTCCTTGAAGTGTTTCATAGGCTTCTGCACCGAGTGTAAGAGCCAGTGAAACAGTGTTCGGGTCCGCATTTTTATATAGGGTAGGTAGGACGTATTCCTCAGGAACCGTGAGCGAAACTATAAGGGGCATGGTGTTCTTATCTAAGAGTATGCGCTACTTGCTTAGGTGCTGAAGTCGCTAAACGTGGTAAAAATACTAATTATTAGTAGGGATGTCCTACGTCAATACAGTCATAGATAGGGTCTATGTAATCAACCTAGACAAGGACACCGAGAGACTCCACGCCTTTGACAAACAAATGAAAAAACACCGCATATCTTACATGCGATTTCCGGCAGTGAATGGGGCCAGCCTAGGCTACGACGAAGGGCTGACGAAGTTTTGTAATGATTTTTGTACGCCTGGAATGAAGGGCTGTGCCCTTTCCCACAAGTCCATTTGGGAGGACATGCTAAAGAACCGCTACGAGAATGTCCTCGTATTTGAGGACGATGTCACCCTTCTGGACGAGTTTGAAACCGTGTTTCGGGATGGCTGGGACCAATTACCTAAAGACTATGACCTCTACTACCTGGGTTGCCACGGAACCTGTGATAATTCGCATGTAACGTCCAAAATTCTCAACAGGGTCATGCAGACGGAGCCAGAGGGATACGACAAGAATATTAATACGGTCTATGGAAGTCTCGGAACACACGGATACATAATATCCAATAAGTGTGCCAAGGTGATTGTAGATAGTCCCATAAACACCCACGTTGATTTACAGTTCACATTGTGGGTGAAAGAGTTCGGTCTTTCGGCCTATTCTATAAGTCCGCTCGTGGCGTACATAGAAGAGCAGACAGAGAGCAATCTTTCGGATTCTTACCCCCTCCTACTGAATACGGGACTCCACCCCCTGTATTTATTTGACAGCATACCTCTTGACAGGGCGCTAACAGAGAGTTGGGGGCATATCGGCGGATATACTATCAATCTTCTTATCGTTCTATTATCTATCATAATTCTCGTGTTGCCGAAGCAATTCGTAGGCGTGGTGGGCCTCTGGCTTCTCGCCGAATTGATCTATTCTCGCGATGCCAAGAACACTTGGCGGTATGCGGTAATGTTGGCACCGGCATCATTTTTTAGTGTCTGGTTCAAATGAGATGTTAGGGAGGGATTGTGAATCTGTTACACGTATAAATTTGAACAAACATTTTTACAGATGAATATTTAAAAAGATAAAATGGCCTGTCCCTTTGTCAAAATAGAAGCTAACAAACTCAGACTTATGACAGATGCTCAGTTTGATAATGCAAAAGTGGTCAGTATTCTCGGAAAGGCTCGTATGGGAAAATCTTCCTTTCTAAACTGCCTCTCAGCATACATGACAAATGAGAATAAGCGCATCTTTGCAACGAAGGGTACATTTGAACATGTGACAAAGGGAGTAGATTATTATCACTTACCAGAGAAGAATATCTTACTTCTTGACACTCAAGGTCTTGATCATGAGGATTCAAGCCATGATCCAATTCTACTCCTCTTCGTATACTTGATTAGTGATGTTGTTATCTTCAATGGCACTAATCAATTACAAAATGATACTCTGAAGCTTTTGGAGCCGATTTGCGCATTTATGCACTCTGTCGATCTGGAGGATATTGTTAAGCCAAAACTCTTCTTTCGTATCGCCAACGCATTTCCTATAGTGTTAGATAATCCTTCAAAAAGTCTGGATACTATCAATATCTGTTACGATGACCAGTATCAATCTATTCGGGACAGCATCAAACTCCTATTTCAAGATGAGATTAGTGTAGTCGCCACGGATCACTTGAACAAATCCTCCACCGCATTAATTGACGCCGGTACGTTTAAACCTCTTCTTGAAAATGTAGAAAATGGATTCCTTCCCGCGATTGAGCAAATTGTTGATGCTCTTCTGAAGCCGTCTGATAAGAAGAATAAGTATCTCCATAAGATGCCAGAAGTTATTAAGCAAATTAATAATAATGAGAAGATTAATATCTCAAAGTTGGATGTAGTTGCTTTGACTGCTGAGAACGATATTCTTCAATGGCTACAGACATGGGATTCTTCTGCTTACGCACCAATCCATGTAGATGGTCTTCAGAAGACATATATTGATCTTGTGGAATCTCGTAAGATTAAAAAAAAGTATATTCTATCCTCCTTTACTCGCAAGTTCAATACTGTTCCTGAGAAGATTAAGAACAAGCACTATAATGAACTCAACACGAAACTTTCTGATCCTATTCTAAAGGCCATAGAAGAAAGTTTACAGAAGGCAGAGGCACGCGTAGTAAATACTTTCAGTAGGATCCAAAATGGAAGTCTGCCGAAGATTAGTTCTACAAGTACAAGTTTTACCAATATTCCTGAGACATTTATCTTTCAATACCTGAAGGTATATCATGATCTTCAAGAGGCGTGTGAAGATATCTATGAACCTGTAAAGGAAAAGTATCTAAAGATTTGTATGGCCGCATACGAGTCCTTTAACAAAGTGCTAAATGAACAGGAAGAAAGGGAGAATGAGTACCTAGAACGGATGCGCGAAATCTGTAAGGGTGTTATTAATCTCTTTATTGAAAGTGAAACCCAACTAGCAAAGAGTAGAAGTGATTACAAGGTTCTCATTCACACGAATGAAGAACTTGTGGCAGATTCTGTAAAAAAGGTCGTTCTATCAACGGAGGATGTTATTCAAAAACTCACATCTTATTCTGAAATCCAGGGAATTGTAAAAGAGAATAGTCTGTCCTTTACAGTTACAGAACTTACAGATAGTTGTTCTCTAACTACGTATGACCTTACTCAGAGTATGTGGGAAAGTTTCACAAGTAAGATCAACGAACTATCAAAGGATTTAATTCCTGTATGGACGGAAGTCAAGAAGAAAATGCTAGAAGGTAAGCACTTTGATAGCAAGTCTCCTCAGATGATGCACATCATTTTGAAGAATCCTGAGATTAAGTTTATGTCCAATATCATTGTGGAAAATTGTCTGTTATTTGTAGATAATGTGAAGAGATACATGACCACGGTAGAGACCTATGAAAAAATCTACAATCCTGTTATCCAGGAAGCAATTGAGGCAATGGTGATAAAGGGATACTGTCATCCTACATATGAGATTTCGTATAATATGGTGGGAAGCCTTGTGGATAATGCGGTTTTCTGGAATTATACTATGAATGACAAGTACGACGAGAACTTTGAGCAGATTCTTTATGCTAAGTTGGCGAAACTTTACTGTAAAAAAATTGTCCAGGGTATAGAATTTACGAAGATTCTTGATGCGAGCGAGCTTGTATAGAGAGAGGGGGTATGCTTTTGTCTTTTTGGCCTAGGAAGCGTGAATAGTGAGTTTCGGATTTATTAGGAAGGCTGTATTCTTTACTTGAGTATTTTTGACATTTAGTTCAGTTAGATGAGAAAGTTCTTTGATTGCAGAAATATCTAAAAGGTTTGCGCAACCTTGGAATGAGACAGACCTTAGATTTTTCAGATTTGAAATCCAAGAAATATTCTGAAGATTTGGGGAAGAGTCTCTGGGTGTATACTGCCACTGGCCGTTTACTTGCTGACTTTGCATGTTTGGTATAATCTTAAGTTCTTGTAGAGTTTGTAGCTCTCCAATCGTCTCATATTTACTAGATTCAGAAGACCCACAAATTGTTAGATGCGTGAGTCTTTTCAGATACTTTAGATTCTTCAGTGAAAGATGCTTGTGAAAGGTGTATGCCTTTTCGTGGGGTGGTAGAAGATTCCATGTAGGATTTGTTCCTTGGTTGGGATGTGTTACGGGATTGGTTAAAGTATATTCTCCCCATCCATAATGATGCTGATGGTACATTCCTGGATACCATGAACTAAATCTACGCCCATCAGGAAGCATAGAATTATTCAGCACCAGAATCAATTGGCTAACATCAACAGGAATGGCATAGTCACAACCTGGAAGAGTAATGGTATCTCCACAGCGTGCCTCAAGCTCTTCAATGCGCGTATAAAGAGTTTTACATAGAGCCATTGCCTCTTCCATTTTTTTGAGTCGCATACTCATATCTTGAATATCTGCTCCACCCTTCTCGCGGCGAATAGCAGGAACACGGAACTCAACCATCAAAGCTTTTGAAGAATATCCATTATTGAATGGAACCTTGATATTGATTTCTGCGGGAGTTACTTCAAATTCGGTCTTGTTTTTGACATGTGAGTGTCCAACACTTGCGTCAATCCCCGCACGAAGAAGTCTTGCTACGAATTCTAGACCCCCCAGAATCAGATAATCGATAAAGTCGCGCTCAAAGAAAGTTCGTTCATAAATGCGATGTGTTTCTGAATGCTCAAACCGAAGGATAAAATCCGTCGGGTTGAGAATTAGACGTACATTGAACTCTCCTGCTGTAAACTCCATGGTTAGCAAAAATACCGAGACAATAATCTTCAATTTTTGTTAGGCCTTCATAGTATTAATATTTACTCGAAATATTTTCTTTTGTTTCTTTTTACTGGTTAAAAAGTTTTACTGATACTTGCTCCCCAGTTCATAGCAACCCGAAGACCGGGGAATCCGGCCCATGGACTTGAGAGAGGATCGCGCCGTGAATCCGATGGCCTTCCCCTGGCGAAAGCCCCTTTCAGCCGAGCGTGCGTTTTTCATTGTGCGAAACGGACTTTTGGCTACGGACCGGGATGACCAGGCGAAGGGTCTAGAGCGGCACTTGCGTGTCTGGGCCATTCTATTATAGGGGCCTACTTACGATTCTTACGCGTAGAGCGTTTAGAGTTTTTCAGGTATCCCAGATTGCTCAAAGTCTTACCCGTGTTGAATTTACGCAGAGTATCCAGGCTGAGACCGTAGTCCTTGATAAGGTGCTTCATTACACGAATCACTGAATCATGTGTCTTCAGAAGATCGGTTTTATGGTGCTTGTAGTCAGAATCAGTTACTAACTCATAGAGGGCATCCTTCAAGTGTGCCATTCCATTTAGGGTACTCATAGCATAGGAATACTGGAGCTTCTTGTCCTTTAGCGCCGCAATACGTCCGACATGCTCCAACTCGGAATTCGCCCACATCATCGCCGACTTCGCCGTAATGTCATACTTGCGGGGGGCAGCCATGGATTCTACAAAGGAATGCGGTTAAAGAAAAGCCATATATAAACTCTCCTTTATTATATGACTTCCTGGCTAAAAGTTCCTCCGAAGAAAAAGGAGGACGGGCCGCCGGTACCCAGACCCTTCTTCATTTCTCTACAGGAGGACGAGTTCTGCTCCCATTTCAACACGCTTTTCTACGCGCACCTGTACGCCAAGACGAATCGGCGCGGTCTCGTAGTCTACGATATGACCACATCCCTGTCGGCTTCCTTTCCCCTTCTACAGGAGACATTTGCTCCTGTGAATGGCGTTGATTACGCCACCGAAATGAAGCCGTCGGCCACGATTCTGCGGCCCAAGGACGGTCAGCGCCTCGGTCCCGTCATATCGGCCTTGACACAGGAGAATCTGCGTCTGGAGGCGCGCCGTACGCTTACATGGAATCCGGCCATGCTGGCGAAGATTAACTCGGTCATGGAGGAGAATCGCCTCTCCGAAGAGTACGACGTTGGAGTCCACATCCGCGCCCCTGTGAGATTTGAACGTGCCCGTGCCCCCACCATACAGACATACGTGGATGCGATTCAGGGAGTGGCCGATAAACTCGGTAAGTCCGACCTCAGCGTGTTTGTGATGGTGGACGACCTCGGCCAGTTTGAGGCTTTCGCCAAGGCTGTGCCGAAGACATGGGTACTCTCCACCGTTCGCCCCCGTAATTCTCTGGTGCGCGGGGGCCGAGTGGGGACCATGGGTCGTCAGAATCCGGCCACGAAAATGGCGGCGTACGTAGAATTCCTAACAGAGCTCTATTGTATGCAGCGTTCATCCAATGTCATCTGTAATCTTTCAGTTGACACGGACCGATTCCTGTATCTTACAGCGAATGCGGCGAGTTTGCGGAGCCTGGACACTCCCGTTTGGACCCCATTCTAGTCCTTGTTAGAAGCCACTTTTATCATGGTTTGACCCACAGGTACCAGCCTATTCGCCGATACGAACATGCCACTGTTAAACGCCGAGCGACTTTTTGGGGCCGTAGCACTGATAGGATTCGCATGGGAATACAGTTTGAAATAGTAACGGTGCGTCCCTACGGCAGGGGCAGGGGGGTTCCATGGCACAACAGGGGTCCCTGTAGAGGGGTCGGCACCTTTACAGTTGGTCACAAGCCAATGAAGCCATTCCGGTTCACTGGAGTCGGGGTCCACACACATGAAAGTGTAGTAGCCGGATGAGGGGGGCGACCACGATACTGCGGGCAGGTCTTCCGTGAATTGGCTCTTGTTGAAAAGTGGCACACCTCCGTCCGTGCTCACAGGTTCAATTGCGAATTTCACGTTCAGACTCCCACCGCCTCTTCGCCTACGCTTTTTACGAGTCCGACGACGACTAGCCATTCTAATTAAAGACCCAGAACTGAGAGAATCATCATATACTTCGCCTTCCAATCTCCGTATTTTTTCAGTTGGTTTCCAGAAACACGGATTGCGCGATTCATCGGAATATCCAGGCCACGGAGTCTGGGGCGCAGATTCATACCAGCATATCGTGCGTATAGGTCCTCCTCCGGAAAGGAAGGTTTTGACAGGGTCATATTGACCCATTCATGAACTTCCCAGAACCAGTGCCGAACCCAGCCAGGAAATTCGTGGAGGGGCATGGTCCTCAAGACATCTACAGGGTGTTCTTGGAGATAGATGCGAAAATGCTCCTTACATACATGGCACGGGATAATCTCGGACGTCAGTTTGAAAAGTGCGATCCAGTGCGTGCGCTCCTCTTCGGCAAACACGGGTGTCACGGGCTTTCCAGCACGTTCGGCGAGACCATGTAGGAGATTCCACAGGATTGGTCCCCATTCGCCGGCATCTGGATATATTTCGGGAGGGAGATTACAAGGGCACGGCATCTAAATTCGTGGCTCAGAAATGGGGCTAAGAAATAGCGCATACGACTCAACAGGAATGTCGGCTGAGGACTTATATAAATACTTGGAGGCGAATGGCATTGATGAGCTCGGCGTTCTGGATCCCGTAGATACCGGATCCGACATTGTCCAAGAGAGTATGCTATGGGTCCAGCAAATCGTCCCCACAAATCCGAAGACCTTCTGGTTCTGTCCGAGCAACAAATCTGTGCCTCGGCCTTCGGCTGCCCTCCTGTCCCGCTGGATTCCGATGGCCCCCGAGAAACACGCTGCCTGGCTACAGGCGGGGCCGTTTCCTGCTGTCCTCGTTCGGCGGGACGGGGCCCCCTTCTCGGAACGGCGCATTGTCTGGAGAGAACCGTATGCGAAGTTCGGTGCCATGGTGGAGGCCGGCGAGTTTGCCGGCTGGACCCTGTGGGCCTGGAGATCCGTGTTTCCGCCGAGGCGTGCCCTCCTCTTCTGCCATCACTCTGCCGTCCTGCCCGACATCCAGCGACAGATACGGGTACTTGGAATTCGCGGGGACTTCGTCTGGATTTCCGACGAGAAGCCCCCAATGGGCGATGCCTGGCCGTCCTTTGTTGAGGATCTGAAGAACTCCATACCCATGCGCCATGAACCTTTGGAGACGGCGATTCCCGAGGCCTTTATTGAGAAGGTGAAGGCAACGTACTCCATGATTTTTACGTCGCACTGTATGCGCTACCCGCTTCTGTTTGAAAGAACGGGGCTCCCTGTATATCACATAAATTCTACAAGGTTCGGCAATGAACTTACAGTGATCCCCTTCGTATTTCGCGATCTCTGTCATCGTATTACGCGGGCGGTAGCGGACGGCTGGCTCAAAGTAATTCACAACAACCACGCCGACGAGTGGTATGCCGCTCAGTATCTTGGCGTCCGCGGACCCGTTATTCAGAGCTTGTGCGACAGCCCCCTGCGTTTCCGAATCGCCTCGCCACCGGCCGTAGCGAAACCCTTCCTCATCTGGGACACTCGGTTTCATATAACCGATGGAAAGGGCTCCAAGACCCTTCTGGAAATATACGACCACCTGGGCACCGTGTGCGAAGTCACTTCCATACTTTCCCGAAAATCAAAGGGATATTTGGATGACAATATGCTGGCCGAGTTCCAGGCAATCATTCATGTCCCCTACAATGTGAGTACGATGAGTTGTTTTGAGCAGTCGGCTGCGGGCATACCCATCTGGGTTCCTACTCCCGAATTCTTGGAGAAGATTCTCCTGGACCCCGAAGAACACAGCGAATTATCCTGGTTCTGTTACCACAGGAACCAAGAGGCCTACGCAGCTAGCCCCGACCAAGTATGGAAATCCGAGTGCGTCCGTGAATTCATTCGGCGTGCCGATTTTTACAATGGAGCCCTCAACACCGTATTTACCTTTAGCAGTGTGGAGGATCTGGTAGCGCGTATTTCTAAAGAGTCGTATTCCGATGTGGCCAAAAACGCCTTCGTCCTACAGGGTAAAAAACGCTTGGAAGCACTCGGCCAGTATGCTGATATATTAAATCTAATACCTCAGTAAGATGAAACTTAGTGGAAAAACTTTGCGAAATATTCTTGTTTTCCTAGTAATCGCCGCGGCGATTTATTTTATCGTTTCTGCCAGCAAATACATGGGTATAGAGAATTTTGATTCTTCGAGTACAAAGGTTGATATTAACTGGACTCTTATACTTATTATCGGTATTCCGGTGACTCTTTATTTTGTAGTTGGACTAGTATTACTATCTCGTGGGAGTGGAAGCGCCCCAAAAAGACCGAGCGCACCAGTGGCAAACAATGGTAACAATAATGGTAGCAGTAATGGTAGCAGTAATAGCGGTCGTACAAGTGATCCGGGTATAAATCTTGGGGCACTAGCGGGTAAAGTTAACCTAGGTGGGCTAGCTGGTAGCGTGGCCAACTTAAGTGGAATGGGTAAAACTTTTAAGCGATTTCAGCAGGCGCAAAAAGTAGGTAGCGCCGTTGGAAGTGTAGGTAGCAAGGTAAGTGGTGCCGTTGGAAGTGTTGGTAAAGGAATTTCAAGCGGATACAGCAAGGCGAAGGGTTTATTTTCTAAAAAGTCTTAGACCCGTCAGCATGATTACTTCTGAAGGAGGGCCTTCTGAAGGAGGGCCTTCAATAGAACTGACTGGAACGTAGTCTTGTTAATGCGGTAAAAATAATATATGGAAGCCAGGATGCCAGTGGAAAGACCGGCCAGAAATCCCGACACGAGTCCTATTACATAGATTCGTGTCGTGAATTTTTCTTCAAGATCCATAAAGGGCCTACTCACCTGCGACGGGAGTAGATTTTGGTATCGTGATGAACGCAGGTGTGGCAGTCGGTGTGGGAGTCTTGTGAATTTTCATAGAAATCACCATTCCGTTTGTTGAACTGTTTGAACTATTCTGCTTTATCTCGGCCTCAGTTAAACTCTGGGACCTCGTCCTCGGCGTCTCGGACTTTATACTTACAGGAACGTCTTCATCATCTTGCCTGTAGATTCGCTCATTCACAGGGCGCGGTCTAACAAAATGGCGCCAGTCGCGTAACGGCTCCGGTTTTCGGATTTCGGCCAGTTTCTTCTGAATTTCCGTAGCCACCACGCTGGATATCCGCTCAGAAAGATCAGGAAGAATCTCATCGCGAAGGAGTTTCTTCCGCTGTTTCAAGAAAATCGTGGCATCGGTCACCATCTTCATTAGACGGGGTTTTGTGGAATCATATATGGGAGTATGCTCTAGACCATGACATATATCAGGACGCTCCAGGCCCGATATATCGGAGAATTCCCTGTCAAACAGGCGAATTACACCGTCAGGAATCGGCGGGGACTGCTCTACAAGACTGTCCATGTTCTCACGGCAGAATTGTAGGAATTCCATGGAGTCCTCGCGGTCATCTGGATGAATTGCGATTTCCACCGTAATTTGCCGGTGTAATTTCCCCCACGCAATTCCCGCCACACGGTGGGCCTCAGAATTCTGGGCGAACCGAAGGAAATTCCCCAGGGTCGTTAAAATTCCTACGAAAATTGAGATTGACCCAATTATCAGCTGGGCATAACTTAAGACCACTATATAATCTGGAGATATGACACTAGAGAGAGCGAAATTCGCCGTTCCTGTAACAGTTGACAGGATAATCACAGGGATTGTAATACAGCCATTTCCCCGTGTAAACCTCCTCTCAGCCCTGTCATGAAGCCACCTGTAACCGCCGGCGATGTCGGCCCACTTCGCCATTAATTTCTCCTGCTCAGGAGTCCAACCATTCAGATACTTTTTTATAGCGGGGCATGTTTCCGTATGTCTTCTTTCTATTGTGCCGGCTATGCTTGTAATGCTTGGTCGTCTAGAAGACATCTACTCTTCACAAATTAATTACCTCTGAAAATACGTGATTCAGAAACATGTCCATTTCCTTGGAACTGTCGTAACTCTGTGACAGTCGCAGAGATTTCTGGCTCTGCTCTCTATAGAACAGCGCATTTCCCATCAACAGAGAAATTATCTTCGTCCAGTCATCAACAGAATCTTTTTTTATATAGACACAGTCATCTCCAAACACCTCTTCGTATATCGGACTCCACTGAACCACTATCGGAATTCCTGAGGCGGCCGACTCCATGATAATTTCGTACGGCGTGGCCGTATTCAAGACGCACAGGACAGCCGTCTTAAGATACAGGGAATTCCTCCCCTCCCCTGTTGGAGAATACATAAATTCCTGGGCGGGAAGCGTGCTCGCAATACTCTGGAATTTCCACTGGGAATCCTTACAGAGACAGAGGACCACCTTCTTCGTAGTGTGCGTGACATGTTCCTTCGCGAAGACCGGCAGATAGACCTGTAGGGAGGCGCGATTGGCCCACTCACCGACGGTCTGAATCCACTTACTCGTATAGAATATGTACACGTCCTTATACATTGGCAGGACCCTTTTTAGTTCGGCATCGGAAGACTCGTCGTGTATGAACAGATAGACGGGGCGCGCCGATCGCTTCCCCGTGACGACTGCCGACTCCATGACTCCCGCCTCTGAAAAAATATAGGTGCTCTTGTGAATGGCGATGGCGGCCTCCGTCTTCTGGTAGAATTCCAGCACCGGAAATTCGGCCGAGACCGTCCGCCTAGGAACAATCACCGTCTGCTTGACTCCGTACTGCGTATGAATATACTGAATCATTCGGTACAGGCGAGACGACTGGTCAAATTTCCGCAAAATCCAGACAATGTTGTTTTCTGGGGGGGACTCGGCCGTGTAAAAATCCGGCGGGACGAGGGGCTCTTTGAAAGGTACTTGGTAGTCCTTGAACCATTGGAGTGCCGATTCCAACCAACGGATAGACATGCCCTACTACGAATCCTTCTTTTTATAACCCCCGTAGGCTTTAGCCTTTGCCTTTTGCTGGAGGCCCGTCTGGTAAATCTGCGTCGCCGCCGCCTGAGTAAGGACCTTCGGATCCACGGCCGAAGGGACTGTCACGAATTTCCGCGCGCTCGGGCTGACATCCTTCTTGAACATATAGACTCCATACGGACCCTTTCGGAATTCAAACGGGCCGAGGGTATGAAGAACACTTTCGCGCTTCAGACGGATCTTCTCCCGAATCGTATCCACCGTGTCCCCGGCCGTCCAGGGCACATTCGCCGTTCCACAGGAAATATAGGTGCCGAATTGTCCGGACTTCTTGAACATCGGGACGGATTCAAATTCCCCGATCTTCTCATTTGCCTTCTCGTCCTTGATTCGCTTGACATGCTCCGTGGCCTGCTCCTCCGTAAGATCCGAGAAAGCGACACCCTCCGGCCAACCATAGAAGACCGTATCATCCTTGGTGGCTCCCTCAATCAACAGGATCGGCCCCTTCTTACTCTGGACCGCCTTGATTCCCGATTTCTCAAACACCTTCTGTCTGAGCGTCTGTGTCTGCGTGCCCTTCGCGTCCTTCAGTGTCTGGTACGTCTCGCGAAAGGAGTCCCAGGTATCCCTACAGAGATTCTTCCACGGCTCCTTCCCCTCGGCAATACGGTCCAGGCGCTCCTCCATCTGTTTCGTGAATCCGTATTCAAAGAGGGTCCCGAATTCCTTCACGCAGAATTCAATCACCGAGAGCCCCAGAGCAGTCGGCGCGAGTTTCTGTTTCTCTCCGCCCACCTTCTGTACCGTCGTGGTACGCTCGGGAGGCCACGTATTCGGCGCGACCACCTTCAGTTTCGGAACCTTCACCTCCTCCGGCTTCCTATCCACCTTCTCCACATAGTTCTTATCAAGAATGGTCCCAATAAGGCTGGCGAACGTACTCGGGCGACCGATTCCCCGCTTTTCCAGTTCGCGAACAAGGGTGGCCTCCGTGAAGCGCGGTACAGGCTTCGTATCCTTCGGCGCGGCCTCCATTGTTAGCCAATTCACAGTATCCCCCTCGTTGATGCTCTGGCCCTGCCCCCAGGACCCCGAGGGACTGACAGGATCGTCCTCTTCCTCATCCAGATCGGCAATTGCCTGTCCGATGCGTCGCCATCCCTGAAACGTGGTGCGGTGCCAGACCGCCTTCCACGGCAATTCGCTCGGATCGGCCGAAGAGACAATCATCACGACCCGGTCCTCACCCTTACAGGCAGGCATCAGGCTCTGTAGTGTACGGTTCCAGATGAGCTTGTAGAGTTTCCTCTCCGGTGCCGACCAATCCTCTGCCTCTGGAAGCTCCGTGGCCGAAATGTGCGTCGGGCGAATTGCCTCGTGGGCCTCCTGGGCTCCGCCCGATACCTTCTTCTTCTTGTTCTTCGGATCTTGGGGGGCCGCAGGGGCGTACTCATCTCCGTACGTCTCCTTGATATAGGCTAGTGCCTCAGCCTTGATTTCCTCAGAAAGTACGGCGTGGTCCGTTCGCATGTAGGTAATGTGACCGGCCTCATAGAGTTTCTGGGCAATCTTCATCGTATTCTTCGGTTGTGAGCCGTACAAAGCCGATGCTTCCTGTTGTAGAGTGGAAGTAATGAGGGGCGCCGGCGGAGCATCTGTCGTCGTCTTCGTCGTGGCAGAAGTCACACGGCCCTCGGAGGAATCATTCACATTCTCCAGATAATTCGTGGCCGACTCCTCGTCCTCCAGACCGACCGTCATGGAGGCCTCAAAGTTCGTCCCCTTTTCTGTGACCCACGTAGCCTTTATATACCATGTAGTTTCCTTACTGAATTCCTTGATCTCTGCCTCGCGGTCCCCAACAAGACGCAGGGCCGGTGTCTGGCACCGACCAGCAGATAGGCTCTGGCCCACGAATTTCCACAGGAGGGGCGAAATGGTGAATCCGACGAGCATGTCAAGCACCGCCCTCGCCTGTTGCGCCGAAACACGGTCCATGTTGATTCGCTTCGGGGCCCTGAGCGCTCCCGTGATGGCCTCCTTCGTGATTTCGTGAAAGACGATGCGGGGAGCAGTGCTCACGTTCAGACTCAACAGGACTGCCACAGAGTACGAGATGGCCTCGCCCTCACGGTCATCGTCGGATGCCAGGAAGATTCGGTCCTTGCTGATACCCTTGGAGCAGTCCCGTATTTGCTGGATGGCCTTGGACTTATCCTTCAGAAATTCGTAGCGGGGCTCAAAGTCGCGTTCCAGTCCGATGGCATCCAGGCCTTCATCAAGGGCGCGAATGTGACCCATTGTGGCAATCACCTTCCATCCAGAGCCTAGGAAGCCCTGGATTTTAGAGCATTTTGCTGGTGATTCTACAATAAGGAGTGACATCGTTTCTTGGATGGGTTTCGTCGGTTAAAGCGTACAAATTTTGTACAGGGAGGGAATTAGAAATGGAGGAGGATTTTGAAATCGTGAAACGGAAGGGACATCAGCGTTCGTCACCGGTACCAGAAGAGCCGGCCACAGACAAGACCGAGACCAAACCCGAATACATGATTCTCAGCGAGGATGAAATGCAGTCCCAGGGAAATCGGATGAATTGGAGAAAGGGGGCGAATCAATCTGTTGCCGACCTGTTTCGCATTCAACATACCCGCCCCGAATTTCCCAAGATTTTCCAAAATTACCGGCCGGCTCCGACCAAGGAGACCCCCTTCACTGGAATGAAATTGAGAACACCTAAGAGTCCTACAGGTACTGTGGAACCCTCCAAGGCCAGCCTTCACATAAACATGCCAAACGAATATGATTCGGACCCCGAGTACGCCGATAAGACCCCCTAGAAAAATTGAACGGGGAGGTCCCAAGTAGAACTGGTAGAATGGAGCCCATGAATTCGGAAGTCAGGCGTTGCCCAAACTGTAAACACATTGCTTATGAAGCATATGATGAACATGACCATTGTGGAGCCTATTGTGCTAGTAAGGGCCCTAACATAAACTGCTGGGGGTGTCGCGAGAGCCAACCTAACCAACTTGCCCATACCGACTGCGGAGGTTGTCTATACGTGGCCTCTTCGGTTGATACGGAGACTGAGACAGAAACAGAGACAGAAACAGAAGCCGAGACCGAGACCGATTAAAGACCACGCGGTAATACACACACAGAACATTCTTTTCATGAAAAAGATGCCGAAGAAAACTGTCTGCTTGGCAATGATCGTGAAGAACGAGGCGCACGTTATCACGGACACTCTACGGCACATCCTCAAATACGTTCCCATTGATTGCTGGTCTATTTCTGATACCGGCTCCACTGACACAACAAAGAGTGATATCACGAAGTTTTTCAAGGAGCGTGGAATTCCGGGTGAAGTCTACGATACCGAGTGGCGCGACTTCGGATACAATCGCACCGTCGCTTTCCAGAAGGCATACAATAAGAGCGACTATGTTTTTGTCTGGGACGCCGACGACGAGATTCGGGGCAATTTCGTCTTTCCCGAAAATCCGACCGAGGATTCCTACAAGTTCATGTTCGGAAACGAAGTGGGGCTCCGTTACGAACGTGCCCAGCTCTTCAACAATCGCAAGCGCTGGGAGTACGTCGGTGTGCTCCACGAGTATGCCCGCTGTATAGATCCGACCACTCCTACTGCCGAATGGTTCGGCGACTACTACTTTTTCTCAGGTCGCTCCGGAGCAAGAAACAAGAATCCCAACAAGTACCACGACGATGCCCGCATTCTAGAGAAGGCCTACCACGAGGCCGTGGCAAAGAAGGACGAGATTCACAAGCGCTACGCCTTTTATTGCGCCCAGAGTTACTGCTCGGCACGCATGGACGAGAAGGCCATTGAGTTCTACAAGGTGGTTCTTACGCTGGACACGTGGCAACAGGAGAAGTACATGAGTTGCCTCTCCCTGTACGATTCCTACGTGAAACTCGGAAGAGAGATGGAGGGTCTCGTCTATCTTGTGGAGTCCTTCAAGTATGACCCGAATCGCATTGAGTGCTACTTCCGCCTAATCAAGTATTACTGTATCCATGGTCCGGCCGAGGTGGCCTTTGCCTATTACCAGGTCATCCAGCCTTACTATGAGACACGCTTTATGAAGGACACCTTCGCCGACAAGCTGTTTGTAAACAAGGAGGACTACGACTTCTATCTTCCGTACTACATGACAATCGTGGGCGACCGCGTGAAGCGCCCCGACGTCTCCGTGCGCATGTTTGAAATGATCATGAAGCGGAAATATACGGGGGCCGGCCAGTGGTGGATTCATAATGTCTTCACCAATATTCAGTTTTGTATCGACGGCCTTCCTTACACGCTGGACTTCCTGAAGGAGCTCTTTGACTACGTTGATGCTCAGAGAGAGATGCCGATCATCCTCACAAACGAGCACAACCAGATTCTTACAAAGATTATCAATCGTTACATGCCCCTGCTGACGGCACGGCCGGCGACAATCCCTGTCAAGAAGCCTCTTGTGAAGCCCCGTATCATGCTGACAATGACCACCTGTAAGCGGTACGAACTCTTTGAGAAGACGGTCTATTCCATTCTCAACACGTGGTCGGATGTTTCCAGCATTGACTCGTTTTTCTGCGTGGATGATAATTCATCGGAGGAGGACCGCGTCAAGATGCGCGAGAATTTCCCCTTTTTTGACTACTACATGAAGGGGCCGACCGAGAAGGGGCACCGCGAGAGCATGAACATTATCTGGGACCACCTCAACGAGACTCGGCCGACGTACTGGATTCACCTGGAGGACGACTGGATGTATTTCCACCCTGGACCGCATGTGGAGCGCTCTGTCCAGTTCCTGGAGAAGTACCAGAGCAAGAACATTCACCAGATTGTGTTCAACAGAAACTATGGTGTAGTCTACACGGATCTGGAGCGGACGGGTGGAATCATGTTGGAGAAGGGTTATCTTCTTCACGAGAAGCGTGACGACCTTCCTGGCCACCACTGTGGCTACTGGCCTCACTACTCTCTACAGCCTTCCATGTCGCGTGTGAGTGCCATGCTTGAATTGGGGCACTACCAGGCGAACCACCGCTTTTTTGAGAGGGGGCATGCCGACCGGTATTTTGCGAAGGGATTCCTCACGGGATTCATGAATTCCATCTACAGTGTACATATTGGAAAGCAGCATTGGGAGAAGGATGGAATGAATGCCTATGCCCTGAATGAAGTCCCGCAGTACGTTGTTCCTCTACAGGGGGCTGGGGCTGGGCCCGGGCCTGGGACAGGGCCTATTGAGGGGACCATGAGTGAGCATCTGGATTTCTTCATAAAGAAGATGAATGCGAAGACGCCGTTTGGACTCATACGCCCCAGTGACGGCGAGCACAGCATCCTGTTGAACAAGACGCTCACGAACTGCGATACCTGGACGTTTAAGGAGGGGGGGGTCCTGCGCCAGCAACTGGCTGACAGTATACAGATTGTGAATCCGAATCTCTACATTGGTATCCCCTGTAATACGTGTAATAAGCCTTGGAACTGTACGCCGGAAATTTACGGTGATTTCGTGTACAAATTCAAGGTACCGATTGCCCAGAGGACGTATGCGAACATCTTCGGGAATTCCAACTGGAAGAAATTCACTGAGTTCCTCATGACGTACACGCCTGGATTCTACATGGTGACCTCGGGGATTGAGGAGAGTGTGCTACCTCTGAAGGGGCGCCTCCTGATCAGTGAAAAGTTGGTGGATGTCTGGGACACTGTTCACCAGAGAGAGACGGCGCAGATTCTGGACTATGTGCGCGGTAAGAAGGATGAACTCATCCTGTTCTCGGCTGGACCCTTGAGTAAGGTGTGGATTCCTCTGTGTATGAAGGAGAACCCGAATAATATGTATGTGGATGTAGGTGGAAGCCTGGATAGTTTTACAAAGGGTCGGCCGAGTCGGCTGTATACCGATGCGGGACATCCGTTTTCTAAGGAGTCGTGTAAGTTTGTAGAACAGGCTGCGCCGGCGGATAAGCCGGTGGCGGATGCCCTACCGGCGACTGATAAGCCGGCGGATAAGCCTGCGGATAAGCCGGCGGATAAGCCTGCGGATAAGCCGGTGGCGGATGCCCTACCGGCGACGGATAAGCCTGCGGATAAGCCTGCCGAAGAAGAGCCGACTATTATTGACCAGCCCATAACGGAGCCCGAAACGACAGAGGCAACCGAACCCGACGTCCAGTCAAAAAAATACTTGATCTATAGTTGCGTACTTCAAAACGAGAAGTACGTAGAACTGCTGAAATTGATGTTAACCTCGTACAAGTTTTTCTCCAAACAAACCGACTTCCTCATTCTCACTAAAGCCGAGTTTGAGCCCGCCATTCGCGAGTTTTCTAAGACACTTGACCTTGACATCAATATCACAATATGTGACTACAAGTCTGCTCATGAACTTTCATGTGCGAGACTTTCCATCTTTGACTATAAAAATATTGACAACTACAAAAAGGTACTCTACATTGACCCATCAACAGTCGTACAGGGAGATCTAACAGAGCTCTTTGAAACCGAGCTGGAGGACAAACTTCACGCGGTTTCCCATGGTCATCTAGAAGAGGAAGTTCACGGCTCCTGGTTTCTGGACTTTGCCAAGCTTGACAAGACGAGCCCAGGAATCAATTGCGACATCATGCTTTTTTCCACAAGTGATACCATGCGCTCAAAGTTTGAAGAAGTTCGCAAGCACATTGCCTTCATGAAAACACTTCCTGGCCCACTGCCAGATGGTTACGATCAGCCGTTTTTGAATTACCACTTTATCAAGGACGACTCCCACAACACCGTCTTCCTAAAGACATTCGTAGTTCGTTGTGGTCGTGAAACGAATCTGGCGAATAATCACACTAAGCTCTGCCACTTTGTATGGCCTACCGGTAACCCGGACCAGGTTTATATGCGAATGAAGTTACACGTAGCCTACATTTTGAAAAATTTCAACACCATTTATAAGGCTGATCCGAAATTCGTCTTGACTCCCGATCTCTGTAGGCGTTACACATGGGGCGAAGGATATGTACAGTTGAGCCTGGACGGAGTCGTTAACACGGCCTGGAAGGAAGGCAGTTACACTTTCTATGATCGTACGACGGTGCGCGCCAGTTGGAGTATTCACAATCACATTATGAAGATGAACGACAACCTGGATAAATATGTTGCGATTCATATTGATACCCTGGTAGTATCATCCGGCGAACTTGAGCCCGAGTCGCTCTATAATTACGAGGACTGTATTGTCCATGAGTTGAAGTGCGAGTACAATTCCACAGGGACTCGCAAGTATCTCGTCTACGCCTGCGTATTTCACAAGAGAACCTACGTGGGCCTTCTGAAAATTCTCCTGGCATCCTACAAGTTCTTCTCTAGAACCGAGGGCATTGACTTTGTCGTCTTCACCTCCAAGGAGTTTGAGGCCGAGATTGTTGAGTTCGGACAGATGATTGGTGTCCCCGTGAAATGCCAGATCTTTGAGTTCACTTCCATGCACGAGTCATCGTGTGCCAGACTTTACGCGTTTGAGTACAAGGATATTCACCTGTACAGCAAGGCCCTCTACATTGACACCGATATCATCATTCAGGGCGACCTCCTGAGAATGTTTGAGCTGGAGTTAGAGGATCGCATCTATGTGCTGACCGAGGGAACGATTGAACATGAAATTCACGGGGGCTGGTTTTTTGACTTCAGGACCTTCAAGAAGAACACGCCGGCTCTCAACGGAGGTATCATGTTGTTCAATGTCTGCGGAACAATCTGCTCCAAGTTCAACGCCGCGATTATCCATATCAATCGCATGAAGGCGCGCGGCGGAAGAATGCCCGAGTGCTGGGACCAGCCCTTCCTGAATTACCATTTCATCACGGGGAATCTACATGACCTCACCCTAATGAGCAAATATGCGATAATTCTGAGTGCCGAGCCCTGTCCTCCCCCGCCTTCCGCTCCTACTGACATCACCATCTGCCATTTCGTGTGGCCCCTCGGAAATGCTGAGCACAAGCGGAAAAGAATGGAGAAGCACATCTCACACCTTCTCGCGAATTACGAGAAGATATACCCGACGAATGACCCCATTGATGTCAACAGGCTAATGAGAAAGCGCTATGTTTGGGCGAATGGCTACATTGAGTTCTATCCCAACGGCGAACTCGTGACACTGTGGGGACTAGGAACATACAGGATGCTCGGAAACAATGTGGTACTCGTCACATGGAATCATTTCAGCCACGTCATGAAGTTGGATGATACCCTAAGCAACTATATCTCCTTTCGTGTTGGCGACCTGAACGTCTCGTGTGGTAGCCAGAAGGCCAAACCGCTCTGTTTCTACGGCGATAGCCACGGTATAATGATGTTTAAGGATCTTTCCGTAGAAAACACGAACCTGTGTGATATTGGCAAGACGATGTTCAGTCTCGGAAGAGATACGCGCATCATGAATTTCAGCCCGACCGACACAGATGAAAACAGTACCGTCTGTTTCGTCTATGGCGAAATTGACGTCAGGTGCCATATTGGAAAACAGGTGGCACTCGGAGCAGATTATTATGTCGTCTGTACCAGCCTCGCTGACAAGTATTTCACGGCGATTAAGCAACTTGTGAAAAAGTACAAGCAGATTATTATTGTAGGCGTTCCTCCCCCGACGGATGAGACTGACCATCGGCACGTGGGAGCGCACGAGAAGCCCCTGCCGTTCATTGGTACAAACGCCGAACGAGTTCTCTACACGAACACTCTGAACGCGAGTCTAAAAAGAGCATGCTCCGAATACGGCTTCAATTTCTTTGACCCATACGAACCCTACAAACGGGCCGATGGGTGCCTAAATTACAGCCTATCCGACAGTTGTATTCACATCGGAAACGTCAAGCACGTGCATGACGAATTCATGAAGATTCTGTAGGCTGCCCCGCGGAAAAGGAATTCATCTATAAAATACTTTATTGTATAGATGTTTTCCGTAAATGATTTTGATTTTCAGACTCCTACGGTCACCTGTAAGGTGATGCAGTATTACGGTAGCGATAAGGGAAACGGTCTACACAACTATACGATTGTATACAACAAGTTATTCCAGCCACTCTTTGGCGCTTCCCTACGTGTTTTTGAACTCGGAATCGGCACGACGAATCCCACCATTCCAAGTCATATGGAACCCGAGAGAAAGCCTGGGTCGTCATTGCGCGCCTGGCAGAAACTTTTCCCGAATTCACAGATATTCTCGGCCGATATTGACCGCTCCATCCTCTTTCAGGAGGAGCGCATACGGACGTTTTACTGTGACCAGACTTCCAAGTCGGCGATTCAAGATCTATGGGGTCAAGGGGATCTATTACAGCCCCTAGACATCATTATTGATGACGGCTATCACTGTTTCACGGCGAATAAGTGCTTCTTTGAGAACAGCATATATAAACTAAACAAGGGTGGCTACTATATTATTGAGGATATACAGCTTGGTGAACTCCCCCTGTTTACTGCCGCGATTACCGAGTGGAAGAAGTCTCATCCCCATCTAACATTCTCCCTTTTGGATCTTCCCATAGAAGGAAATCTGTTTGACAACAAGATGCTGGTAATACACTATCCTGCCAAGATCGTCTCAGCAGAAGAGGTGGCCTACAATCAGTTGGCCCTCAAGGCCCCCACAGGAAATCGCAATCTCACCTACTTCTGCGTATTCTACAATCGCGACTACTTCAAACTGGCCGACATCCTTCTGAAGTCCGTCCTAATGTTTTCAAAGACGGACACGATTGATTTCCTCATCATGACGACGGATGACTTCAAGGACAGTGTTCATGCCTTGTGCGCCACTGTTGGAATCTACGTCCGGATTTTCAGTGTCCCGCTCAAGACGATTTTCCAGGCGGCCTGTGCCCGTCTCCAGATCTTTGACTATCCCGAGATTGATAAGTATGATACTATTCTGTACCTGGACACTGATATTATGGTCAAGGATGACCTGAGAAAGATTTTCAGTTTTAAGTTGGAGGAGCGCATCTATGCGATTGAATCCGGAACTATACAGAGTCCCAGTTTCGGTGCCCAGTTTTTCCAGGCCCCCTTTGATCCGTCCATAAAGGGATTCAACAGCGGGACACTCCTGTTCAAGAGGTCTCTGAAGATCCGCGACGTGTTCTCCAGAATACGCGGACACGCCGAGGCCTACGCCGAGTCTGGTGCTCTGATTCCCTACTGTATGGACCAGCCGTTCATAAACTATCACTTCATACGGTGCGGACTCTACGACAACACGCTTCTAAACCCATACGTGAGTTTGTTTGAAGGGTATGACGAAGTAAAGAACGAGGCCACTTCCATTATTTGCCACTTTTCCTATCCGATTGGAAATTCCGGTCACAAGTTGGCGCGCATGAAGAAGTATTTTACCCAGATTCTAGAGGCGAAAAAGAGTTCAGTGGGAATCTTCAGCCTGGCCGGAAAGTCCTACACATGGGGTTCGGGGCAGATTCGGTTTACGGATTCAGAAGTCCTGACGACCTGGGCGAAGGGAAGATACGAGGACCTCGGTTCCAATTGGTTCCGCGTGTTCTGGAGCGGATACTACCATGTGATAAAGATGAATGACGACCATACAGAGTATGTAGGAGTACGCGTTCTGCCTGATGACATGGAACTGTGCCGAGGCACCCTAAAGATTGAGTTTGCCGGCCACAAGTTTATGGTATAAACGGAAACACCGCTTTATGATCTCTTGCTTCGTTTTCCACCTGCGTAGCTTGGTCTTTTCATGCTTTCCATCCTTTCGAGAGCACCTTTCATGTATTCCTGATGCTGTTTCGCCTCATCAGAGTTAAAAAACATAACAAAAGAAATAACATTGAGTAGGGCAATTACGCCAATAACGATCAAAACCCATACCCACCAACTAATTCCCGAAGACGCGAAACTTTCTACGTTTAACTGCTGGCGTTGAGTAAAAATATAAAGAGCAACCACAATTGCTAGAAAAATAAGCGCGTAGCGTAGATTCTTCTTACCAAATTTCATTATACCTAGGGGTTAGATATAATGAAGTTTGGGAACACTAGGCCTGTGAGCACGGGTCTAACTATAAATTAAAGATTCGCCTTCAGCGTTCATCGAAAGAAAGGATAAAAAATTAAGAAAGATAAATATGCCTAAAACTACTAAAACCCACACCCACCAACTAGTTCCCGAAGACGCAAAACTTTCTACGTTTAACTGCGGGCCTTGAGTGAAAATATAAAGGGCAACCACGATTGCTAGAAAAATGAGCGCGTACCGTAGATTCTTCTTACCGACCTTCATTATATGTAGGGATTAGATGTTTAGTAACATCTACGAATCTAAAAATCTATAGTATAATTATATGGACTTGAAAGAAGTCTTCTTTACAGTCTTATGTGTATTTCATATACTACTTTGGTGCTTTATACTGTTGGCCTTTCTTAACAAAAAACTAGCAAGTTTTAACTTGTATTATCTAATACCCTTTGTATACATCATACATTTATTACCATTTCATATATTAACGTCTATAAAAGAATCTATGTATAAAGATAATTGGAAGGAGAAAAATGATACGATATCTTCCTCCATGTATCCGGTAAAGGTGTTCTTAGATATGAAGGATCATCTGACAAAGGTATGTTTTGAAAATCCCATATCAAATCAAGGAATGTTAATATTTGGAGCAATTACATCAGCTTACGCGATTAAAAAAAGTATGTGTAAGTAACATCCACAAATCTAAAAATTGAAGAAAACGGCTGCCAACAACATGTAGACACCATGGATCTTTCCGCACTACTTCACGAGATTCTTCTGGCAAGCCCACCGAATTACTTTGATGCCTTTCTCGTGGAATGTAACAAGTGGTACGAGGCTCCCGCACATACTTTCGTGGAGTTGCGGACGCGTCTCAACAAGAAGATTCGGGGCGACCTGTTTGAGGAATTCTGCGTCCTATACTTGGAACGCGTGAAAGGATACGACAAGGTCTGGCGCCTAGAAGATGTGCCGGATGGGGTTTTGGAGACGCTGGGTCTGAAGAGGCGCGATATGGGGATTGACATCGTGGCCCAGAAGGGCTCCACCTTCGTAGCCGTACAATGTAAATACAAGAAAGTCACAGCCAAGGCAACATGCCTCACCTGGAAAAGTCTTTCAACCTTCTACGCACTCTGTATGCGTTCGGGTCCATGGAGCAAATATATTGTAATGACAACCTGTTCGTTTCTTCGCCGTGTCGGCAAGAGGACCGAAAAGGACCAGGCGTATTGTATTAAGAGTTTTCAGGGCATGACCAAGGAGGAATGGGTCCAGCTCTGTGGAATTCAGGGGAATCGGCTGGTTCCTGAGGCACCGCCTGGGCCCCCCAGAACGGCCGAGGATGTACGCCAGGCACGGCTGGCACGGCTCGCTCGCTTCCAGACCTCAATAGGCGAACAGCATCCCCCCGCGCCCAGCATAGACACGAAAGATATTGTAGGTCTCGGCCCAGACACGCACGATAAATCGGGGGACAGCATTCGGATTTAACGTGCCCGCCACAGGTCGGAATTCCAGTTCTAAATCCACGTTGGAGATCTTATTCATATTCGCCTCACCCGACGGATACGACGGAGCCGTATGACCATGATTCATTCCAAAATGAAGAGAATAATAATACCGATTCACATATGGCGATTTTTTCATTTCGTAGGAGGGAAAGAGAGACCGAAAAACGGATGGGCTCGTCGTGGAATAGCGCACCAACGTGTTCTCGTAGTTCAGTTGTATGGATTTAAGGGGCTCAGAATTCCGAAATTGGTAGGCCGGCTGCAAAAGGGCCGGCGACCTGGCATTTACAGGAGTCGCATTCGGCCACCACGGAGTCGTCGTACCGGAACCGCTGAGGTCTCGTGTGGCCAGGTGCTGGGCGTTGTAGGAATCTCCCTCGTAGCGCTGGGCATAGAACAGAATATTTCGCGTCGGATTCGGAATGGAAAGACTGACTGTGGCCGTGGCGGATGCCGACGTATCATACGGTTCAAAAGAATAGTGCTGAGTCACAGGCACCTCAATATCCGAGATGCGGAATTTGTTCGCCTCGGGTGCGTCCAGATAGATGTATTCAGCCAGCATGTAGGTGTCGCCCATCACAAGAGTTTTTGGCATTTGTACGCCAGGAATCAGAGAGGCTAGTACAGGAACCATGGGATTTCCCTGTTGACCAGGCGCAGATGGCAGGCCATAGACGGGATCACCTGCCGGATCAGCAACATAGAATGGGGCTTCCGATATGGGAAAATACGCTCCGCCCACTGTGGCATTCTGATCGTCAAATGGTGCGGCGCGCCCAGTACTTACATAGAGGCTTGAAACAGGATTGAAAACGACTGTGAGTTTTACAGGGTCCACAGAGAGGGCATCAATCGGCAGATGAACACCCGAGTCTCCGCGACAGAACCAGAATTGGAGGGGTGTGTAGGTCACTGGGGCTGTATTCGGACTCACATAATTCGGAAAATTCGTGGAATTCCGCTGGATGAGCCGGTTCACGATCTCCACCTTCTCCAGGGGCGTGTAGAATTCGTCCAGGACTTCTAGAAGGCGCCCGTCAATCTGTTCCACGCGGGCTCCACCTATTTCAATGGTGGCCTGGTTAAGAACGGAGTGTCCGAGAGAATTCGTCCAGATGAAATTCGGGCCGAGGAAGGTTTGGCCAGCGGCGGTGGCGGCGGCGGCGGCGGCCTTCTGTGCCGGCCCGAGGTCAGGAAAGGTGGTCACAAGAAAGAGGCGAGATATCAGGTGGCCCTTTCTGGGGAGCGTGATGACCGCCTTGGTACCGAAGTTCGGCTTCGTGTCAAAATCCAGGCGCACCCATTGCGTCGTGAATCGGCCGGCGCGAATGAGCACGGTTTTGAAGAGGTCTATATTGGGCTGTCCTCTCGGTGGAAGGAGACGGGAATCTTGTATTCCGCTTTGGAGCACTCGCAATAGAGAGGCAACCATTCCTATTTAGATTCCGTATTTGTAGTTTAGACCCGTCACGGTGCCCGATGCTGGATTTATAAAAATATAATCGTATATGTAGAATGCCCTCCATTTTCTCAAATGTATTTTCCAACGAAGATGTTCAGTACCTCCTCCAACTTCCCGAGGTCCTAACCGCCAATGTAAAACTGTCACCAACATCCTCTTCGGGCGTGGTGTACTTCAAGGTTCCCCTGACCGAAACGATTCGGGCCGCCCTACAGGATCGCCTTGGTCTAGATCTTTCAGGCATCTCCGAGATTCCTATGCGATGGATTAAGGGCGATACGGCTCCTCACATAGATTCCGGTCACAGTGAGTTTGAAAAGACGTTCTTGGTCTACCTCAATGATAGCGAGGGCAAATTCGTTCTTGAAGGGGACCGTCATCCGATTGTAGCGAACACCGCTTTCGTGTTCAATGAAGGACTCCAACATGAGACATTGGGAACAGGCCTTGCCCCTCGTCTTCTGGTGGGTCCGATGAATGAAATGGCGGAACCGGTTGGTGGTGCGTATGGTATATATTATTACAATGACTATGCTACGGCACATTCCGATGGTGTTGCGAATGTTGGAGGGCCTAATGCTATAGCAGGTAATAGTTCAAATTATATTATTGGAAATGTAAATAGTGGTAGTATTGGATCTTATACTGCCTGGAGAATCGCATACATGGGTGGTAGCCCTCCTCCTCCTTTCCTATACAATAATGGTTATGATGTAGGTTCAATTATTACTGCGAATATGTATCTATACCCAGCCACCCCCTGTTTCCTGGAAGGCACAAAAATTCTCTGTAGCGTGGGCGGGACGGATGCCTACGTTCCCATTGAAACGGTGAAACCTGGAACCCTCGTGAAAACGAGCCGTGATGGCTACAAGAAGGTGGAGCTCATTGGAAACGGGACGATTCGTAATCCGGGACACGCCGAGCGCACGCAGGATCGCCTGTACAAGTGTTCTCCTACCAACTATCCCGAACTAACGGAGGACCTCTACGTAACAGGCGATCATTCTATCCTTGTTGATACTATCAGTGATTCGGAGCGGGAGAAGACGGTGAAGCAGTATGGAAGGGTCTTCGTAACAGATAGGAAGTACCGTCTGTGTGCCTGCCTGGATGATCGCGCCGAGCCTTGGAATTCAGAGGGGTCCTACAAAATCTGGCATCTTGCCTTGGAACACGAGAACGTCAAGATGAATTATGGTGTATACGTAAATGGCGGCCTACTTGTTGAAAGTTGTTCCATACATGCTCTGAAAAACAAATCAAATATGGCCGTTACTACTTCCCAATAAAACCACAGACCCCAGCAGAATGTCTGCCTCGGTCTGTAAATTATGTGGCGAGGCCCATTTTGCCGGTATCTGCCCTCTCCTGTACGGCGACCTGGGCGAGGGCTTCTCTCATGAGAATGGGGCAACTGGTCGGCAGGACGCAAGTGATGAGGAAGGAGACGCGGTGCTAGTCTTCAAACACCGCGTTCGTCAGCCCATTCTCGCAACGAAGCCAGTTCAGCGCCACACAAAAGACTTTCACTTCCCAATCCTGCTCGGCCTGAACTCCGCCCGGATTCCGAATTTCCAGCGTAAGGCGCAACGAATTCGCGCGCGAGGCGTTGATACTCCCCGTCGGCTGGTGGTCACCAGGGCGCTCAGCAAATGACAGGCCATACATGTAGTTTTCGTAGGCCCCGATACCGCCCCGATGCTTGGAAGCGACGTTCCTCCGAAAATACTGCTCGTCAGACTCAATGAGTGATATCCCATTGACCTGTACCTTCGCATACTGTAGCATCGGGGCCGTGAAGAATTGCTCCGTCGGGTTCCTCGGCCACTCCGCCTCCAGACGATTCGTGTAATTCGTCCATTCATTGTTGACGCGCACCGACTTTCGCCGGACAAACCACAGAATCTCCTCAATAGGATGGTTCGCCTCCAGAGGGAGTTGTATAGTCACAGTATCGGACGACGTATTTTTCGTGAGCAAATACTTCATTGGCTCGTCAAACGTAAACGTCTGGAGTTCCCTGTGGATGAATTCAAACGGCTTCCGCAGAAGCATCTGGCGGTACTCGCCATCAACAAGGGCCCCATGACTCAACAGGGACACGGACTCTAGCGACGGGGCGACTGCGGCTGTCTTCACGGCTACGATGCCCGTCGGCGTATTGAATTGTACGGACTGGTTGAGAGGCACCTCGTCGCAGGAATTCCGGGCTCCAGACATTCGGCGCACGACCTCTGTGAAGGGCCGCAGTGTTATAAATATGCGCACCGTGCCTTCCTTGGACCCAATGAGGTGTAGGGCCTCCTGATACTTCACACGACTGAAGAAAAACGGCAGGGGGCAGTGTATGACTCCGTCTTCCGTGGGAAAATTCCTAGGAGCGGCCAGGTTTCTCAGAGTCTGTCTCGGAATCTTGGCCGTGTGGTCGTAGGCGATACCGACCCGCGCGTTGAAGTCGGGGAAGACATTGCCGAATACGTCTGAGAAATCGCCATCCACGATCTCCACGGTCTTTCCGTCAATCTCCAATTCGGCCTGGGCGATACAGACACTGCCGAGAGAATTCGCGTATTCCCAGCCATCGGTGATAGGATTCACATAAGTCCAGGTTCCACCGGCGAGACCATTCAGGGTGGTCATGTCCAGCCAGTGACCGAGCTTGATTTCCAGGAAGGCACCGAACAGGAGGTCGCCGTTACGAAGCGACCCGATATCAAAGACGAAGCGCTGGCCGAATTCGGCCGGGCCACGAAAGAGGGTCGTCTGAATATTGGGGGCGAAACTGATGAGTTTGCGCTGAGTGTCCCGTGAAAACCAACTCTGGCTGGCTCCGAGGGGAAACAGGTAATTCTCTTGGGCATCACGATCCGTAAGATCCAAGAGAGTTGTAATTCCTCCGAGCGGTTGTTCCTTTGCCATGTGACCTTTCTGTATGTAGGCCGGATAGTTTAGACCTTGTCGCCTCAATTACTGAACGCCGTATAGCCCCGCTCTCCCTCCACATTGTACAGAGTCCAGGACTCAATGACAATCGTCAATTCCAGAGTCTTTGAGGTGAAGAGGTCGCCGACATCCGGTGATCGCAACAGGTACAGGAAGGCCGGCTTCTCGGCCGTGCTGAAATTAATAGAGCCCTCTGGCACCCGCGTATAGGGCGACTCGCGCCCCGCCCAGGCCCCCAGGTCCCAATTCATCTCGCCTACCTGGAATCCGATGTCGCGCTCCTCCTTACAGAATGGCACGAGGGTATTCCAGATGATCGGGGCCGCCGCCGCCTCCCGAATCTTTCCCGCGATATTGAATGAAATCGTGGCGTAGTACGGATTGCCCGATGCCGACGACGTGGCCCAGCGCCGATTCCTCTGGAGATTGTCCAGCGTGCGGAGAAACCAGAAGGCCCTGGAAGCCGGATGTTCTCCGTCCAGGGCCACCGACGTATAGATGTCGGCCGCGCCAGTGAAGGTATAGATAGACTCGTAGAGGATGGAATACGGAATCTCGTGATGGGCCTTCTGGATCGCCGTGCGCGACTCGGGGTCCAGATAACTATGGCGAGTTTCCAGAGTGAGCGCCGGCCTTCCAATCTTCTCTCGGGGCAACGGAGCAAACGTGTAATTTTTCGTCGCATCCGAGCGATTCGTCACTTGAAACAGGGGCTCCGTCCAAGGAGTCGGCCGTAACACCGTATCGTCGGAACACTCAACAAGGTCCTCCAGCGACCTCAACGTCAGTTTCAGGCGGAATCGCTGTTGCCGCATGCTACTGGACGGAATTCCCTTGTTATTTGCCATGAAGGGTATGGTCAGGGCCAGCCGACCCGGTGTGGCGAGACGGGAAAGGTCGGTGGTGGACTGGCCGAAGCCCGTTGTCCCAGTGAGAGCCTGGTCCAGCCAGGCCGAATTCAGGGAGCCTCGGGAAAGCTGGGAGGCCCACAGGGTGTCCCCGCTGAATTCCTGTAGGAGTACCTTGTCCTGGAAGAGTTGTATGTTGGAAAACAGGAAGTAGCCGATACCCCTCATGTAGCCATAGGACCGGCCCGCAGGTGTGCGAATCAGATAGGTCCAGTCGCCATTCAGACCGGCCTCCACCGGAGTCAGCCACGTAGGAAGGTCAATCAGGATCGTCACATCCTGGAAAACATCGCCGGCCATCTCCAATTCAAATTCACAGGAACGTCCAAAGTCCGGGGCATTGAGGGGTCCGATTCGGCGCAATTCATTCACGAATCCTGGGCGACGAGTGTAGCGGGTCTCAAAAGGATTCACGGCATCCTTGAACGTCTTGCTAATAAAATAATTATCCTTGTTGCCTCGGGCCACTGTTTCATAGAGTGCTCCTTCATTTAATGTACCCGCACGAATGGAGGCCATTTCCTATCCATTACTGGGGTATTTGCCTTAGGACTAATTCGGCAGTCTGCGTGCTATTAACAGGAAGTGTGAGATGGGCATCTCGGTCGTAATTCGGAATTGGAATTACTTCCTTGATCGCGATGCCCTGGGCGACCCACTCGGAAATTCGCTTCTGGATCGTCTGAATTCCGAAATTGCTCGGAGGAATTCCCACGCCCTTGAGCCGTGTGAGAATTCGGATTCCCTCCTTCAGCCGTTCCTCCTTTGTCTTCATCTAGTATAACGAAGTTCAACTTCCTTATACTAGGAGTAGGGAGGGGCTGGCCTATCGCTTCCTCCGCGTTGTTCGCTTCCCTCCGTACTGCCGGCCCCGCTTGTATTTGGACGGGCTGAATTCACTGTAACCAAATGGGTTTGTATTCGCGGGCGAATTCGTAAGAAGGGGATCATCCGTAACATCCACATGGACGCCAACAGGTGTTAAGGCATGCTTTAGACCCTTCCGAATTTCGCGCATTGGTAATTTCGTCTTTATGAGATCCAAATACGCATGTAGATCCTCCATCTTGTCCTTGAATTTCCTATGTAACGCCTCCTCCATACCTGTTCTTAGTTGATAAAAATTGAATTCTGCCGCAGCGGCTCCATAAACAAAATGGAGCAGGCCGTCGTAACAGTAAATCCGTTTCAAAGACGGGAACAGGAGGATGAGGTTATGCGCAACGTAAAATGCTGGGAGTGCTGTATTATTATCCGTGAAACCATTACAATAATGGCGATATGTTCCATTGTGATTACTGGGATTATTCTCACAGTCATCCTATGCTATTATATGATCACGGCAAACAGACATTAGGAGCACTGGCAGGCCGTCGTACAATCGCAATTCATCCGCCCCATCGCCACATTATTTTTCTGTTGGTAGTCGGTGTAATTCACCTTGGCGCAGGCTCGGCTAATTGTGCTGGTACAGGAAGTGGGCGGGCAATTTCCCCCCTGGGGAGCCAACACCGTTGTTTTGTAGCTCACCCATATTGCCTTGCTGTTATCACGACGTATCTTGTCGCTGGCGTCCATTCTATTACTGTAAGGGAAAATGCGTAAGCAATTTAGGAACTTTTTATAAGGCAAAAGAAGGTATGTGTGGAATTTTGGCAATTATTGGAAAAAATGCGAAAGCAGAAAAATACCAAGAATCTATGTCACGCCTACATAATCGTGGCCCGGAAGGAGAAAGGTGGCTGAAAAAGGGGGGCGCCCTCCTCGGTTTTACGCGCCTTGCCATCAATGGTCTTACGGACCAGGGAATGCAGCCCATGGAACGGGGGGCCTGTGCGTGGGCGGTCAACGGAGAAATCTACAATTGGGCCACACTGAATACGGAGAATTCGCTCGGGTGCGAGACCGGCAGTGATTGCGAAGTCGTTGGGGCGCTGTATACCCGTATCTATGCTGGCAGACCGATTGAAGAAATTGGGGACCTGTTTAATTCACTGGACGGAGTCTTTGCCACGGTCATTATTGATTCTGACAGGGGGGTCGCCATTGTGGCAAGAGACCCCTTCGGCGTACGCCCCCTGTATATGGGATATGACGGAGAGTCCATCCTATTCGCTAGCGAAATGAAGAGTCTGGAGGCAGTCTGTGAGAACGTCGAGCCGTTTCCTCCTTCCACCGTGGCGGTCTACAATTTGATGAACACCAGTGACATTACGTACGCGAAAAGATACCACAAAGTCTCCACGACAACCATGCCCCTTTTGAGCAACGTGGAATTATCGGCTGGAGCGATTCGTGTGGCACTGACGGTGGCCGTCAAAAAGCGAATGATGATGGAACGGCCGGTGGCTGTGCTCTTGAGCGGAGGACTTGATAGCAGTCTGGTGGCCTCTCTCGTGGCAAGGGAGTTGAAAGAGGCCGGTCGGCCGGCTCTCAAGACCTTCAGTATCGGAATGGCAGGGAGTAGTGACCTGTTCCACGCGAAAATGGTGGCCGACTGGATCGGCTCGGACCACACGGAGATTGTCGTGACTCCTGAGGAGATGTTCGGGGCGATTTCTTCCGTGATATACCATATTGAATCGTATGACACGACGACGGTGCGGGCTTCTGTCGGGAACTGGCTCGTTTCCAAGGCGGTGAAGGAGCGGTCAGAATGTAAGGTCGTTTTCAACGGTGACGGATCGGATGAAGTGTTCGGTTCGTATCTATATTTTTACGAGGCTCCTTCGGCGAGAGAGTATGAGGAGGAGGTACTGAGACTTCTCGCCGAAATCCACAGTTTTGACGTTCTTCGGAGCGACCGTTCCATTTCGTCAAATGGGCTGGAGCCGAGGACTCCCTTCCTTGACAAGGCGTTTGTTCAGACGGTCCTGTCCATTCCTTTGAAGTACAGAATGCCTCGGAAGGGGGGCGTGTGTGAAAAATGGATTCTGCGCAGGGCGTTTGATGATGGCAAGACGTTGCCGGCTGAGGTGCTATGGAGGAGAAAGGAGGCGTTCAGTGACGGGGTGAGCGGGACGGAGAAGTCGTGGTACCAGATTGTACAGGAGACCGTGGCCGACCGCGTTCCTGCCGATTGGAAGGAGATGGCCGCGAAAAAATATGGTGTGAATACGCCTACGACGGCGGAGATGTACTATTATCGTTCATGTTTTGAGGGATTTTACGGGGCGAAACACGTGACGACGACGGTTCCTCATTTTTGGATGCCGAAATGGACAGGGGCCACGGATCCGTCGGCTCGGACGTTGGCGATTTACTCGGATACCGAGGGTTCTACAGGGGGGGTTGGCGCTTCGCTTAATGCTTCAGTTGTTGACGCTTCGCTTAATGCTTCGGCTGTTGACGCTTCGCTTAGTGAATCGGGTAAAGGTTGTGATGACGCTCCGCTTGGCGCTTCCGCAGTATGAGAGCAACGATGCCTGAGACCCTCGTGAAGATGGGGGTCAGTGTCATAACTCGCATCATGCTCCGACATTACTTCAGGCTCCTCAAGTTTATGGTGGTCCTTGTAGGATCGGCGGTCAAGACGAACAATGTACCCTGTGGAAAGTGCTACCATCAACATCATACAGAACAGGAGGGTAATATTAAAGACACTCAGGCCAGTTAGGTAGTAGGCGAAGAAGAGAAGATAGTTGATACATACGAGATTCAGAATAATTGTGGTCTCATTCTCAAGTACCCAAAGTTCCAGGTCCTCATCAATCCCGCGAAGAATGCGGTAGAACATTCTTTTGCTTGTATTTATAAATACATGTAAAAGCACGTTCAAATTTTATGTTGTGCGGGGTGGAATTTTAGTTAATAATTAACCAATCAAAAACATTGACATCTGTGTTAGCTGCAGTATTAGAAGCATTATAACTTTGAACAGCAAAGGACGTTCCAACAACTATAGATCCGAGCGCAAGATACATTCCGCCGCTAGATTGACCTCTGCGTGTAAGAAATACTCTAGAAGTAGCTGTAATGGCCGTGGTATTTACAACCATAGCACCAGCTACGAGTGTAGCTGTTCCAGCTGATGCAGAACCAGCGGCTTGCGGACTTGCACCAGATGTAGTTATTGCGCTAGACAATACAATCTTACCAGTTGTTAATGTAAGATTGCCCGTATTCGCCGTGATTCCCGCAGCCGACGTAATCGTGCCCGCCGCGCCAGCCGCCACATCCACACCGATCGCACCGTTATTCGTCACGATGTTCAGGTCGGCCGTCACGTTGCCCGCCGTATACAGAGAGGGACCCTTGTGCCCAGCGTTAGCCGGGTTAGCACCATCGTTAGGAAAGTCAATCGCCTTGTCAACGTTGTAGATGGCAAAGAGAGAGTCATTCGGGTCAATGAAGCCAGACAGGCCGGTCACGACGTCAATCACGCCCACCATCTGCGAGTAGAGTTGGCTCACAGTGCTAGAGACTGACGTGCCTGACGTGCCACCGCTGCTCACCGTGATCGTGGAACAGGGGTTCGCACCAGGAAACAACTTTCTGCCGTTCACACGGAGAATACGCCCCGCCGGTGCCGTAGGAGAGCTGCCGCCGAGCGTGTTGTAGCCTGTGGCACCGCTCGCTGTCCCCACGGACAGAAGCGACCGAAGCGTTCCAACAGGCTGGTACTGGGCGTTCGTGGTGACCGTGTAGGTAAAAATGCTGTCACCGAACGCGGCGGTTGAAATATAATTCAAATGGCGACTGCGGTCATAGTCAAGCTGGCCCTTAACAGAAGACATTTATACTTAAGGAAAAGATAAAAATTGATTTCTGCCGGCCTACCTTCTCCACTAAGAATGCCCCAGTGTCAAGGGCGCCGAACAACGCCGAAATCGGCTCCGCTCTTCTTCGCCGGATGCCCACGCCTCCACAAGAACAAGCCACTCTCCTTCCTCGGACCTGCTCGTTGTACGAACGATGCCGAAGACCTATGTGCCGACTGCCAGACCCGACTAAGATCCACAGAGAATCAGTTGGTCAAGCGGGGCAATAAATACATTCCGAACCAGGAAACCATGTTTCACGGACGCATCTCGGAGCCGATTCCCCCCTGGAGTCGCCTGTACAAGGGGCACTGGTTTGAAGAACAGGTCAAGGCCGGCTACACTTTATCCGAGGATACACAAGAGGCTGTGACCGCCATGGAACGAGCCACTTATACGGATATCAATATGAAACCTGTAGTGAGACCGACAGATATGATTATCGGCTCTGTGGTAGAAGTGGAAATCCCTCCTCTTAAAAAGAAGAAGTCTGTTATTAAGCCCGTCGTCAAGCCTGTCGCCAAGCCCGTCGCTAAGCCAGTCGTAACGGCTGTGACGAAGCCCGTGTCCCCTCCACCCGTATCCCCTCCACCCGTATCCCCTATCAAAAAGAAACTCATCGTCAAAAAACCCCCACCTCCTCCAACCCTCCTCTGCGGACACTACGCCGCGACCCAAAACAGAATCACCCTCTTTGAAGTGACTCAATAGAACATCGCATCCAAAGCATTTTTCATGTTGTCCATGCTCCATGTTGAGCCCCTAGAATAGTAATAGTGAAAGCACGCCTCTGTGAGATTCCTGGCCACGAGCCCCTCAATCGCCGCATCGTCTCCGAAGAACCGCCGAAGAGCCGTGGCCAGGTCGCAGATAGCCCCTGTCCCATGCGACTTGGCGCGATCGGCCAGTGACCACTCGTCAGGAATGTCGTTCAGGTACTGCGAATCGTAGAACTTTTCCCGCCTGCGACCCCCGCTCATGTATTCGCTCGCGAAACCATTCCAGTACGTGCTACAGTTCATGGACTTCTCCAAGAAATGCGTGAGTTCCACGTCGGTGCTGACGACCGGTGCCAAGCCCCTCGCCGTGTAAGGAAACAGGCACTCGGGCGGCACGGCGTAGATGCGACGGTACCGCATCGGAATCGTCTTGCGCAGTTCCCATTCACTCATGATACCGCCAGGAACCGCCGGCGCCGGCTCAATCGGACGATGGAGGATCCCCTTAGAGTGCGCGCACAGGAGCGACAGGGCGCGAAAGGGCCACACGAATTTCTCCGAGTACAGGGTCCCCAGCTTCTCCACAGGAAACTGCGGGGATTCCATGGCCGTGAGAATCTCCTCGGCCCGCCCAGTGGCCCACATCGGTCCCGCCAGGCTCCACGCCAACTGGAATTTCTCCTGTTGGATAGCCCGGACAAAGGTCACCTCGTCCTTGCTCAGGCCCTTGTTTCTGAAAGCAACAGGCAGGACGGCGAATTTCACAGTCTCGGTCGTCTGCTCAAGGCCCAGCGCCAGAATGTTGAAGATTCGGCAGTCGCGCACGGAATCCACAAGGCTAAGCGTGAGTCCGATGATGGACTCCTCCGTAAACGCCGTCTCTTCCTCAAGGCCGGCGAGAAACCAACCGAACCAACTCAGGTTGCCGAGACCCACACTATACAGCCAAGACATGAGGAGCGTCTGGAGAATGATGACGTCCATGTTGGACTCCAGGCCCTCCTGGACCCAGAAGAGGGCGCGCACGGAGTCGCCCTGGGCGATACTGTAGCGCAGGGCGGCGATGACCTCATCTTCGCGATACAGGTTCTTCGTAATCGGTTTTGCCTCCATCTTTGATACTGGGCACCGGGCGCCCGCCTCGTTCAAATTTTTTTGCCGAGTCCGATAAGTAGCGATGAACGGACAGAACCGCAATCCGGCCGATGAAATAATTCCAGGACTCTGGCTCGGAAACGCAATCGCATCCCAGGATCAGGAGTTCTACAAGGCGAATCATATTGACGCGGTGTTCAATTGTACGAAGGACCTGCCATTCCTACAGTCCGTCCCCAGAAAGTACCGGCTCCCTGTTCATGACAATCTACAGGACGAAGAGATTCGCGCCATGGAACTCGCGTCATTTGAGGTAGTCTACAAGCTGTCACAGGAACATCGCAGGGGGCCCGTGCTCGTCCACTGTGCGGCAGGAATGCAGCGGTCGGCGGCAGTAGTGGCAATGTATCTCATAGCAAAAAATCCTGGTATGAAGGTGGAAGAGGCGATTCTTTTTATTCAGAAACGGCGGCCGATCGCCTTCACGCCGATGCCGAATTTCCTGCGGGCGATTCAGTCGTTTGAGCAGACATTTGACAAGGAGATCCGCCCCCGTCTCAGCCAGTGATAAGTTTCACAATGATGATTCCACCGTAAATAAGAAGACAGGTGCTGATAAAGACCAAGAAGACGTAATTTAGACAGAAGCGGTCCGACTCGGGCTCGTCGTCGTGTATCAGATGCTCATTGTAGTCTGTCATTTTTAGAGGGTGTGGCGAGGAGGGGGTGTGTTCAAATTTTGACAAGGCGTTTATGCCGACAAGGCGTTTATGCCGCCAAGGCGTTTATGCCGACAAGGCATTTATGCCGACAAGGCATTTATGCCGCCAAGGCGTTTATGCCGCTAAGACGTATAAAGCCCGACAACCATTACATAGTAAATGGTACGTACACTGTTCTTCGACACAGAGACGACAGGACTCCCGAGGCACTCGGCGGTCTCTGCTCTACAACTCAAGAACAACTGGCCGGATCTCGTGTCCATCTGTTGGATTGTCTGTGATGATGGTAGCCCTGTAAAGAAGGAGTATCACATCATCAAGCCTGAAGGGTGGGTGATAGACCCCTCAGCCAGCAAGATCCACGGAATCACACAGGAAGTTGCGATGGCCGAGGGAGAGTCCCTGAAGACCGTCCTAGAGACCTTCTACGAGGACTACATAACGGCCGACCAGGTGATCGCGCATAATATGTTCTTTGACCGAAATGTCCTGTTCGCGGCCTTCGCCTGGAGACTGAACATCGGTCCCACGGGCTTCTGGAAGCACAGCAAGGACGTATGTACGATGCTGAAGTCGAAAAATGAGTTGAAGATTCCGAGTAAGTATAGTAAAACGAGGGATATGTACAAATATCCTTCGTTAGACGAATTGTATCGTGATACGTTTGGTACGGCTCCTCCTGGAAATGCGCATTCGGCTCAACGCGATACGGAGGTTCTTGTGGCCATCTTTTTCAAGCGCTGGGGGGTGGTTAATGGAGTTGCGGTCTAAACAGACCCAAAAATTGGGGTTTTGCTTAGTTTTAATGTACTTCCATTTCCATATCTGTATGAACTGCGCCGTCTTTTACGAGTTATAGCTGGAGTTTTATGATTCACTTTATAATGGGGAGTTTTATGATTCACTTTTACAGGAGACTGTTTCTCAGGTTGAACCACCTTTTCTGTAAGCACCTCTTCATACTCTATCTTGTACTCCTTCGCCTCCTTTTTCTCTTTTTCCATAAATTCATTCACGCGTTTTATTATGTCTAGATCGTTATAATCTCTAGCAAATTCTTTAATTGTAAAACCCTGTAATTCTCCCTTTATATACAGATGTATATAATGAGTTAGGATTTCCTCATTTGTAGGTGTGTCGCCAATGTAATTGAGAAACACGTACATTATACATAAAAATTCGTAGGCCATATCATGTAGTATCTCATCACCAGGAATTTCGTATTCCTGCTTAAGTAATTTCACGGTGACATTATAAAATTCCTGCGTGGGCGAAACTTCTTCCTCATCTTCCTCTTTCTCTTCCTCTTCCTTTCCTCCTCCTCTACTTAATCTACGTCGTTTTATATCTTTTGGATCAACGACAGGTCCCAAACTTTCTGCCTTTAGATCTTTAATAATTTCATAAAGGTTTCGACCTTGACCCGTATTGAAAATGGGGTCGTTTGTATGATCTGATGGAAAAAGTTTCGCGATTGATTTATTTATTTTTAAACCATTTATAATATTAACTGCTGTGTTTTCAGCAACCAGTCCTTTTAGATATTGTAATGACATACCATGAAGATGTCCTCTTTTTATACTATCCCGCATACTAGAACCATCTATAAATTTTGTTTCACTTTCAATAGACCGAGCAATCGTTTTAAAGAATTTTCTAAGCGGATCCTCATCTTTAGTTGGTATAAATGTTTTAGTATCATCTAAATAAAAATATCCTTCTGCTAAAATCTGTAATACACTAAACAAAACCTGGTTATTATGTTTAACGCATTGATCTATATATGATGTTTTAATTACAGTGTCATATGCCTCTTTATCAATAAGAGGAGTATAATAATAAGTTATTCCAATATTCGCATATTCATTATTTTGATTACGTTGCACGCATACAGGAACACCTAGTTCACGACATCTCACAGCAACAACATCATCAATTGTAAACATACAATATTCCAAACTTGGTTCATCCATAATAATTCTAGCGTAGATTACCTGAAGTGTATCTCCAAGTTCCTTAAAAAGAATGAATTTCTTTGCCTCCTTTTTAATATCTTCGTCATAATATTTTTCTGAGTTTTCGTCGAACCAACCCTTTTTCTCTTTATTTCCTAGAAAATAGTCACGTGTCGTGGTACCAGAATGTTTATGTTGCTTTGTTCGTTTCGTAGTAAAAATTTCTCCATCGGCCAGAGTTATTTTAATTTCCATTGCCCCACCATCCTTTTTTCCCTCTACTTCTTGGACGGCATCTAAAAACCCCAACATCTCAAAAACATCTCTCTCTACTTTTATACCAGTGCCTTTTACGACTACACTACCCTCATCCTCCTTTGCTCTTTTAGCAGGGTCAATATAAGAACCAGGAGTTAAGATTTGTATTATTTCGGGATTTAATCCAGTAGGTGAAAATCCCGAATCATGGAATGCATATTTAACTATCTCGGGTAATTTACTGATAGTTAAAGTATTTTCATCACGTTCATTATATATCTTTTTTCCAGAACGTCTTAGTTCTGCAGAAGACTTGTTATCACGCAACCAGCAAATTTTTTCAGGTTCTGGCCCATATTTCTTGTTACTAAAAATTTCTTCTTCTATGTTTCCTATCGCTTTGTCGGGATATATTGGTTGATTTCCAGGAAAAAGACTTTTAACCGCTTCCAAAAATAACCGGTTCTTTCCAAGACCGGCAGCATCCTTAAAACAATCACAATAATTTAACAAACGGTTCGTTTCAATAAATTCTCTTTCTGTTATATGTTCATCGGGTACTCTACCAAACGCACCCCCTCTTTGTCTTCTACGAAGACTATGTCTTTTCTTAGTCCGCATCCCTACATAGGAGGAATATGTTATCTTAACGGACGGTCTAGATAGGCAGGGCGAGGTACGCGGGGAATAAAGCGCTGAACTGGGACCGGCATTAGAGAGGTGAGGCGATAGGGTGCTCCAGAGTACCAGTCAGGCTTTCTGCTTCTCGCTAGATACTTTTTCCACGCATCCGTCTTAACAGGCTCTGGCTCGGCCACAGGCTCAAAGAAATCCACGTTGGGTGCGAAAGACATTTTTCTGTCGGTCTATCTGGCCCAAGCCAATTCAAATTTTATTAAATCAAGAGTACCGCCTCGGATCAATCGCCATGACCGCATCCATCCGAAATTCTTCGTAGGCTGGACCGAGGCGCCTAGGTGGCCCCAACCCATTACAAATTAACAGGACGGATCTCGGAATCCCATTTGCCGTACTCCACGACTTGGAATACTCCAGATACTTATGGCAATGTCCAAACGCCCAGGCAACAATCGGTTCGCGCAACAGCAATTCCGTCTCCGTGAACGTGGGCGAGGTGCTCGGATCCCCAACGCTCTCCTCCCCCTGGACCCACTCCACCGGCCCAAAATGCGACAAAACTAAACAGGGATTCGTATAACTCTTCGTCATCGCCCGTATCCAGTTCAGGTCCTCTCGGTGCTCCAAGCGCAACGCCTTCGGCTGGTCCGGTGAAAAACTCCAGAAAGGACAGCCGAGAACCAGGAGCCCGTCCTCGCTGTAGAAGGCATCTCGGTACAGCACATGAACATTGCCAAAACGGGCACACATTTCTCTTAGGCACGTGACAGATTCGGGCACGGTCCCCATGTAGGAGCACTCCAGAGTCCCTGGAACATAGAGCACCGTCTTCCAGCGCTCGGAGCACCATTCCAGGAAGCGGCGAAGATTGGGGTGGTCCAGCGGGGCAATATCTCCCAACAGGGCCAAAGTATCGGTTATTTTGTGAAGAAGGATCGTCTCAAAGGTCTGTTTCTCGCGAGTTTCAAGATGAAGATCGGAGACTACCTGGAGTCGCATTATCTTAGCCGTTCATTATTTTTTTACAGGAAATAATACATAATCCCAGATTAAATATAGTATTGATGGTGAAAATATAAATAATGAGCTTTGTAATGTATCATATAGAGTTTTTTTAGAATCACTTTCTGAATCTCTTCCAGAATAGTAATAATATACAGTAGCAAACAGTAACACAAAGAAAACTACAAACAGTTTAATATCCACTATTTTTAAATTCTTTGTTAAATCAAATAGTAAGGGAAATATAGGAGCATTAAATATCATCGTTGGAATAAAAGTTGTGTATAAGAATAATGCTGCAATACCAAATTTCGTAGTATTTGTTCCTGGTGAAATAGTGTGTACACTGGCCAATACACTAAAGACTAATACAAAAGGACTAATTATCACTATAAGATAAAATATGAATATATGCCACCAAGAAATAAGATTTTCAAGACTAAATAGTTTTAGTATAACGAAAATTGTAATACTAATAACTAGTGCTGCTATTGCTAAATAAATAAATAAAGCAAAAAAAGAAGAGACGACCTCCATTCTCTTATTCTATAGATAGCATAGAAATTACCTGAAGTTACATTATTCGTATCTAAATATGTTACTAAAAGAATACAGAGTGAAAAGTGTAGTTATTAACGGTAATGATAAGTGATCTATAAAGTGATTTATAGAGCCGACCTGTACATCGCGATTCGCCGTACTGATCCATTTCAGTACAAAGGGAGCCGTAAAGAATACTATTAAAAATATAATTTGTGCTATAGCAGATGCGATATTATAATCCTGTCTATCAGTATTATCTGGAAAAAGTTTTGAAATTATAAAACTAAGAATACTAATTAAAATCGTCGTTCCAAAGAAAAGAAAACAAATAAAAAAAATCAGAAATGCTATTTTCTCTATTAGGGATCTATCCATTTGCTTATTTTAGGGGATTATTTTTATAACGGCGAAATCCGGATCGTATCAAACATTCCTGACACCATTCTTTATTTTCATATATTCTTTATAGATTAAATATTCTGTAATACTATACGGCAACAATATTGCTATACATGTACTATATGACTGTGGAATTCCCTTAAAAATACTTATCATCATTTGTATAAACATTGACAAAATATAAAAAGCAATCCATACCCCAATAACTATACATGTAGCTTCATTTTTGTATTTTTTGACTATAAAATAACAGCTTATAGACACTATTAAAGCCAACATAAATATTACAACATCTACTACGGCTCCAAATGTAGTGTAAGCGACAGTAGAAATTCCCTGACCCATTCTATTACGTAGAAATATTTAGACCCGCGCACAATTTATTTGCCACTCGTAAAATATGCGAATAATCTTTTTAGAAAATCAGAAATGCTATTTTCTCTATTAGGGATCTATCCATTTGCTTATTTTAGGGGATTATTTTTATAACGGCGAAATCCGGATCGTATCAAACATTCCTGACACCATTCTTTATTTTCATATATGTTTTGTAGATTAAATATTCTGTAATACTATATGGTATCAATGTTACTATATATGGACTATTTGGTTCTGGACTTCCCTTAAAAATATTTATCATCATTTTTATAAAGTTTGACGAAATAGTAATAGCAATCCATAATCCAATAACCATACATACAGGTTCATTTTTGAACACTTTGACTATAATATAAAAGAGTACGCACCAGAATAAATGCCACATAAATATGAAAATATCTAAAAAACTTACAAGTATAGTCTTACCTGTTTGCTCAAGACTAGAATTTCCCTGAACCATTCTAATATCTAGAAATATTTGTATCCGCGCGTAATTTATTTGCCACTCGCAAAATATACTAAAAGTAAAATATGCGAATAATATTTTTACAGGTTGCGCTCATGTCTAATAATGTCCTCTTTTTAATGTCTTATGAGTGCTTTTTATCTTTCTTGCCCCGTAGTCACGATATTGGCCAACAACTTCAGGATTCATGAATCCCACGACAGACAAAAATAAATATATAACCAAAATGGCAATACTCATCCAGTAAAAGTCATTCGTTGGCCCAGGATCCCCATTAATTTGTGCCTCCGTAGATTTCTCGGCAGCATTAGTAAAAAATAGGTACATATAATATATTATATATCCAAGACAAATTCCTCCAAAAAATAAATATAAAACTTTATTGTGGACATACATGACAAATCCAATTGCTATAAGCGTTGTAGGTGGCCCTATAAGAGCATATCCCAAATTCCAGACATCATATATTATTCTTTCAGTAATAGTAGAAATTTTCATCCTCTATAATACACAAATATTATCTCGGAGTCGTAGATGGAGATGAGCCCGAACTCTCTTGTCCCCAATAACACCCACCCTCAATCTTCAAAGCACCAGTAGGCGTTTCAGAAGCACCTGGCCAAATCCACGATTCATTCCAGAGTTTGGAAATAACCGAATGGGTTTTCCAACGCAGACCCTTGATTCCAAACAACACCTGTACCGCCCCTCCCAGAATAATCACACTGATTCCCAGACGTTTCAGACGAGCCCCCACAATCATTCCTAGGCCACCGCAACCGATCAGGGCCACCGTGGCACCGGATGACCGAACCTTTTCTACAAGCAGACTCGCCGCATCACTCCAGTTAGTAACGCCCGCTGGCCAACTTGTGGAATCGCCCATGGAAATAGAAGGAGGATAATACGCGCGAATTGGAATCCACTTCACTGTCGGAGGAAGTATTGTATCGGAATCGGGCCAAATATCCGACTTAGACGCCTGTAGTTCAATTGTCTTGGCGAAACTAGATACTACAGCCACACGCTTTCCCGCCAGGAATTGCGTCCAATGTAATTCGGGCTCAACGTAGTACGGTTCCAGGCTCCGTAGGGGGGTGCGAAATGCGTCGGGGCAGAAGGTATTCAACAGGATGTCCTCTTCCATCCTGTAGGGTTCATACCAGCCCGCGGCGACTCCGTCAAGGACCTTCAGACTTTCCACGTACTCTGCGGCCCAGGAATCGGCGGCTTGGACCGTCTCTGGCCAGATGCCGGCACCGCGAAACAGCTTTCTTAGAGTGGAGGGTTCCCAGGGGCGTAACGCGATAGCGGACGAGGATGTGTGTCTGAATTTGTTCCAGAAGGTGATGGCCTCCATCTCTGTGCTTCCGTTGCGACCTATGAAAAAGGGCACAGAGCCTTGGAGCGCATGGCAGATTTTAGCGGCTCCCGCCGCGATCGTTTCGGGATCCATTATATAGAAGATGGTCCTCCAGTTTTAGACTGGCTGCTGTAAATTTGAAGTTGGTAGGGTCCCGGACTTCAGATAAAAATGCTCCTACTCTTGGCTCTTCTAGCAAATACGGTTGCGAGCAAAACTCCTACTCCCACCATTCCTGTGACTGCTCTTCCAAGGCTACATATTGTCCATCTGGCACCTGTTGTAGAGACTACGTCCCCCGTGGCAATAGTAATCACTATTCTCCTAGGATTGCTAGGACTGGTGTTTATCACATGTGATGTAAATCCTAGAAAAAAGCGTCATGCTGAAGTGGTGGGGGTGGTGTATAATGCCTGAAGGTTAGCCTTTCAGGCTTGTCGGTTAGCCTTATAGGCTAACCTTGACGCCAAGGATTCCAAGGCCGCCCATCAGCCAACGGAGGACGACTCACGCCTCCCAGCGTATGACCTGTAGCAACAGGGGCCAGCATATCATCCGGAAACGACCCCGTCGTCCGCACAATCTTAGGCGGTTCCGGTAGTTCAGGCCCAGAATCCAGAGCCTCCTCAAATTGAATCTCCACCTCCTCGCCCTCCATCAACACGATATTCGCCGGCTCCAATCCCACAATGTCAAACATCACATCAAATCCCCCCAGTTCACTGAGCCGAACAGGAATCGTCATACCCTTCTGTAGGACCCCATAGCGAGTCAGAGCCGACTCCAGTTCCTCTTTGGCGTCCGAATGGTAAAACGCCGAATCATGGGGCCTCAACACGATTTTTGTCGCCGCTGGAAAGAATTCCTCCGTCATCCACTCAACAGAATATGTCTCACTGCCCTCTTGAATGGAAAGATGCGCATAGAACCACAGTGGAATCACGAGTGGCTGAACATCCTGCGTGAAATCAGCCAGATCCCGTAGCGGCTCCCCTAGCGCGCAGATCACCTCCTTTTCACCCACAGCACACCGCCCGAAGATCCGCTTCGCCGTAGGAAGCGTGTTATGAATGCGAGTCCATTCGGACTCCGTCACGTAGCAACAGGTTTCGTCCACCGGGTCTGTGAGGAATGCGGGTGTCCATAAGCGATACATTCTGAGATACCGTACCAACCCTGCCACGCCCTCTCCAATTTTTTTTGTGGCCATTCATTAGGGATGGATGACCACAAAATAATACATAAAAAGGGTCTAGGATCGCATGAAACAGGTAGAAGACACCAATGTCAATGTCATGCCGATTGCCCTAATCCGGCGATTCCTGGAGGCGCCTTCTGCGCCGAACACATTGAGTCATGCCCGCGTAAATCTCCCCTCACTGGCTCGGAACCCGCATACGAACCGAATCGGTGGAATCTGAACCGCCTCCTAAAAGAGACGCACAATTGCTTCGCCTACGCCTTCAACGCGTATGATAAGAAACAGTTGGCAAAATGTAAGAATAAGAAGAAATGCGATGCCTCCTTTCATCAGCCTGGATTCGCTTCCCTGTATTCCAAATTCTCCAATCTGGAGCAGAAATCATGTACGAATATGCATAATCGTATATTTGGCGACAATCCCAGAAATGTGAGCAAGACCGATTTCGTGTCACAGTGCCCTGCCGATATGTCTAAGATCGCCCTCATCGTAGATGCTTCGGACGACTACCATTTTCTTCGTCAGGATGACACGGGATACTGGTCGCACAAGCCTGGGGCAAGGAAGGTAACGAATATAGATGCTATGGGTCACAAAATCTGGGATCCCAAACTCGCGAATTACAATTACGCGAAAAATGGCAACAGCGATCTGAATTACGATATTTTCTGTAGTTACCTCTGCGTGCGCCGAGGAGTGCCCCTGTATTTGAAAAGCGGCGGCGGGCGCCTTAGTGGCGGCGGAAGCCTTAGTGGCGGAGAAGTCCTTAGTGGCCGGCGCACCCGCTCTAGGAAGCTTCGCGAATTGCCCTCTTCTCCTTCAACCAAGCCTTTCCGGACACGGACGACACGACGCGGTTCCCAGGGTCGTAAATAGACAGTGCCTCCACACAGTCGAGCCTACGCGTAGGGCTCATCTGAAGAAGCCCCGTTAAAAGAGACGTTATATCAAATCTGGTATCTATCCAATCTTCCCGTTCGGTATACACCGGATTCATGGAAAACGAAAATAGAAATTTCATAATAATACCACCAACCGACCAGGAATCAAATGCCGGCCAATAGAATTTGAAAAACGCGACCCAATCCCCCTTTTTTGCCGACTGTGACGTTCTCCAGAATTCCAAGAATGTCTTTCGCTGGAGATTCATCGGACTTTTCAGAATACTGCGGGCCATCTTCAGGGGGATTTTTTTGTGGAGCACTTCATCAAATGCTTGATCAAAACTCATCCCATTATTTATTCCAGTAATAATCGTGATCTCGGGTGGCTCCACCGGATGAACAGGGCCGTACGTTTTCCAGTTATTGGCCAAGAAATCTTTATCAATTATGTTAGGTGAAAAACTCATACCAAAATCAATGAGGCGCGGTAACCGTGTCTTCTCGTCAAACAGAATATTTCCTCCATGTAAATCATAATGTACATAGTTATTCAGAGCAAGTTCGGCACAGGCCTCCAGAAGATGTGTTATCACCACTCTGGGATGGAGCGGCTCTCGTTTGGCACCCTTGACAATTCCTCCAAAGAATTTTTCAATGGATATTCCACCAAAGGGCATACTGTAGTAAATCGTCTGTGATGTTCCGTGTTCGCGAAGTGTTTTACACTCTATTGTACATTCTTTAATGTCCTTCTTCGCCACAGGGTCCTTCACAATCTTATCATACGTACACACACTTTTCAGATCAGCCAAAACAAAATACTCCTTGGAATTCGCAATTCCAGAAAGTACTTTGGAAGCCTGTAGTTCGTTTCGTATATCAATTCGCTCCCCCAGTTTTCCGACCTTGTGCGAAGCAGAATCTGCTCCGGGCCGACCTGAGCATTTGAGAGGAGGATCAAATACACAGCCAAATGTTCCATAATCTAACAGGGCTCCTCCCTCCATTCCTGCTTTCGTAGTAGAACTTTCCAATCTAAAAAAGACAGGAGAACATAGGGAAATGTCCGGAACACTCTGGCTCGCGCTAGGACTTCTTATAGGCGTTATATGGTTAGAAATGGTTGTCCCGGAGAAGATAAAAGAGGGCTTCCGAAGTCTGATAGACCGCCCCCCCGTTGTAGCCGATAACAGCGTGCTCGCTGTCCCGGACAACCTGCTCACACAGGAATTCAAACGACGCAGTGATATCGGATACAAACGGGAGGAGCCGAATTATTCGGCCGATACTCGCTACTTTGCGAATTACATGGATGTACAGGGAATCGGCTCGCAAAAGGACTACTGCCGTGTCGTCTTTCCTTCAGGCGGGTCCGAGGGCGACTCCTTTTTCGCCTGTGCCCTGGCTGGCACTGACGGACTCACCAGTATAGAATACAGGACGAAGGCTATGAAGGACGGACTTCGTCTCGGTCGGGACGACTACATACGGAAGATAGGAACGAATGGTCGCGATGCCTACTGCCGAATTGTGAAGGAGGGGGCACTTTTCCAGCCGATGTGCCTGATTCCCGAACTCACGAGGTTCGGTGACAAGGAGCGCTTGGACACGGACCCGCCAGACGATATTAAGATTCTCCTAGATTTCTATGCCAATTGCCGACTCTGGCTCCGTTTCCGTGACGACATGAAAGACTATATGGGAGGTTCCACAGTCCTACAGGTGGCCGGAGGAGCGAGCGTCGTAGAATCCCCTCCTCGGCCGAGCGTGACGAGGGCCCTCCACTTCAACGGGACGGACCAATTCCTTCGGCTGGGAGATTCCAGCGATCTCTCTTTTGGAAACACCGGTTCCTTGCGGGACGTGCGGGCCTTCTCCGTCTGGGTGAAGTTTGATGAATTCACGAACAACGCCCACATCTTTGATTTCGGAAACGGGGCCGGCAAGGATAATGTCTTCCTCGGAATTCTCGGAAAGGGGGATGCCGATGCTACAGGCAACAGGGTGCGCGATGAATCCAGTTGCCCCCAGACGACGGTACCGGATCCGGGCTCAGGAGCACAGTGGTGTAAAGAAATGCGTCCCCAGGATCTGTACATGATATCGTCGGCGAACGTGGACGACTTCACCTGTAAGGAGCCGGATATCTACGCCGACCCTGCGAAGGCCACACAGATCTACACGCGAACACAGAGAAAGGCCGATCCGAATGCCAAGCGGTCTCGGGCCACCCTGCTCTACGAGGTCTGGGATAACCGGCTGCGGGCCCTACAGATCAAGGTGAATCAGGCGATTCCTGTCGGAGAATGGGTACACATCGCCATAACAGCAAAGAATATGGACGCAATGCGTCCCGATATTCTCGTCTATGTGAATGGCGAGGTGGTGTTTACGAAGGAGAGTGGCGTGCTGCCGCAGGCGGCGGTCACGGAGAAGAATTATATTGGCAAGTCCAACTGGACGGACGAGCCTGGAGGGTACGAACTCAAGGATGAATTGCTGAGTGGGTCGGTGTTTGATTTCCGGATGTACACTGGGGTGCTTTCCAGTCGGAAAATCAAGCATATGTTTCAGTGGGGGATGGGAATGTTAGGACAGATGGAGGGCTCTGATGAGACGAACTCATAGGCCGAACCGGCGCTTGTAATCGGCCACAGAGGCGCGAAACGACGGCTTGTTCCACAGGACCCATCGCGAGAGCGCGCCCGGAGTATCAGGTTTTCTCCAGTTCTCTCCCTTACCTGTGTGACGATGTAAATAGCGCTGTTTGCGCGTAGCATTCTTGTGTTTCGTGAAGTCCGACATGCCTCTGGCTCCGAAGGACACCACCTTCTCGCGACCATCCCTCTCAAACACGGCATCCCACTTCTTCTCGGGCCGGTGCGACCGGCGTATAGTTTTCAAACGGAGTCCCCGAGGCATCTTCTATCTTCAACGCACATTTCCTGTAAGAAGCGATATCAGTCCCTTCTTCTGCCTGAAAAATCGTTCAGGATCCACAGGGGCATACACACAGAGACGCTTCTGCTTTATCGCCTCATTGTACATCCAATCAGGAGGAGGAAAGACGCCCCCTCTTTTCATCTCCTCAAACGTGGCCATGATCTTCGCGCAACACTTCGGATTTATTAACATGGCGTGCGTTCCCCAGAAGCGGTTAATCCGATGGTAGTCATTTTCCGACGAGACGAATTCCACATACTCGTTCGCCCCAAGAAGAATGATGTCCCATGAACCCTCAATAGAATCTACGAACTCCTGGACCTCTTCAAAAGGGGCCAGGAGTTCGGCGTCGTCCTCAAAAATGAAGAAAGGGGCCAGGTCTGGCATGTCGGCTCCGTATTGGAGAACACCGAGATGACTTTCTGTACAGCCCACCATTCCCTGTGTGAGCTGGCTGTATTTCCAGGGATGCTTCTTCGGAATGCTCGCGTCATTCCATGTGTCACTTCCATTTGACGCAAAATATGTCTGTATAATGAGCCCCGTTTCTTTTACAAGTTTTTCAATGAGCGGTACGCGCTCGGTAGAGGTATGTAGATGTATGACATATGCCTCTGTCATTTATTTGATATTTAGAGTTTTTTCTTAGACGGGCAAGGGCACCGGCTCCTCGACCTCCGCACCATCCTCGTCCACAATCGCGTTCTTGTAGATTGCCCGAATGGGAACCCACGCCCACATGTCGCCAATCTGCGGAACCGCCATTCGCGTAGAATGCGAGAGCTTCTTGAACGTCTCGTTCGTGTAGCAGCGCAGGCTCTCCAGATTTACCGCCACCTCCTTGTCGTACCATTCAATGAGCAAGTCCGTGGGCAAGTACCCAGCCCGCGTACAGAAATCCCTGAGAACGTCCGACGCAGCGATAACCAGCGTCTGGAGAATCTGCCCAATCTCCTTCTTGCGATTGAACTTCGCCTCGTGATGCTCCAGAAGTTGCTGCCACCGCTCCTCAGTGATGACATTCATGAGATACTGCACATTGATCTCCTTGTTGTAAAGTGCCGGCATAGCCGCGGGATAGTCGCGAAGACGCTCCTGAAACTCCGTGACGTTCCGATGAATCTCGTACAGAGTCATTCTCATCGGATGCCCATGAGTCAGCACAGGATGCGTACGAAACCCCACGTAGATGTCATTGACATTAGGAATCCCGCCACAAGGAATGTCGCCCGGCTCCCTTGGCGCCGTCCCACCACCATTGCGACGCAGCCACTCGTAATAGTGGGGGTTATGAACCCTCCCTGTTACGACCTGCCCTGAAATCCAACTGAAGGCCGTTCCGCAGCCCTCCAGAGTACACCACATCTGGTCGCACCCGTCAATCTTGTAGATGCGCACCCCGCACTTTGGGCAAGGACGCGTCTCCTTCTTGATGGCCTTCGCCGTCTCCACGGCATCCGGCTTACAGGTGTGTTCTCCTTCAGTGAGCACTTCCAGGCACTCCGAGCACGTCTTCTTATCGCACACACCGCACTTGTAGGCAGTGGACAGGAAGCCGCGGCAGTCATCGGCAGGGCAGCGCATAATGAACTCCCGCCGCTCCTTCTTCTCCTCGGCAGCACCTTGGACAGGAAGCTGACCAGTATCGTAGACGTTCTGCCACTGGGCCACTAGTCGCCTGGCACGATCGTATTGCTGCGCCGCAGGCCCGAACTCATCTTTTATGTACTTCGGAATCTTCCTTTCATGCACTGCTACCACATCCAGCATCTTTTTATAATCGGCCTCATACGGAGCGAGTTCCTCGGCAGTAGGACTCTCCAGTTTCTTCGCCTCCAGTTTGGTATGCAAACGGGCCAACTGCTCCTTCAAGTTAACCGTGTTAAAACGCATAGTTTGTAAATCGGTCGCCTTCTTATAGTACTCGGTAAAGATAGGGTCAAGCTTTTGCTGCGCCACCGCCATGTTCCGTTTCGCCTCCACGAAGATCTGCATGGTCGGCAACAGGCTCTTCTCGCGCTCCAACAGGATCTTCCGCCGATGCATGCGAAGCGTCTTGGTGCGGAAGATGATGGGAAAGTTCGCCGTCATGAACTCGGTACTCCATCCCTGCTTACAGGTGAAGCAGTGCGGGTCGGAATACGTGCTCAATAGGTAGTTCTGCTGGCAGGGACGGCAGGCTCCCACGGGACAGTACTGGCAGACGACCTTGACGCGATTCTTCTTAGTATAGCTCTCAAGGCAGATGCCGCACGTAGAAGCCATCTTGGATACAGGGTGACGACGAGCCGACGGGCTCAAATTTTTTTTCTACAGACCCTGGTACTTGGTGCCCTTTGCCAAAAAGGGCGAAGAGCCCGCAATGGTCGGGTCAATCTTGACAGAGGGGTCCATCACGATGACCTCCGGATTCGGAAAGCCATTGAACTCCGATGCGGTGGCCCGCGTATACGCCCCCATTCGCGGAAACCAGAGCCAGTCGCCGACCTCCAGTTCCTCCATAGAATCCGACTCGGCAATCTTATCAAAACTGTCGCAGGTCCGCCCGAACAGGGTGCCCTTCGTGAAAGGGCGGGGAGACTCCCCCTCCTTGATTACCCGCACCCACTTCGGTTTCGCCTTGTCAAACAGAATACAGGAGAATTGCCCGTATATACTGTCGTCTATGGTGTAACGCCAGCCGTATTGGGTGCCATGTACGAAGGCCGGCTTTTTTCCGATGACCTGGACATAGAAATCAAAGGCGCCCGTGGCAAAAAAGCGTCCAGGCTCGGCCCATACCCTGTAGTTCTTCGCGTGGGTTAGAGCGTACTGAATGTGAAGGACCTTCGCGCGAAAATCGGCGGCATCGGCTAAAAATCCCCCACCGATATCAAGAATCGTGGGTCTATGGTTTTGGCTCAGTAGCATCTTTTCACAGGTCATGGCGTAACGCATGGCGGTGGCGAAGGCAAGGGGGTCACGTGACCCGGAACCTACATGAAAACTGAACCCATGTATCTGTATATTTGATTCGTAGGCTTTTTTGGCGATCTGTTCTATATTTTCCACACAGGCTCCGAACTTTGATGAAAACGGCATATCGCTCTTCGTGTCGTCAACGGCAATACGGAGAAGCGCCCCTCCAGAATAAGAATGCTCTGCTAGTTTTACAACTTCCTCTTCCGAATCTACCACGGTCACTGGAGAACCCATTTTTTGGGCCGCCATAACGTCGTGTGACGATTTACAGGGATTGGCATAGACGACGCGCCCAGGAAGGGTGGTCCCTAGCAAATTCTGTACCTCCGATAATTCACGACTACTGGCGCAGTCAAAATTCACTTCGGCTGAATGTAGGGACTGTAGCAATCTGGGATCGGGATTACATTTTACGGCGTAAAAAGGAGTGATAGATGGAAGATACGTTTTCCAGAGTTGGACCGACTGTGCGATCCGAGAGGGGATCATCGTGTAAAAAGAGCCTCGTGCCGAAGGGCGAACATGCTTGAGTAGAGACGCCAACCTTGCCGAATAATTATTGTACATAATAAAAGTTTAAGCCCCAGCGCTCACTTTGTTTGCACCTTCTGCTCCTTCTGCCACTTCGTAAATCCATGCGAGATTTCTATGAAATAGGAGGAACCGAGAAGTTGCGTGGCATAGAGATGAAGGGCATGCTCATTTTCCGACATGGCGGCAAGATAGGGGGCGACAGACTCCGGAATCTTGTGGGGCGGAGGGGGAACGTAGGGACCGGGCATTCCTGTTGTATCTATTAAAAACCGAGGAACCCCCCTCCAATTTTTTTCTGGCCACTCTGTAAGGAAGGATGGCCAAGAGCCGTAAACGCCGTACTGTGCCTATAACAGTATATCTCATGTGCTACAATGAAGAAGTGCTCATTCCTCAAACAGTGGCATACTACAAAAGCCGGTTTCCTGGAGCCCACATCGTCATTGTTGATAATCAAAGCACCGACAAATCTATAGAATTAGCTAAGAACCTCGGATGTACCGTAGAAATACTTGATACGGCGAATGAGTTTGACGAGTTCCGTTTAACGGAGTCACGAAATTCCGTCTGGAAGTCGGCCAAGACCGACTGGGTACTTGTATGCGACATGGACGAATACTTGGTAGCAAGTACAAAGGACCTCGTGGCCGAAAAGCGTCGGGGGACCACGATTCTCAAAACGAAGGCATACGAAATGGTGGGTGAAAGCAAGAAGGAGGATATCTCCAACGTACAACTCACGAAGATTTCTAAAGGGTTTCGCCTATCCGTCTACGATAAAAGTATCTGTTTTCGCCGTGATAAAATCACCGACATTCATTTTGACCTCGGTTCGCACACGGCGAGTCCGAAGGGGGAGGTCAAATATTCGGCAAAAGAATATCTCCTATACCATTTCAAGTTCATCGGCATTCCCTACAGGAATAAGCAACGTAGTTATACGAATCGCAAGAAGAGTAAGGCTATGATAGATGCGCGTAAGATCGGATGGCCAGATGAGTTCACTCCTGAGATGCTTGAGAAGAATTACTATGCGAATCTTAAGAAAACCGAAAAAGTTCCTGCGATCGACGACTTACTATGATTTTCCATTATTACTAACAGAATGGGCTGTGAAATGTCACATAACTCCGAGATTCCTACTAAAAATAGGAATCACGGTCTTATTATTATGAATGACGGGGATGGTCGCCCTGAAACCATACTCATGGCAATCAACGGGGTTCCCTATGTCTGGAGAGTCGGCCCATCCGGTAAATATTCCCTGAAAATGCTGGCCGAGAGTCTCGCAGGTCCGACCTAGTCCATAAGGTCCTCAAACAGACTGGCCACCTGTTGGAATGACTGTTTATTACATATGGTGCGATAAAGAGTAATCCACTGATCCGAGGGATTTACATTGCGCGACAGGGGGAGAGAACTGTTCATAAACCAAGAGATGACGTCGGTGTCAGCAGGGGCGAATACCTGGAGCCATTCAATACACTTATTTACGATGACCATGCGGAATTCAATATCCTGTTTTAAAAGCATGTTCTTGAAACGAAGGGCGTATTTCGCGTTCTTTATCTCGCCTTCAACACCAGGCGGCGCCAAGAATAGGGTCCTATTTGCCACCTGTGAACGCGCGACTCCTGAAATGTCCATATCACTCATCACTTCTAGAGGGGGGTTGTCCATTAACATTTAGGTCCGTGGCCCTACTTACATGTACTTTTTCCGTATCCACCATGCCGTGCTCAGAAGAACTCCGCCCCACGTCGTATCGGCCACGGCAAAAAGGGGGCTATAGTCTTTCAATGTAGCGTAATTCGTGGCATCATACACGCCGTAGACGCAGGCTCCCATAATGAACGCCTCGGCGTACGTCTTCGGAATGAGGAGCAGGTACGCCATAAACAGGTAGACGAGGATGGCCGGCACGGCGCGAATACTCATTGAGGAACCCTGTATAGACCGAATCATGCCCCCCGCCCACGTCTGATTGATTAGCAGCCACGGAGTGTCAATAATCACCAGCAAAACCATTCCAACGAGGATCGCCTGTAGAGTAACCTGGGGCATTCTAATACTAGAATATCTATTAGAATGCCTCATGCTGTAGCCGTGGCCGTCTTCAAGACTCCTCGGGTTCAGGGCGAAGTCACATTCCATAAGGCGGTCGGTGGACTTCGGGCCAAGGCTACATTTACGCGACTGCCTGAAGGCGAACACGGATTTCATATTCACCGCGCCGGCGATCTACGGGGCGAGGGCTGTAAATTGGCCTGCGACCATTTTCACATCGGGCCCGCACAAACACACGGGGGTCCTCCCGGTTTCAAGGGGGAACGCCACACGGGGGATCTCGGGAATGTATCCTTGGGCGAACGCGAATACACCTACACGCTGAAGGGGGTCACTGCCGAGGACCTCTGGGGGCGCTCCCTGATTGTTCACGCCGACAAGGACGACTACGGGCTCGGAGGGGAGGAGGATTCCTTGAAGACGGGCCACAGTGGAAAGAGAATCGCCTGTGCGGTGATCGGACGAACAATGGAATGCTCCTAAAGGTAGAAGGTATGGCCGATTCCGAAATACGCCTAGAAGGATTCGCAGAATCGCTGAAAAACAAGATGATATATTGTATTGGTTCCACGAAAATGTTGCCGAGTCTGGTACGTTCTCGTGTGTCCGTCGTGGATATGGAAGTGGCTCACCGGGGGCGCAAGGTCCTCTTTCTTCAGGAGGGGAATGTCAACGCATTCTGGCTCCTCCGAATGAAATGGGACGCCACGTTCGTCATTCGCGAGTCACAGGATCTGCGCCTGGCCCTCACCTATGTCATACATTCTACGCGCCCGACTCGCCTCGTGTGGGCGGGTGGAGAACCCTCCACACAAATAATGCAGCAACTCCTGAAATGCGAAGGGCTGACTACCATTGGGCTCGGACAGGCAAATCCACAGAGTCCGGAATGGACCGCCATTTTCTGGACGGCCGATTCCACGCCGGAAGCCGTGGAGCCTGTTCTTCATGGGCATATGGGTCCCTACAAGACTGAGCAGTACCATGTCAAATCGGTTTTAAAGGAAATACAGGCATCGGAGCTCGGTCTTGTCTGGTCCTCCATCGGAGAATCGGACAAGAAAGGTTCGCTCTATTGGTTTGACCCTTCGGAGGGTTCTTCGGGTTCTAATCTCTACAGTCGGGAGGAGACGGTGGAAATCCTACGTTCTATTGCTGACTCTATTTCCGGAACAGCTTGAACGTGCCCTTCTTCGCCTTGAAGCCAGCCTTAACCAGGTTCTTCAGCGCCTTCTTTCCAAGGGCGTGCTTCTTGCGAGACACAATGCGCCCCTTGTGCTTCATCAGATCCTTCTTCTTCAGGCCACCGACCGTGTGCGCAGCCGTGCCGTGCCACACCTGGACCTTGGAGCCCACGGCCATCTTGTGGGCACCACCGTACATCATCTTACGACGGCGACGGCCTCCCGACATGTTATTGTTATTATTGTTATTGTTATTGTTATTACGCATAGAGCGACGGCGGCGACCACCGGCCATGTTCATCGCCGTCTCAGTAGGCATGGAAGACATCTGATTTGACATGGAAGACATCTGATTAGGCATGGGGGGCATCTGGTTAGGCATGGAGGGCATCTGACCCGCAGGCATAGGAGGCATCTGACCCGCAGGCATCTGACCCGCAGGCATCTGTCCCGCGGGCATCTGACCCGCAGGCATCTGACCCGCCGGCATAGGCTGCCCACCATACATCATCTTACGCGTAGAGCGTCTGCGTCTGCCACCACCTCTGGAGGCGGTTGACATAGGGTAAGCCATTCTTATATTATAGGTCAACATATTTCTTTAGTGATCAACAAAATCAATTCCCTTTGAATCGTGAATGGAAAGGCGGGGAATCTTTCCAGCCTGAATTGCCTTTACTAAGGTACTAATTCGCGCCACATCGTAAATTCCCGCAAAATGTACAAGAAAATCGCCAGGAGTCCACAGGGGTTGACCCGGAATACCCTGTAAATATGAATTGGAACGAGTGTGATCGGAAGTAATTTCTACGTGAGCCAGATCCGACGGATTTGTTTCCAGCAATTTAATAATCGCCGCATTCTCCCACCAAATATGATACAACAGGTCCTTCTGCTGTCCTACGCGCTTCCAGAAATCTCGTAGCCATCCCGTATTACGCATAAACATATTGCCGGAATTCAAGTGCCCACAGGCATCTATCGTCATCATCATATCCTTCGTTTCCGGAAAGAATGGAAGAATATGGGCCTCTAGCGTCAATTCCGGATTCGTAATGAGGACATCGGCATCGGAGAGCCAAATAATGGCACCCTCGGGGAGCCCGTTGAGAATTGACAGAAGATAGGGAATTTTTGACCACGGAACCGGCCTCGTCCTGTCCCAGAATTCGGTGCCTCCCTCCCTGTAATCATAGCCGTGACGGCTCGCATAGGCCCGCTTAGATTCAAGGCAATCCTGGAGACCCTTTTTGAAATCATGACCGATTACGAGTGTTACGATCGTTATCATCCCTTTGAAGAGAGAGGTCGGTACATTTTTAGACGGGCTGTAAAAAATTGAACCGGCCCGAGCACCGAATTGGTAATTGAGACAATGCCTTATTCTTATCAGAAGAATGATGACGGGAACTACGTATGTGGTGAGTGCGGCGCGACAAAGGCGCGCCAGAACACTATGCATTACCACATGAAGACGCACGAGGGGAAATTGCCTTTTCAGTGTAATCACTGTACGAAGTCATTTCTTCAGGCCTACACTCTAGAGATTCACAAGAAGGCCCAGCATGATAAGGAGGAGAGTCGTCTGCTCAAGTGTCCCATTGAAAAGTGCTGTTTTAAGGGTACCGTCACGAAATCCAATCTTCTGATTCATTTCGTACGGAAGCATTGTACCGAAGCCGTGAGTAAGATTATTCTTATCAAGAACGGTGATTATCACTGTACAAACTGTAAGAAGGACATAAAGTCAAGTACCGCGTTTTATTACCACGCGCTGTCCTGTATTACGATAGAGGACAATGTGTTACTTGGTCAGTTGAAGAAGATTCAGGAGGCTTAGGGGGCTTAGGGGGGGGTTAGGGATTCTTACGGACTTCAAGGGGGGCTTAATAAAAATCACAAAAATAACGGAAAGGGGATTTTTCAATCAGAAGATTTCACAAACGTCTGCGAGATTACGATGAGACTTTTTAGATGGTATCCAAGAGCACCAAAACCGGCAATCAGTAAGAGTTCATACGCCGGACGCTCCGTTTTCTTGCCATGGTACCCTATCCAAAGAAGGAGGGGGGCAATGAGTACGGCATGAAAAGCATTAATCCAAGTGGCAGATGAACCGGCCATGTAGCGAATAACCGTCTTCACCCCATGGTATACAAAGAGGAGGACTCCGAGACCAAACAGAATGTTATAAAGCCATTCGGGTGTGGCCGCGCGCTGTAGACCCACGAACAGAAAAAGAGGGACTACGAAAAAAATGTGGAAGATGGCAAGAAGTAGGTGGATATCCATTCTTTCTAAGAAGGGCGCGCGTATATTTTTTCTTTTCTATACATAGTATAAAATGAGTGGACGTCCTACAACAACATTGAACGGATTAGAAAGTGCGTATAAGGATATGGCTACTGCGGCCGAGAAGTTACAGGATGTAGCCATGAGTTGTAGTAAAAATATGAGAGAATCCTGTAAATCGGATGCGAGCGAGTACTCAATGTCCACGAAGATGAAGGCATTTGATTCTGCCTACAAGACGTACAGCGATATGATTACTAAAATCAGTACTGAAGTGAGTAATTTTACTACTACAACGGCCGCTCCTACCACAACGGTCATTAAGACCACGACTACCAAGACTCCGACAACGACTCGCTCAAATACCACGAGAAATACTAACACAACAACCAAGTCCAGAACATCTACAGGAAGAGGTGGTCGTCGCAGTCGCAGCCGCCGCTAACGAAGTTTTCTGACAACCATATTCGCATGTTCTACAGCACCCTCCATCCAACATTGGCGGGTGCTGTACGACTCTCCGCAGACATACCAGTTCGGATGTTCTGCCTTAAACGGCTGTATCGCCTGACGACTCTCCTCATATTGGTCGTAGTGCCCAGGAAGCCAATACGATACTCCGTCCTTCCACGAAAACGCCTTTACAAAGAGCGGGTCCGGTATTTTGTAGGTGTCGTGAAAGAGTGTTCGCAGGTCTTCCACAATCTTCTTTCCTAGCGCCTTCTCTCCCGACCGCTCTAGAATTGCCATAAGGGCCTCGGCATCCTCCGAATCCGTGTAGGAAATCTGCAGGGAACCCGTTTTAGGATTTCCAGGGATGATGTAACGAGCAGCCGTGGCCGTGACGACCTTGTGCATTCCCTCAAACCACGGTTTCCCGTCAGAGTCTACCGGAAAGGCCGCGTACAAGCGCAAGAGCGGGCACATCGCGATCTTTTTCAGCGTGGACCAACCGGCGAATTGCCGAATCCGTTTCAGATTCACCGAAGGAATCGCGAAGACGAATTGCTTGGCCGAGATTTCGGCATCCGGTCTGGATTCGCCCTCGGATGGGGCGCCCTTCTTGAAAACGGCCGTATCCGAATCGCGCATTTCAATGAGTTCGTGTTGGGCGAGCACCACCCCCTTTCGCTCTTCAAAGTCGGCCACCATTCTTGAAATCAATTCGCCGAGTCCCTCCTTGCAGAGGACGTATTGCTCGGTCGGCCCGAATTCATTGTCAAACAGAGTGAGGGCCATGTCGGCGCGCAGCGTGTTGATCTCCGCACGATAGGGATAGCGCTCGCAGAGGGCCTCGGTCTCCTTCGGTCCGAACATCTTTGTGAAGAGTGACCGAATCGTAGTCGTCTCCAGAGTGCCGCGCTCCAGGTCGTGAAGGGGACCCATCGTGATAGGAATCGTCTTACTGAACAAGTCTGGCTCCAAAGGCTCCGCTCCAGATTCCCTGTAGAGACTAGGGCCGGTTATAGGAATGGTGTTGAGTTTATAGCGACGGAACAGATTCATCATTATGGTATGTTTCGTGGAAATTCGCGCGGCCCCCTCCTCCCACTGATACGAGACTCCAGATATATCTGCTCGGAACGTCATGGCACGCCCGCCGAGGAATTTATATTTATCGGTCAAACAGATTTTGAGCCCACTCCGATGACGAAGCATCTCGGTGGCCACATATAATCCGGCGATTCCAGCACCTATAATACATATATCATATGTATTAGACATCCTGTAAAAACGTGTGATTATTTATCATCATGTAAAACCAACTTGGACGCGTCGCCCATAGACATTGGCGGCGAATCAAGAAGGGCATATACATTCTCCAGAATCACGTCAGTCTGCGTGGAAGAGAACTTCCCTTTGATGGCCATATCCTTGATAACAAGGAAGGTCGGGATGCTGCGAACCCCACAGTATCCGGCGGTGTAGTCGTTCTGGTCAATGTCGCACTTGAGCCAGGTCACCATGGGCAGGCCCTTCTCCAGCTCATCGGGGCGTACCGAGCGACAGGGACCGCACCAAGTAGCCGTGAAGTAGACGACGATATACTTGGGAATGAGTTCGCCGTCCTCCAGAGGAGCACGCCCGATCATCTTCTCAAAGTGCTCCTGCTTCATTAAGTATCGCATTTCGTCTATCTTTTTATAGGATCTACCGGTTTAGACCGGGCGAATCCCAAAGCAATACCCGTAACCGCCACAAATCCCATGACTGACAGGAACATCCTGTCGGCCCCCATAATACCTGACCCACCTACCTGTGTACCTGTTCCAATGTTATCAATAAATTCGGACAACGGAGGAAGGCGGTTCCCCTCAGACAACGGAGGAAGGCTGTTCGCCCCTCCCACCATAGCAGCAAGAGGCGCCGCAGCAGGTCCGAACACCACCGCTGCCAAACTTCCCAGGGCCGAAACACCGAGCAACGATCCACTACCTATGGAAATCCAGTTGCCCACAGAGGGTGATATAATATTTGGAACAATCGCCTTTAGGACTTGAGCACTGCCGGCAATTGTTGCTAAAAACAAGTTTACAAACGTACTTGTAAGATTCCAGGAACTGTTTTTCGTCCCACCAGACGAAACAAACGGTAAAGGAAAGATCGGCTTAAATCCATGTGATTGAAAATCCGTGAATAAAAGCATTTGAACAATATCAAACATGTACCATGGCCCTAGTCCCGCTATAACAGTGAGCCACTTACTCTGCTGTATGTACAGTGGCAAAAAGGGAGCGATAAATACCATGAGTAGAACCGAAATTCCTACGGAGAAAAGTTTGAAAAAGGCATTTAGAGGCTGGTTCACTGCTACAAGGTTCAATCCCGCTACGCCCGTAATAGGGAATACGGTAAGTATCATGAGTGTCACGTATCCAGCCATTCCAGAAAGTGGAATGCCCGTCAAAAGTGTTTGGAGTGTTCCGAGTATTCCTGTAGTACCTGCTAAAGCAGACATCCTATATACCATTCAGACCTTATATTTTGAAAAGTAGCCCACCAAACCCATTCACAATCCGAAGAATGTTGTGATTCGTTGCGTACACACGAATATTGGCATTGCCACGAATCGGCACGTAGGTCGGATCGGTTGTAGGAAGTGTCTGCGGGGGATCCGGCCGAAGAGCCACCTGCATTTGTATGGAGTCAATACGGCTGGCATTCAGAGATCCCGAAGGCTGTAAATCTTCCGGACGTATGGCAAACGAATACGTATATATAAATGTGTCCGTCGGCACATTTGTGTGGAATTGATACGGCTGTACCAGGCGGAAATAACCGGCATCGCGCACTTCAAACCGATCGTAACCGTCCAGCTGTAAAAGGGCCTGCTGTAACATATCAAGTTGGTGTCCTTTTTCTCTCGCCGATGTCGGCGAATAGTTAAACCATTCATTCGTCGTTTGCATAACGTCGCGCTGAATCACCCAGATCAGTTCGCGCAACGGCTGATTGAATTCCAGAGGCACCACGGCCGTAAGTGTTCCCGAAGGAATACTGATACGCGGAGTATACTGGATCTGCTCAATGAGGTACTCGTGCGAGTTAGACACGAAACGACGGCGCTCCTCTACGTCCAAATGTACGTAGTCTCCGTACATGCGGAAATCAATGATACTGTTCGGAACAACCGGCGGAGGATCGGGACAGGTCTGCCCCGCAAGAATCGGTCCGTACGTCGTGATGAGTTGATTCAACGCTCTCAGTTTCAGATTTATGCGAATAGGGTGGTACTGAAGGGCCAGCAGGGGAAGGTAGAGTCCCGGATTTTTGTTGAACCAGAATTTCAGCGGAATGTAGAGTTTCACGGCTCCATACTGATATGTTGAACCACCGAGAGATACTGCGTTATTAATCACTTGAGAGGTAAAGGGAGGGGGAACTGTATCAGGGTAGTTGTAAATCATATTATTCAAGCCATTCTTAATTCCCGGAGGAGTACTTAATTCCGACCAGATGTTGAGCCATTCTCCGGTCTGCTTGTCAATTTCCTGCTCTCCAATTTCCACCGAGATCTCCTCAATAATTGCGTGGCCAAGGGACGTCACGTAATTCGCGTTCTCGGTAGAAACACCCTGTATGAGCTGGGGACTCACGTACTTAATTTGCGGCAGCGTAATTTCCAAGAGGAGGGGGCCCAGCAGATCGCCTCGCCGAGGAATGAGACAGGTGAGTCGTTTTCCGAAATCCGGATTACCATCAAAGTAAATTGACTGTGACTCTATGGCGAAATTCGTGTAGCGCCGGTATACCATCTTAAACCAAGTAATTTGCGGATTTCCCGTTAAATATACATCCTGTTTTCCTTGTGCTACAAGTTGTAATAGACCACCCCCTAGTGTCATTCTACAAGTATCTCCTACTTATTTTACAAGATTTAGCGTATTGAATGGAACTTATATACTATAATCAATAAGAAGAGAATGACAACACCAAGTCAGGCTACGGCCCTATTTTCACAGTTAATATACACAACCAATCCAAAGACACAGCTCCCTATTTCTTCTGGTCTCATACAAGCCGCAGATGGAAAGGGTAATCGCGCATGGAATTCCGTATTTCAGGTCATCAGTACACAGGGAGCAAACGAGGGATTTCCCCTGCCATATTTGCCGTCCACCCTCCAGTCCTTGTCCAATTCCTCTGGAACCGGTCCTACTGGCGCAGCAGCGGGGCTCTTCACATGGGTCACGAATGGTCTCACAGTGGTCAACCCGGCCACGGTTCAGAAACCGGTTTCAGCAGTCCAGGCTTGGGACGCAAACGCCTATTCGGTGGAAGGGTTTCGGCAAGGGGCCTTCATAACCTTCCAGACGGCCCAGACGAACGCCTCATGCGCTGTAGGATTCAGCGAGGTGCCGTCGTTGGCCACCAATTTCTCCAACATACAATTCGGATTCCTGTGCGATTCGGCCGCTGGTCTCAGTGTAATTCAGAACGGGGCCGTACAAAGTACAATTGGAGGGGGCTATATTTCCACCACGCAACTTGGTGTACAATATGATGGGCGAACTGTGATATACTACAAGAATACGACAGCAGTTTTTAGTACTCTACGTTCGCAGGGAAATGCGCTGTATCTTGACGTATCCATTAATAATCCTAGGGGCACAATAAAAAATATTCACTTTGCTCCCCTGGGTGGAATCGGGCCATCTGGAACAACAGGTGTGACAGGGGCAACGGGTCCAACAGGGCGCACAGGGACGACGGGTCCGACTGGAGCATCTGGTATGACAGGGGCTACAGGAAGAACGGGAGTCACGGGGGCCACGGGCCCTACAGGGTCTACAGGAAGAACGGGGTCCACGGGGCCTACAGGGACCACGGGCTGGACTGGACTGACGGGCCCCACAGGACCTGCTGCGAACACATCTGGATACCTTCTTGCCGGTACCACAGGGGCTGCGCCACCGATTGGGAAATTCACGGTGGACGATAGCGATTTGAATTCCGTGGGAATAGTTAATATTAATTCCATAGACGCCCTAGGAATTTCCAAGGGTGGGTTCTTCTCTAAGATTGGTCCTGGAAGTATCGTACACCTCGTAAATCTTAACTCTTATGATGAACACATCTACTCTGTAGATTCGGTGAACTTTATTGATTTTTCATATTGGTCATTTGCCGTGACCCTCCTTAGTGGCCTATCTGCGACTGCCATTGTAAATACGAATTTCTTGATTTCATTTGACGCTGTCGGTGTAAAGGGTGATACCGGAATAACCGGACCGACTGGGGCCACTGGTAATACTGGGTCTACCGGTCCAGCAGGAACGGCTACGAATACTGGAGCAACGGGCTACACGGGACCGACGGGGGCCACGGGTCCGACGGGGAACACGGGTCCAACAGGCTGGACTGGCTGGACCGGCTGGACGGGAGTCACTGGCCCCACTGGAGTGACTGGCTGGACCGGCGTCACGGGGTACACTGGTAAGACGGGGGCGACAGGGGCCACGGGAGCAACAGGTGTAACTGGTCCCTCCTATTTCGGAGGAAATCTGCCCACGGCCGCGTATTACTGCTCTACGAATATCTCGGTGAGCACGGCGGCGAATGTGGTCTACGATTCTTTGAATTCGGAATTTTCGGCGGGGTCGCTGGCAGCGGTCTACGACAATACTGTGGGAACTCTGACGAATTACACGAACAACACTCTCACATATCTGGTGACAGGGGCGATCTATGTATCTGGTACGAGCGCGAGCGAGACCCTACAAATTCTGAAAAATGGGACGAATCTTATCAACATTTTTCCGATTGTGGAAGCCCAGAATGGGAATTACACCGTCCAATTCTCGGCGGTGGTTCCTCTTCTTCCTGGCCAATTCATACAGGTGTATTTCTATTATGGTCTGGTGGGCCCGGTGAATATTCTTGGAGGGGCACTGGGGGCTTCCGACACGATTACGCACATTAGTTTCACGCAACTTGACTACGTGTTGGGGCCGACTGGGTCCACGGGCGTAACGGGAGCAACAGGTCCGACGGGTAGAACAGGACCCACTGGGACAGCTGGGCCGACTGGATCAACTGGGCCAACTGGGGCAACGGGTGCCACAGGTGTCACTGGAAACACCGGCACAACTGGGGCGACTGGACCAACTGGGGCGATTGGGGTGCCTGGTACAGCGAGCAATACTGGTGCGACTGGAGCCACGGGACCGACGGGGGCGACAGGGGCCACAGGGCCCACGGGGGCCACCACGGGTCCGACTGGATGGACAGGGGCCACTGGAAACACGGGACCTACAGGGACGACTGGAGCCACAGGACCTGCGGGCACGGCCACAAATACCGGTGCGACTGGATTCACTGGAGTTACTGGAGCCACGGGACCAACAGGCGCGACTGGAGCCACTGGAGCCACGGGTGCCACCGGCGTGACGGGGAGCACTGGCCCCGCTGGAACCGCTACGAATACAGGTGCTACCGGATTTACGGGGGTCACTGGTCCTACGGGTTTTACAGGGCTACAGGGTGTTGCGGGGGCACAGGGTCCTCCAGGTCTAACAGGATCCACTGGACCGACTGGTTGGACAGGGCGGACTGGGTCGACTGGACCCGCTGGCACAGCGGCGAATACTGGTGCCACTGGCCCGACAGGGACGACTGGACAAACGGGGCCTGGCGGCACTGTAGGTAGTACTGGTGCGACGGGGCCTTCTGGTGCCACTGGCCTCATTGGTCCTCCTGGCGTGACCGGCGCGTCCGGTCCGACGGGTTCGACGGGTAGAACCGGTGCTACGGGACCTACAGGGTACTTGACGGGGCCCACCGGATTTACGGGATGGACGGGTCAGACTGGGCAGACTGGACCCACTGGACCGACGGGGGTGACGGGTTGGACCGGTCCAACGGGTGTGACGGGCTGGACTGGTTGGACGGGTCCAAGCGGGCCGACAGGTGTGACTGGTCCTACAGGGTTTACGGGTCCCGCGGGAACGGCTGTAAATACTGGGGCCACTGGTCCGACGGGAACGACTGGTGCTACCGGTTATAACACCTACTATATCTTTGACGGCGGTGGCCCGTCCACCTCATATACGGATGGTCCTGCCTTCAATTGTGGTGGAGCGGGTATCACAGGGAATACGGGGCCCTCTGGAGCCTACAACGGGGCGAACATCATCCTCCAGTTGCGTCATGGAGCGGCATCCAATTGGAGCACCGTGAATCCGACCTTGGCGCAGGGCGAAATGGGCTACGAGACGGACACGAAGCAATTCAAGATTGGTGACGGGACCACCGCCTGGGGCGGTCTAGGATATGGTGGGCTCCTCGGGCCGACAGGAAATACGGGGCCCACGGGAATGACTGGACCAGCTCCCAGCGTGGTGAATTCTCTCACCATTAATGGTTCGCTCTTTGTCCAGGAGACCCAGGAACGTGTGAATACGGTGTCAGGGGCGACAGGAGTCATGAACTACGACTGGACCACGGGAGCAATCTTCTATCACACTGGAATCGTATCTAATTTCACCTGTAACATAATCAATCTTCCGACCACGGCAGCCAGAAGTTACGTGGTTGTACTGATTCTACAGCAGTCGGCCACACCCTTCTATGCGAGCGCCCTGCGAATTAATGGGGTGCCTCAGACGATGTTGTGGCCGAACGCCTTTGTGTCGCCGGTGAACGCCTTGCGCACGGAAATACAGTCGTTCACTCTGTACTACACTGGGGCGGTGTGGATTGCCCTTTCGCAATTGGCAAGTTTCGGCTAGGCTAGGCGGTTTCGGCTAGGCTAGGCCACTTTTATAGCAGGCCGTACTAGGAAATATGCCTCTCTTTATGACACTAAGTGGTCTGTACGGCTACGGTCGCTCGCACCTGCCTCCGTTTGACGCGGTGGATCTCGGATCCTTCTCGAATTGGCACGGGGCTAGCGCGTCTTCAATCGCGCAGACATCGATAACGAATTGCTATAATTATCTCTTTGATGGAACGGCCTCTACCATTAATACGGGGGGATACAGCATGTGGAACGTGGGAAATTTCGTCTCTATAGAAGGTGCGCGGACGGCCTCCAATATAACGTATGGCACCCTGTCGGGCGGAGCCGGATCCGGCTACTTTCTCAGTCAGCCGAACGTCTGGCCGCAGGTCGGGCTCGCCTACGTCACGGCAGGAACCATACAATGGGACAATGCCGGCACGATGGGTATGTTCGGTTCTCCCTTCGGTTCCAACGCGAATTTCAACGGGACCTACACGACTACGAACCAGGGACGCAGGGGATCATATTGGGTAAATCAAAAGTACGGGTTGGCGAATCCCACCGTCTGCTATGTCTGGTTTACTGTGGAGGATCCGAACGTGAATTCAATGCTGACAGGCTCCAACGACGGGCGAAACACCATACAGCCTCCAGATTACACGTATACGCAGTATTTCTCCGTAACTGGTTCCAAGATTCTCTTCGCACAGATGCTGCTCTCTGTTCGCGATCCTTCGGCGTTTCCGAACGGGTTCCTAATTCCGCAGGTCACGGTCCAGAATTTTCTGAGCAATTACGTTCAGGCCGCCGATATTCGTCTGGAGTAAATTCCAACATATATTTTGGGTATATAGAGGAATGCCATATGTTCAGATACAATTTAGAAGGGGTACGGCGGCCGAATGGTTCAGTTCCAATCCGGTCCTGGCCGTTGGAGAAATGGCTATAGAAACTGATACGAACCTGTTCAAAATCGGGGACGGTGCGACTGCCTGGAATTCGCTCGTCTATTCGGGACTACATGGACCTACTGGTCCCACGGGTTGGACGGGTTACACAGGTCGGACAGGACCCACAGGGCGAGCGGGACCACAGGGAAACCAGGGAGTGACTGGACCGACCGGTACGGGACCAACAGGGAACACAGGAATGACAGGGACAACGGGGCCAACAGGGCCAACGGGGCCAACGGGGCCCACAGGAATGACGAATTATGATACGATGAACGCGAATTTAAATATTTTTGGTGGGGGTACTGTAAAGTGGGATGGTAGCACGGTTTCTTGGACAGACTACATCACAATTGCTCCTTTGAACCAGCAGTTAGCACAGTATGGTTATTTTCAAACGACGACACCCAGTTACTCCCAAGCACTCAATGCGGGTCAATCACTGTACGCTGTACTTACACTTGGTGGAACACCGAATCAAATCTCGTTCCAAACTGTAAATTATTATGACACGAATAACTTCGTACAGGCGAATTGGGTCTTAGTTTGTACGTCGGCGTTTACAGCAGAAAAAACCCTGTACTGGAATCCTGGAAAGACGTATATTAATCAGTATGGTTATTTTCTTTCGTCGAGTCTGGGAAGTTCCTCCTTGTTAGCGGCGACAAAGTCAGTAAATGTGGTTGGAGGAGGTACTGTTACTTGGACGTATAATAATACTTTTAGCAGACCAGAATTAACCTGGAGTGCTCCCATTTATATACAGTCTTTGTCAGAAGAAACTGTTAATACACCTTTTGTTTCGTATCCCATATATTATTATATTCCTGCTGGTAGTGTAATTGGTGGTTTTGGAAGCAATCTTTCACCTGGATACTCGCTATACTATGCCCCCCCTAAAGGCACAGCGGGTGGCACGTATAATTCAAGTTATTTGAAAATAATAAGTAGTACGGCGGTCTCATTCCCACCAATTGACCCAACATACATTTTTATATGTGGTACAGTACCAAATACAGGTTTAGAACCTGCTTTTACTATCTCTGCCTTACGTTGGAATCCTGGAAATATTACAATTCCTGCTCCAACACAGAGTGGTGGAGTGTGGTCAACATCTACATACAATTCCGTAACTGGAGTATGTTCATGGCTTTCTAGCGGAGGAGCAAATAATGACACCATGGTGGCGAATTCAGTCATAAAAGGTGGAGGAACAATTTCGTTTACAGGTAGTGGTGCAACTACCTATGTATCATGGACGAGTACAATCACGGTTGGTCCTATTAATAATACCCTTGGAACGGGTGGATACTTTACAATTTCTCCTGCTACGAAAGTTATAGGGTCAGGACAGGCACTCTATTATAATCCTACAGGAACTACAGGGCCTCCTTATGCGTTTACAGATATATCAAGTTATTCACAGCTTGTATCCGCTTCATCGGCAAATTCTTCCGCACAATCAGGTTGGATTTTCTTGTGTTCAAGGGATGATAGCGGTGGTCCAACACCGAGTTTGAAATGGGCTCCTGGCAATACAATTATTTCACAGTACGGAAGTTATAATCAACCTGAAGCGGTAAATAGTTCTATGTTGAAAATGGGATTCGGATTTACTATGACTGGAGGAGGAAGTGCCGCATGGAATGTATCTAGCAGTGGTAAAGTAACATGGTCAGGAACAATCTATATTAATGCGGTGAATCCTGAATTTTCTGGTTCCACTACAACAACCCCAAGTTATTTTACAGTAGCTTCAAATACTGGTGGAGTTACTATGTCCCAAGGTACTGCACTATACTGTCTTGCTCCAAAAGGTTCTACTACGACTGCTCTTACCACATTTACAACGTCGGCTACTAACTTAACAGTTGATGCGATAGTTATTGCGGTTCTTGATATTAACGGCGCGTCATCTTCTTTACGCTGGAATCCTGGTTCAATAATTATACCGAATGGGGGGACATATAATTCCGTCACCGGCGTGCCTTCCTGGGTAGGTGTTGGCTCAACAGGGTACACTGGCTCTATAGGGACAACTGGATTCACTGGGGCCACAGGATTCACTGGCGCTGCTGGGTCTGCTTCGATGACAGGTTCAACCGGCGATTCTGGGACAACAGGATTCACGGGAGCTACTGGATTCACCGGATTTACTGGATTTACGGGGGTTACTGGATTTACGGGGGCTACTGGCTTTACAGGGGCGGCGGGAGTTGCCTCCAATACTGGAGCGAGTGGGTCTACTGGATTTACGGGGGCTACTGGATTTACTGGGTTTACTGGATTTACGGGGGCGACCGGATTTACGGGATCCACTGGATTTACTGGCGTGGCTGGTTCCACTACCCTGTCAAGCAACTTCATTGTCATCGGGGGAAGTTCGCTTGGAAGTGTTCCGTTGATTTCGTATTCGTATGATTCTTTCACGTGGGTTACAAGCCCGACCGTTCCTAGCATAACCGCCACGAATTTCAACGCGGTTGCTTGGAACGGACTGATCTGGTTGGCGGGGGCGACAGGAACAGGCACTACAAATACGCTGTATAGTTCGCCCGATGGAATTTATTGGACTTCTGTGACGAGTCCTTTTAGCACAGCGTGTTACGGCTTGGCCTGGAACGGGGCTCTTTGGGTGGCGGGTGGTATCGGCACAAACACCATGGCATATTCGGCAAATGGTTCAACTTGGACGGCCTCCACATCCGGTAATGGGGTTATCACCACACAATGTAACACCGTTGCTTGGAACGGAATTCGGTGGGTGGCAGGAGGAAGTGGCACGAATCGTTTTGCTTATTCGGCTGACGGAATTACCTGGACGGCTTCCACTTCTGGAAACGCGATGTTCACGTCAAATTGTTTTGTTGTGGCCTGGGGTGGAGGACTATGGGTGGCAGGAGGCAATGGTAACAAAACTACAGGATACTCTAGCGATGGTATTACTTGGACAGGAACAGCACTAAATCGTTTTACTGGCGGATGTTATTCTCTGGGCTATAATGGCTCTGTTTGGGTTGCTGGAGGACAGGGAGCGCGTCAAGTACTATACTCTACGACTGGACTAACTTGGTCTACTACAACAAGTGGAGATGCTGTAATTTTAAATCGGGGTAGCGCGGTAACGTGGAACGGAAACTACTGGATTATGGGCGACGGTATTACTGGTTTAGTTGGACGTAGTACTGACGGAATCACTTGGACAGGAGTAACTGGTCTAGGTTTCAGCAGAATAAATGCTTTGGCAAATCGCACGATTATTTCCTCTCTTGTCTCATCGGCAGGTAACACAGGGTTTACGGGAGCAACTGGATTCACGGGGTTTACCGGTTCTCCTGGCACAGCGAGTGCGACGGGTTCTACAGGGTCTAGTGGTACAACTGGATTCACCGGTGATACTGGTATTCCTGGATATGCTGTCGATACTGGCTCTACAGGGTTTACAGGTAGCACTGGCTACACAGGTTCTGCCGGTATTCCTGGAACGGCTTCGGCAACTGGTGCTACTGGGGCCACGGGGTTTACTGGTGCTACTGGGGCCACGGGGTTTACGGGGTTTACGGGGGCCACTGGTGATACTGGTTCTATAGGTGATACTGGCTTTACTGGGGCCACTGGTTTCACTGGTGCTGCCGGCTTTACTGGCTTTACTGGGTCAACTGGATTTACCGGATTTACGGGTTTCACTGGGGCTGCCGGCTTTACTGGCTTTACTGGTTTTACCGGATTTACCGGGGCGACTGGCTTTACTGGTTTCACTGGTACTGCTGGAACAGCAAGTACGACAGGTTCTACAGGGGCCACGGGGTTCACGGGCTTTACTGGCTTTACTGGTTTTACAGGATTTACCGGATTCACTGGGGCCACTGGTTTCACTGGTACTGCTGGAACAGCAAGTGCGACGGGTTCTACAGGATTTACCGGATTCACTGGAGCCACTGGCTTTACGGGTTCTACAGGATTCACCGGATTCACTGGGGCAACTGGTTTCACTGGTACTGCTGGAACAGCAAGTGCGACGGGTTCTACAGGTGATACTGGCTTTACTGGTGATACTGGCTATACTGGCGCAGCTGGTGTAGGGACCGTTCTGACAGAGAACTTCATGATTGGAGTCAATAGTGCGAACAGCACTTCAATCGTTATGTACACGTATGACGGAACTAGCTGGTTGAACTCTTCTTCAGGAGATGGCGTTTTTGGCGGTCCTAGCACTGGTATCCCCAAAGCGGTTGCTTGGAATGGACAGATCTGGCTTATTGGGGGGACGTCTATTTACAATACAGCGACGATTGGCTATTCATCCGATGGTATCAATTGGACAAACTCCAATCAAAGTATTTTCAGTAGTCAATGTAATGCGGTTGCCTGGAGCGGGTCTATGTGGGTTGCGGGAGGCAGCGGGACAAACGTACTCGCTTATTCTTATAACGGTGTAACCTGGTTCGCCTCTGCGAACGGAAACAGTATTTTTAGTGGTTCCTGCCTTGCTGTTGCTTGGAATGGTGTTCTATGGGTGGCGGGTGGTAGTGGAGGAAATACTCTTGCCTATTCCTACGATGGGATCAACTGGAGTGCTTCTCCGAATCCTATTATTACAGGCGACTGTTTTGCTGTTGCTTGGAATGGATTACTATGGGTTGCAGGTGGTGGTAATTCGGGCGTGGCAGTTATTGCCTATTCATCCGATGGTATCAACTGGACCAACTCTAATCAAACTACTTTAACTGGTCAATGTCAGGCGGTTGCTTGGAATGGTTCTCTATGGATAGCAGGAGGTTCAGGCGGGACAACCGTTCTCGCATATTCTGCCGATGCTACCTCCTGGAATTCCATTTCTACTACAGGTATGAGCTCGGTAACAACAATTGCCTGGAACGGTTCTTCCTGGTTTGCTGGCGATGCTAGCGGAAATGTGTTTAGCAGCATTGATGCAGGCACGTGGACATTGAATGCCTCTGCAACGGCTCTTGCGAATGGTGCTTCTGTAAATGCCATCGCCACCCGTTATGTCCTCCCCAGTGTTGGAGATAGAAAATTACTTGTACCGGTTAGTACAACACATTTCATTATAACATCAATGCCAAGTAGCAGCACTACATACTACCTTTTGCCTGGACAGGTATCTTCTCCCAGTTCAACGGTATTAAGCATACCTTTTAGTCAAATAACAACCGTTGTTAATATAACAATGTATTATTCGGACGCTGTAAGTAGTAATACAGGATTGGTATTGAATTTATATAATACAACAACTCCTCTAACTGGTGCGAGTGGTACCATTTTTGCTACGATAAATTATCCTACTTCAGGCGGACTATACAGACTTTTGAATGTTTCCAATTTGATTGACCCAACACTGCCGTCTCCACAATACTTACAAGTAGAACTTATAACTACTTCTAGTGATTATACGTCTGGCGGCGCCCTAATAGTAACTATTGGAACTTTCTAGAAATCGGTTGATTTGAAAAATCACTGAATTTCTAGTTTACAGGGTGGTGACCAGAGCCACTCTAAAGAACATGGATCAGCGAACGCTCAATCTCGGCCCCCTCCGTCTCCAGGGCCCACGCCTGTGAATCATCCACACCCATCGTCAAAACATAGCGCCCAGGAATCACCGACTCGCACAGACCGGCCACATACTGAACAGGCTCATTGCCCGAAACGAAGATCTTGGAAATGCGCGACGGAATGAGGTCCTCGCCCAGGGTCAGGAAGCGGTGATAGTACTTGCGCCCGCCCCCCGAGGAACTGCCCCCACCATAGTACGAGAAATGCACAACCATCACCCACGCCTCCTTAGGATGGTTGCTAGACTTCCAAGGAACCGGCGCGGCCGATCCGCGCAGGCCATCAAACGTGAAATCGCCGCTGGGCTTCCACTCCACCACCTTCTCATTATTCATCTTACAGATAATGAAAGGATTGATCCGATACACGAAGAGTTCCGTCCCATTCGTCACGAACGGTAGCCAGTTCTTCTGGCACTCCCTGTCCTCGTGCGCCACAGGGGCCACCAGGGGCTTCAGGCGCACCACCGCTCGCGACTTGTAATCAACATCCACACGAATCATGCGGTTCGTATCATTGCTGTTGAATTGTCTCGTCGTGCCAATCAGACTGTTCTGCCCCAGCCATCGGCAATCCTCAATTCCGTGAATATTTGTCGTCTTATTCACCACGTACTGCGACGGAATGCTGATCTCAAAGGGGGGCCGCCGATCCTTGAGAACCTGGAAGTTGTCGTTCAGGTCAGCAATAATGTTGCGCGTGATGATGTAGCCATCGTGGCCCCTGTAGACATAGTGATTCGCGTCCTTCGTCTCGTAGTTCGCATGACGAAGATTGACCACGTACCGATCACCATCCTTCCGAATAGACGGATTGAATGCCTGCCAGCACCCCTCGCTGAGCCACCCCATGTCATCCCGAGAAATCTCAATCTTCACCTTCTGCGTGAGAGGGAGCGTCCACTTGTACCACTGATACAGGTCAATAATGCGATTCCGCTGATTGAAATCAAGGTGCGGGCTAAGGGCAATCTTGTCCATGCGGAATTGCGCCCCCTCCATACGCCCCACATAGAATCCGATGATTCCGAGTTCCTCCCACACCAGATACTTCATATCACTGTGGCTCACGAACAGAACATCCGTGTTCGTAGCCGGCTTCCAGAGGGCATGACCCTCCACCGTCTGCCCCAGCTGTATCTGGATGAGTTTCTCCAAATATGTGTACGCGATAAAGTTCATCTTGGGCATGGCGCGATAGTGAGTAATGAGGCGGGCGGCGGCCTCCGTACGATGATTACGAAGTTGCCAGGCCTTCAGCCATTCCTCGCTGGCCTCTGTAGGCTTCCCCAGATACTTCAGACAATCGCCCTTATAGAGGTGGGCGATGTAGATTTCCTCTTCCCACCCCCCGAGGTCAATGCGCCTCGTCAAGTAATCAATCGCCTTTTGATTATCTCCGAGAGACATGTACGTCTGTCCAAGATAGAAGAGCGTGCGAACATTCGTCGGATTATCCTTCAGATCGTCCTCCAACATCTGGGCATCGCGAGTGAATTTGTCGTCCTTGCACCCGCCGTCTCCAATATCCGTAATGGTAGGCGACGAGAAGTTCTCAGCAGACTTGCCATCACACTCCCAATATTCGTGCGTGGGGCCCGTGGACTTCCATGAATCGGAAGCACGAAGGAGACGAGTATTATAGTAAATAATGGAACCATTCTGTTGCTGGAGGCAGGCCCCGCTCGCATTCGGTGACAAGATCTCCAGTTTCTTGTGGAGGTCGCCCTCCTCCGTCAAAATCATGTCGGCATCTAGAGCGAGGGCGAAGACCTTCGTGGCGTCCCATGTCGTATATCTTGAGACCCAGTCCCGAAAACACTGGAAACTCTTTGTTCGGCTCTTTCCGAAATTCTCCCAGGGGTATTGGTAGATTCTACCGGGCAATTTCATATCCTCTATGAGTGTCTTGGCCAACTTGACTGTAGAATCTGTGGAACCCGTGTCGCATAGAACAATTCCGTCAATCCACTGTTTTACGGAATTGAACAGTCGCAGAATGTTCTTTTCCTCATTCTTGACCATCGCCAAAAGAACAATCTTTACAGGGGAAGCCATTTTCTATTCTGAAGACGATCGGAGTTTTAAAGTACCTGTTTTCTCCCGCAGAACGTGCGAAAACCCGCAGATGTTTCTTTGTACTAATAAGAATGGCTTCGGCATCGCAGTCTGCCAGTATTGCTCGCCTACAGGTGGGCGATATCTTTGTAAAAACGAACGATAATTCCACAATTCCTCCGTCGTATCTTCTAATTTCAAATGGCGGGGGCTCTACTCGCTGGGACAACATCAGTTCCATATTTCCTGTTTCCTCCTTCAAGACTCTACAAGCGGGCGATGGATCCACCTTTTCGGCCGATTTGAGCAACAACACGATTCTTATCAGCACGTCGGCGATTCAGAGTACATTTACATCGCGTATTGACCCGCTTACGAGCAGTTTGATGTTGTCCCTCGCATTCCCTCCCATTATGATTAATAATGGCTCGGTACCCTTTGTTACCGATACGATCGTCGTACCGAATCCCGCCGTAATCAGTTCCACCTCACTACAATCCACAATACGTTTTTATGGGCTGAATGATATCATTTTTTCCACTGTGAATAATTCCCAGGCAGTCTATGTCGGAATCAGTTCGTTCACATCGGCTGGATACTCCACTCTCAACGGCCAGATGTTAAACAATCCGAAGATGTCGTTCAGTTCTTTCTCTACTGCGAACGGGCTACTTCCTAGCCAGAGTTTCACTAGTTCCATTTCTTTCACGAATCAGTACCCAACACTGGGATTCCCTTCTACGAACGTTACTGCTGGAAGCAATGACGTATTTTTCAGTTCTATTCTGTTTGATGGTTCGCATATAGCAAACTATGTGAATACGGATAGCAGGCGGACAACGATGTCAGTAGAATACTATCCGAATTTCCAATTTCCTATGATGGTAAATCCTGGATTTGCCTATCCGACCCCTCCTCAGACGACCCTACCAAATAATCAGACGGTGATAAAACAGATTACCTCATACATTCAATTGACCAGCGGTTCCAGTACGTACATTCTTCCTGAAAGCAGTAATGTACGCTACATGAATTCTCAGCAGGTTCTACAGTCCACCATTTATTTTAGCACTGGCTTTATGGCAGGTGTGAACAGCGGGCAGTTCTATTACACCCCTGGTTCAAACTATTTTTCGGATTCCGTGAGAATGACGATAAATCCGTATTCGCTTTCCAGTTACGTGGGGAGCAATCTTCCTCTGTCAACTACGCTACAGGTGTGGCATGTTATGTCGTCCTGTTTATACAGAGACCAGATGACGGCCAGTCCCAACATTGGATTCGTGACACCGACGGTTGTAAACAATGTTTTCAGTCAGAATGGACTTTTCTTGCGCGTGAGCAATATTGTTACGTCGCCTGGAATATAAATTTGAGTTCCATTCGGCCGATTCAGTATTTTAGACCCGATGTTCGCATGTTTCCGCCTAGCCCAACCCGAGTTCCCTGTGATTCCGATGTTCAAATCGGCCGGCTGTATCTTTACCAGCGGCACCCATGTTCTCGCCGGATATCAGAAAGATCATACCTGTCCAACAGTGAGTGGAATTGGGGGAAAGCGCGAGGGGGGCGAGACCTACATGGAAACGGCCATTCGCGAGACGGTTGAGGAGCTCTTTGGACTGGATACGGTTCCGTCCGCTCTAGTCAGTAAGTTGACTGCCAGCCTTCCGCCTCGTGGGCTTCACTGTATTGCTTCATATGTAATGATTGTTTACAATTTCAATGATTTACAGGAAATGATTGAAATTGTAAAAAGAAAGGTGGGTCACTCTCCCCTCTACAAGGCCTTCCCGAAGAACGTTACCGACCTTGTTCTCAACAGGCGGACCGATGTGGTCCCACGCCCCGAGGTTCTTCATCTCAGTCTCCTGCCCCTCGTGAAGAATTTCTCACTTGATGCCGACTTTCTGGAGGACATTGAAATCGTTCTGAAAGAGGCCTCTATGTTCCACAGGTGATTCCTTCGCGCTTGGCGAGTTCCTGGACCCACTGCTCCAACCTTCCCCGCACAATGGCGGTAGGGCGATAAGGAAAGGGGCTCAGGTAGACGGCGTTCGGCCACGGACCGGCGCGCTCATATGCGACATGCTCGTAGTCTTTTTCGTCGGACCAGGTCCAGAATTCCTCCTGGCCTATCGCGTTCTCGGCGATATTTTCCCTGAGTTCAACAGTCTTCCGCTTTTCGGGCGCGACGGCCTCTAGTTTGCCACAGATTCTGCCATACCAGGCGAGCAGAGGGCGCATCTTCCACAGAGTGGCCTGAAAGGTGAATCCGAACGGGTCCGTTTTTTTCGTGATCGTCTTCCATCCTGGAAGCGCGTACTCCGAATCTTCGCTCGGGCCAGGGCACGGCATACAGCGGGCTGAAACGACAGACATGTGGGCGTCCATATATGCGATGATGTTCGCAAATGCTCCCAGATCCATCGGCATTTCCAGGAGGAAGTCGTCCTGGAGAGGAAGACAGTAATCGTAGTCTAGGACAATCTGCTTTAGCGCGGCGAGACGACTGTCTAGAAACCCCTTGGATTCCTCGGGAATCACCACGATTTTTACGGCCGAATCGCGCTCAACCTGCTTACAAATGGAATGGTCTGGCGCCTCCGTGGCGAGAATGACGTCCCAACGAAGCCCAGGGGCGTAGCGCCGAAGAAGTTTGAAGAAGAGCGGAAGGATATAGAAATAGGCCGGCGTGGAATTCACAAGGATGGCGCATCGTGTGTTGTCCATTTGGTATGAGAAGGGTGCTTGTCTTTAGTCGGGAAAATATTCACCACCATAAAAATTTCGTATAACTTGTGTAATACTATCGTGAACTTCTCCTTCAAGTTTCAAATACTCATCTATATAAGATTTTTTTGCTACTTTATAGATACTATGAGAATCGCCCCAACCATTTACAAGCCATTCGTGACGCATATTTACTAATCTTAACGAACCTACTAATTTTTTATGTTCAATACCGGTTAATAAAACAAATAACCCTGTTATTTCATCAAGTGTCTTTCCCTCCATTTTGTAACTACAAAATATATAATTAAGTGATTCACCATTATATATAGGATCTTTCCAATTTAACCGTGACATTCTTACTAGTATTTTGTGATAGTTTCTTAACCCGACTTGTCTAAAGATTGCCGACTAAGACTGAGTAAATGGAATATGCGAATCATACTGTAAAACAACTTCGTCAAATATGTAAGACAAAAGGCAAACGAAATTATTCTTGTAGAACTAAGGCTGAATTGATTTTTATGATAAAAGATTTAGTTAGAAGTTGTGTGAATTGCGAAATTAAATTAACGGATAGAGAAAAAATGTTCTATATAAAAGATCCTGAATCCAACGGAGGATTGGATCATATGGGCGAATATCTTCCCTGTTGTACGGAATGCTACGAAAACGAAAGAATCCCGTGTTTTAGATGTAGGACGGTGTATGTAATTGTAGGACTGGTTCCGACAGTTATGACGGATGGAGAAGAAGAACTTTTTTGTGTAGATTGTATGCTACATTGTAACACATGTGGTGAAATAATCGTTGAAGTTACACAAGAAAGTTGGGTGAATGACGAACCCTATTGTGAGGTTTGTATTTATAAATGTGAGCATGAATTGTCGGTTACCCTCGTTTCACGTCCAGAACACTACTGCGATATCTGTAAATCGGAACCAGGTTCATTTTATGCGTGTATGAATTGTGACTACGATGAATGTGAGCACTGCCATAAACCGAAAGGCTAAAGATTACGCACGGTTCAATTATAGGAAAATGTCCGATGACACTGGTTACATCTACTGTATGACTTCACCGTCTTATCCTGGTCTGTGTAAAATCGGCTGTGTCTGGAAGGAAGGGAGGGTTCCCACTGATCGGTTGCGAGAGGCAAATTCCTGTACTTGGCATATTCCAGATTATAAGATTGAATTCGCAAAGAAGGTGGCCAAGCCGAAAGAAAAGGAGGAACAAATTCATGGACTTTTGGAGCAATTTGCTACAAGAGTCCATACTGGGCGCGAATTTTTCTCAATAACTCCTGAAAAGGCAAAGTATATTTTCAGATTAGTTGAAGGAGAAAATTGGATACAACCATTTGACACCACTGTAGAAGAGGTGGAAGTGACCGATGATACTCAACGTGGATGCCGTGAGATGAAGCGCTGTTTCATAAATGGCCAGCGTATCCGTCACAGGTTTAATGATTATGTATGGACTGGTACTTACGACTCTCAACAGGATATCATAGTTCACGAGACAGGAAATTATCGGAGTATTAGCGCATTTTCTATGGAACATCATCGGGCGTGTAATCCAACAAGAAGAACATCAAATGGATGGATTGAATGTGAGTGTGAAATTGATGGTGCCTGGGTATCTACATTTGCCCTCCCAGACCTAATTCACTAGAAGCCCCTGTGAAGAAGGAGGAGTGTACGGTGTTACCGCCGAGGCCATATAAATTTTAGTATGTTCCATAAATCCGCACACATCAGGAATATCAAATTTATGTACAGAACTGAATTTCTTATAACAGGCATCGCGTATATTTTTCGGAATTATAGAACTACCATCCATTGTAGCCTTATTAATATCGGCCTTAATGTAACGTAGGAACGTTTTACAGTCACGGCGGCCCGAATAGGGGAGTGTAATGACTTCCTCTATTTTTAGACGAATTGATGCCCAGTTAGAAGCCAACGTCTTGTGAGTCTGGGCACTAACTTGGTAGGCCAGTTTGTCTTGAAGCATGTTCAAAGTGGAGGCGGCCACACTGATTCCACCAAAAATCCAGGCCACTTGAAATCCATTTATGTTATAACTCCCAGCAATTACGTTAGAAACACCGGATACTGCTGTGAGGCAGTTAATCGTAATCATAAAATACCTAGAGCGCCTCTCATAGACAGAGTATGATTCTGTGTGCATCCACTCAAAACATTTCGCGTTGTCGCACCAACTCGCGAGAAGGTTGTCAATCTCAGAGGACCAATTTAGATGGACCGAGGGGTCCGTGCTAGGCTCGGCTGCTGAATCACCGTCGCCCTGTTTTTGTTGATTAGATACTGACATCCTAATAAATGCGGGTTTAAATCTCTGGCGCAGACTTCATATAAGATGATCGGAATTGCTAGACATCCGCGGAATGGTAAACAGATCCGTATTCTAAAGTCAGAAGGGTGTGTGTGGCGCGATGCGAAGACGTTGGTCTGGGTCCAAGGTGAGGAGTCACCGAGAAAAGGTGAGGAGTCGACCGCGGCATGGAATCGCTACGACGTCGGCGTCAGCACGGTGGAAGCCTACAACACCGTCACGGCTGGAGGCACAGAAGTAGACATATGTATTCTTCTCGGTGACCAGACCAAGGCCAAGGAATGGATTCTCACAGGAAAATACAAGACGGTCCGCGTCTTCGCCGTTACAAAGTCGCTTCTCACAGACATCGGATACGACACGATGGAGGCCCTAGGTGTCCCCAACATGCTCTGTCTGGAAGATCTGATCCAACTCTATCCGATGCTAGAGAAGCCGTGGGATTCCACCGAGGCCGACGCCCGCGTCGTCGTGTCCCTCGTTCTCCAGTACAAACGCAGCTTTCCTGTTGAGAATAATAGCCATCACTCGGTCGCCGCCCAACATGGCTTAACCTTGGAAACCGTCCTCGTACCGCCGAGACCGCTCTACTTCATAACACAGTACTATGTTCCTCCGAAGAGTCGGCGCGCCAAGGAAATCGTAGAATGCCTACAGAAAAACGCAGAATGCCCCTATATTGACCATATCGTCCTTCTGAACGAGAAGATCCACGAACTCCCTGTAAAATCCGACAAGATCCAACCGCACGTCATCGGAGAACGCCTGAATTTCAAGCACGTCTTCCAGTATATTCTGGAGAAGATTCCTCGCGACTCTCTCGTAGTTGTGGCGAATTCCGACATCTATCTGGACGACTCCTGGCGTCTCCTGTGGTCCGTTTCCATGAAGGACACCTTCCTGTCGTTGTTGCGCTGGGACGAACAAGAGGACCGTAGCCAGGCCCCCAAACTCTTCGGACCCCGCGATGACAGCCAGGACACCTGGGTCGTAGACTCCAATTCCGTGAAGGACCGGACCTGGAATTGGACCGACATGGACATTCGCTTCGGCCAGAATGGTTGCGACAACGTGGTCAACATTGAAATGCTGAAACAGAAGTTCAGCGTGGCGAATCCCTGTATGACGCTGATTACGCACCACCTCCATACCAGTGAGTACAGAACGTACGAGCCAACCGATATTATCTACCGGCCCGCCATCATGTATCTGACACCCACAGGGATCCACGACCTGAAACCCGAGCTCGCCCTTCCTGGTACCCCCTTTGAAGTGATCAAGGAGGGCGCGTTTCGTCCGCCCCTGGAAGGGACCACCTTTCAGGCAATGATCGGCAAGAAGCACAAGGAGTTCAAGGACAGCGGGGTCTTCATCGGAGAGCGAGAGATTCCCCTCTTCACCTATGAAAATATCAAACAGACGAAGGACGGTCTGCTTCACACGTATAATTCCATCCTTATTGGAAAGTCGGAGGCCGTGTCCGACAGATGGTCCGAAACCGAAATGAGCGTCCTCACTCCCTGTGTGGATATTGATACGGCGCTCGTGGCATTCTGTCCCGACTCTGTAGCGAATGATCCCTGGCTCTACATGGCCCGCTATCTCGGGAAAATTCTCTACCTCCGTAGCAAGTTCGGGGCCGGCGAATTCCTCGGAACGGATCTGCCGCCAACGAAGGAGGTTCTACAGGTATTTTCCTGGCATCGGGCCGAGGTCCCCGTCCTCTCTCGCGAAGCCGGCTTTCAGGCCTTCTGTAGAACGGCGCACGTCTGGTATCCCCAGCCCGGTCTGAAGGACATGCCGACCTCTGTTGAGATCGCCACTCTCCGGAAGAACATGGTCGTCCCCTGGAAGAACACGCCCACGAATCGGATTGTATTTCTGATGGACCCGGCGTGGATTACGCAGGGATTCGTGGTGGCCGTTCAGAAGGAACTCGGGGATGAGTTCGTGTGCGAGGCCATCGTCTCCAACACGCCGGTGTCGGAGATGATTGAGGAACTACATGGAGCCCTCGGCGTCGTGTCGTTTACGGGGGCTTCCGCGCTCTACGGGGCCTGGCTACTCTCCTGTAAATCGTTCGTGTTTGAGATACAGGTGGAGTCGGACCCCAGCATTGACATTCAGCAGTTCTGCCATGTTTCCAAGGTCACGCATTTTCTACATGGAGTGCCTCGCCGGGCTCCTCAGAATGCCAAGGATGCCGCAACCGTGGCCATGGTGGTGGGTCAGTACATAAAGGAATTCGTGAAGCCTCCTGCTGTTCCTATGCCCCTCGTGCCCTCCACAGAGATTACGATGCCCTCCAAGAATACTACAGGATTCTTCGCACACGCCGGCGACTCCTTTCGTGAAATGGTCCGGATCTGGGCCGAGCGCGGGTACGTCACGGTGAAGGAGGTGGAGGGGGTTCAACAGGTGTGGCTGGGGGGTGTTGGGGAGGTCCTCCTGTACGACCGGCCCACCATGGAATGGCTCCATGCCTCTAAGGAATTGGCGTGGAAGCGGGGGCTCTTTGGAAACCCGAATCCGAGGCTGGCTCCGAATGCCACGCCTTGGACTTTCTGGCCTCGTCGCCCGCGCCTGGTGGAGGACTTGGCCAAGGAGGTACGCCGCCCGTACGAGGAGCGCGAACACTCTGTGGTATTTTATGGGCGTTCGGAGAATGCGATACAGATGCGGAATCGGGGAGGGGCCGAGTGGGCGGCGGGATGTTCGGACTTTGTCCATTTGACTTCGCCGCGAGAGAAGTATCCGTACACGCACGAGGAGTATTTACGGCGCCTCCAGAATGCCCGCTTTGGGCTCTGCCTGGCTGGCTACGGAAAAAAGTGCCACCGCGAGATTGAGTGTATGGCGATGGGCTGTGTGCCGGTCGTGGCTCCAGAGGTGGACATGGATTCGTATGCGGTGGCGCCGGTGGAGGGGGTGCACTATTTGCGCGTGAAGGGGCCTGCCGAGATTAAGGCGAAGATTGGGGCGATGTCGGCTGGCGACTGGGAGGTCATGTCGGCGGCGTGCTTTGGCTGGTGGCGGGAGAACTGCTCGGCCGAAGGGATGTGGACGCTGACTCGTGCGTTAGCCTACGAGCGACGCTGACTCGTGCCTTAGCCTACGAGCGACGCTGACTCGTGCGTTAGCCTACGAGCGACGCTGACTCGGCCTCTAATATATTCTCAGCGCGATTGAATCGTCCAATCGCGATGAATTTCAGGTCATAGACTCTATCATTTGAAGGGTCAAGATAGAGGGGTCTCCCATCTATCTCAACCTTTTTCACAGTCACACGACATACTTCGGGTTCATCTTCAAATGCCGTCTCAGAATCTACAAAGCCAATGACGGGGCCAGGTTTCGCCGTCTTTATAGGGGGTGGTCCATGTATGCTTCCATCTTCGGTATTGATATAGTACCTCTCCCCTTCGTGTTCCCAGGCGGTGAAACTCTTCCAAGCGGGGTCTCTCGGCTCCGGATTTACACAGTGGTACAGGCAGGCACCAGGACGGGCTACGGGATTCGTGGACCATACAACAGGTTCCATACAGGGCGTTCTTAGGGCCGGTACATCTGACACAGGCATCGTATGCCCACACCGCATTTCCGATAAATCGGTGTCTTCTAGTCCCGAGTCCTCAAAGAGATAGACGCCGATTTTGTCATTCTGAATTTCGGCGATTAGGGGGGCCGCGTCCTGGCCGAGGGCATCGGCGATGTCTCTTGCGAGGCGCTTGGCCTGGGTTGAGACTGCGAATTCAAATGATTCCCAGAAGATTTTCTGGATGCCGATTTGTTTCATGGTGGTTGGAATTGGGACTAGGGGTGAATTTCTTGGCAATTTTTGTCTAAGGACCCAAGGCTAAAGATTTCTCCCTATTTTTCAGCAATGGCAAATCCCGACGTGTGGGGGCCTCCCCTCTGGAGACTACTACATAGTTTGGCTGAACGGCTAGGAAAACAGACCAGCATAATTCTCATTACAGATGAAATTCGGGCGTGGACCAATTTCCTGAAATCCGTGGAGCACGTCATTCCCTGTGCGAAGTGTAGGGGCCACTACAAGCGCTGGCGCTTGGCGCATCGTATAGAAAACGCCGTAAATCGCGAGGAAGCGAGAGCCTGGCTCTGGGGGCTTCACAGGGAAGTGAATGAGGAGCGCAAAGTGGCCAGTCCTCCGCTTACGGAAATGCCGGCCCTCTATGAAAAGAGGACTCCATCGGCCATCACAAGGGACTACGAAGACTGTACAGCAGTATTTAAGAATACTGTTCAACTGTCATTAATAACAGGAGATGGCTTGAGGAATTTCAAGTATGCGCTCTCTATTTTGAGGGCACTTACAGGTTAACGCCTTCACACATCGTCTTCTCATTTGTCTTAGGAATCAGAATCATCTGTTGTGATATTCCGAAGACATCCAGGTAGCCTGTTCCCACGTTCGGCTGCTTTCCTATATGATTCCACACATAGGCCCCAGAAATACCCACGCCCAGCGACAGAATAATGCTCATGATCGTAATGAAAGGGCTTCTACTGAGTTCTGAACGGGCAATAACACGGCAATTCACCAAAAGTAACAGGAAAACGACCGATGTTATCATGATAATCATCGTCCTCGCCTTGCGATTATTCACTTTTAGAGTATAATCCGAGTCGGAATCAATCGGGTCCTTCAGATATATATCGCGCGCATTGAAAAAAAGATAGGAAAAGAAATATGACACCTGTACAAGCCAAGTAGAAGGAAGAACGTTGATCTGTCTATACGACGACGTAGGGACGATTACAAGCGTATCAGAATACGGTATGTTACCTCCTAAAATTGTAGTCACTAGATGCATGGCCCCCACAATAGGATACAGAAGAATCTGGCCCGCAACGATCCAACCCATGCCGTAATTTCCGAAACCCAGTGCGAGCGTAGCGAGTGTGGTCATGAGCACAATCGGCAATGAGTTGAATAAATTCAGTATAGAACGTCGTATGTTGTCAAGTAAGTTCATCCCTATTTAGTCTGTAGAAGAAGAGCAAACCATAAGTTCGTTTCCAGTGGCCGTGCGCTTTCTGAGAATGGGTATACCCAACAGGTTGATACTCTGTATTCCCATAATCGCCAGATTCTGCTGTACCACCAACGCCCCTGCCGTAACACCCATAATGAAACTCACTGTTAGCACCGTGAAACTATCACAGTTATTAAAGAGTCGGTAGGTCATAGATACGAACAACATGGCAGCAAAAGCGATTAACGAGATGTAGATTCGGGTTTTATACGTCTCGCCATATGTCGGGCCCAGAATATCAAGTTCGTTCTTGAATGCCACAATAACAGAGAGGACGTAGGAAGCGATGAATGCCAGCAGGAATGTATGGGGGGACGGGAAGGGAATGAGTGAGGGATCCCCAAAGACACTGGCACTCTGTAGGGTCGTGCCCTTGAATGCCGGCTTACATGCCGATTCGGAAGAGCCAGACTCCGATCTCGCATCAATGATTCCGATGTAGTTATTGATAATCTTAATGAGATAGTAAATACCGAGTCCCTCAACCAGGGAACCGAAGAATATTCCGTAGGAGAATGACATCGTTACTAGGGCGAGAATTCCAACACCCCAGAAGACGGCATCGGGAAAGATGCGAATGATTTCCTGTAAAACTGGAATTGGCCAGAAGTCGTCTAGAAATTGACTCAGTACTCCGCCCATCCTGTTCTGCCTTAAGGATTTCATTCAAGTATTTATAGATCTGACTGAATCGTTTTATATGGGTATTCCATCATATTTCAAACATATTCTTGATAGATATCCGAAACTTCTAACAGAACCTGGTAAGAAAGCCGATGTCTTACTTATGGATTTTAATTGCCTGATCTATGGCTGTATACATGCTAAGACGTTGCCCCCCTATTCACACGATACTCGGGAAGCCTGGGAAACGGCGGTGCTGAAGGAAATCTGCGCCTATGTCGTACACATATGGACCGTCGCCGGCAAGCCGGAACAGGTTCTTCTTGCCGTAGATGGCGTTGTGCCGATGGCGAAGATTCGGCAACAGCGGTTGCGCCGGTTCAAGAGCGTCTGGCTCGCCGGCAAGGAGCGGGAGTACGGGGTTCGGCCGGCTACGCAGGAGGTCTGGGACACGAATGCCATCACGCCTGGTACGGAATTCATGGAACGACTGACGGTACATCTGGAGGCACTCTGTAAGAGCAAGGGGGCCGGCTGGATCGTGAGTGGGGCCGAGGTGCCTGGAGAGGGGGAACAGAAGCTCATGCAGTGGGTGCGGAGTCGGGGTACAAGTGCCCTAGAAGGAAAGCATATCGTGGTCTATGGACTTGATGCTGACCTCATTCTCTTGTGTATGCTACATGCCACTTGCGGGGCGTGGTCCATTCTTCGGGAGAAGCAGGAGTTTATCAAGAAGGCGACGGGCGGCTCGGGTCCCCAGTTCCTGCTCCTTTCTGTAAGTGGACTCAAGGACATTCTCTTTCCTGATCCGGCACTGAGGACCAGGCACATGTACGATTATATTGCCGGAATGTCTCTGCTCGGAAACGACTTCATTCCCCACAGCCTCGGCGTACATCTGCGCGATGCCGGCCATGATCGTCTGTTGGCTGTTCTTGGTGATCTACATGCCGAGGGTACCTTTCTTGTAAGTGCCGAAGGTCGGCCACAGTGGAATCGTGTGGCCCTACAGGGTCCGCCGCAGTGGAATCACGCGGCTCTACAGAAGATCTTTGCCGTCTGGGCTTCCACCGAGGAGGCCGATTTAGAGCACGCATTCAAGCGGAAGTACACAACACGGGGGCCACCGGCCCGGACTTCCGCCGAACAGTGTATGCTGCCCGTTCAGAATCTTCCGCTGGAGTACGCTGAGGAGTCCCGCATGTGGAACAGGGCTACCGGCAAATTGTCTTCGGACTGGGCCAGCCGATACTATTTGGAGAAGAGGGATCGTGGTTTGACTGCCGTAGAAATCGGGGAGCGCTGTACCGAATACTGTAGGGGTCTCCAGTGGGCCTTGGATTATTACACTGGGCAGGAAGCCATTAGTGAGGAGTGGATGTATCCCTGGACGTATCCGCCTCTTTGGTCGGACTTGCTGGCGTTTTTGGGGAAGAATCCCATGCCCGTAGTGCCTCTGGCAGGGACGAGGCGTATTCAACCGCAAGAACAATTAACACTTGTTCTTCCGCTTGAGAGTTGGAGACTGATTCGCCAGCCGGCTTTGCGGTTGCTACCCAGTGTCGCCCCGCATTTCTGGCCGCGGTCATTTGGTTTTACGACGCTGGGAAAACGCTGGATGTGGGAGTGCCCCCCTGATATTCCGATTCTTACTTTCAGACGGCTGATTTCAGATGGCTGGTTTCAGACGGCTGGTTTCACTCTGCAAGAGCACGATTACAGAGAGAGTATAGGAAGAGTGACTGGGTTACCATGATACCGAGACCCACCAAGGCCCCAGCAATGAGTAACAGTGACTGAGACTTATTTTTCATCTTGAAAAAGCCGAAGAACATGACACCGACCTGGAGAAGAGCCGAGAACAGGGCGAGAAGGTACATGAAATAGAACCAATTACAAATTGATTCATTGGAAATTCCAGCGAGTAAATTATCAACCGGATTGTTCTGGAATCCTTCCATACCCCTCTTTAGTACATATGTTGGTTTCCCTCTCAACAATTTTATCCTTGTGTTGTCCATTGGCTGCTTCGGCACTGTCTGACTCGGCCTTGAGTTCCCTGAGCCCATTGTATAATTATACGCGAGATTTTAGACCCGTGTGGCAATCTAAAATTAGCGGCGATCTATGAATTGATAGAGGCCGACGAATATTACGAGAACAGAGATGATCATGGGGCCTCCTATCTTCTTTATATATGACTTCTGTGAGAATATGAATATAGATTGCCAAATAACCGTAAATAGGAGGAGGAGGTAGGCCCAGGAGTACGATTGTCCCGAATTATATGTGTTGGAAAAATTTTGGAAGCCTTCTCGGTTGTCTGGTTCTGGGTTTATAGCGTTTAGATTTAAAGGAGCACATGAAGGGCATCGTACAGTACAATTTTCATTACTGTCTGGATAAAACCCACTTGAACATGTATCAGTTCGTTCTGCTACATTCTTACCATACATATTATCCATAAAAGTTTTATATGTTATACTATTCTCGTTTGTTGCTCCACATGAACCAAGTGCGCAAGGTAATTTTGATTTATCACCTAAAAATGTATTTGCAATAAAATTGTTTCCTTCCGCTACGATAAAACCAGCATAGAAATTAAAAAAATCACATATTGCTAATGTAGCATCAGATGTAGTCTTATTATTATTGGAAAAATCTTTTAAAGCACTATATCGCATTTTTCTCATAGTTTTACAAATACCAAATGATTCCACCGAATCAAATCCCTTACATTTATCTTCAGAACCAGAATCGGGGGCAGGACCTACCCCCTCATAAGGCTTGGGGGCAGGACCTTCCCCCTCATAAGGCTTGGGGGCAGGACCTACCCCCTCATAAGGCTTGGGGGCAGGGTTATTTTGAGGACACGGCAAACAAGGTTCCCGAACTGGACATCCTGGACATGCTGGACATGCTGGACATTTTTCACATTTCTGAGATGAGAAAAGATTGCCCATCGTATATTTACAATTGAATAATATATAAATCTATAAAAAGGTAACCCATGGGTAATACACATACGTCATTAGAAATTTTTGACCAATCTCATGTCAATATCTACAAGAAACTCCTACAGATTCAGGACCCGCCGACACGAGTCAAGATGATTCAGACGCTTCTGGCGGGACAGGAGTATGTGAATGCTGCCCGGTTAGCCGGCGTGTATTCGCATCTTCTCGCCTATGTTGCCCGAGTGAACGCGAGGGAGAAACCAGCCCCTTTACCGGGGGAGCAACAGGTTCGGGCGGTTAGCGCGGTGCCAGCCCAGCCCACCCAGACCCAGATTCAGACCTACAGGCAAGGACAGGCTCCCCCCTCGGCCACTGTTACCAAGGGGCGCTCCAACGAGAAGGCGCTGAATTATTTCCAGAATTGCCTCCTCGTTCTCGGACTAGAAGAGGAAGTGGCCCTCACCGAAGAGTCGCTTCGCAGTGCCTACAAGAAGGCCGCCGTTCGCACACATCCTGACAAGGGCGGTTCCGAGCAGGAGTTTGAGGCCGTCACGAGGGCCTACGCCTACCTTGTGGAGATTCTCCGTCGTATTCACGGAGGGCGCACGAAGGAGAGTGTGGTGGAGGCTCCAACAGAGCTCAAGGATTCGCGGCACAAGGAATCAAAGGACTGGGACATGGGCAAGCCTGTCCGACTGGATCCGAAGAAGTTGGACATGACCACCTTCAATACTATTTTTGAAAAGACGCGAGTTCCCGACCCTGACGAAGAGGGGTATGGCGATTGGCTGAAGGGGGGCGACAGTGTTTCAAAAGCACCGGCCTTCAGTGGAGGATTCAACAGGGATGTTTTCAATCGCACCTTTGAAAACGAGGCGAAGAAACAGGGCGCCTCGTCGGCTCTCATGGCCACTGTTCCGCAGGCACTCACGCTTGCCCCGACCTATGGTGTGGAGATTGGAAGGGGAGCGTCCGGTGATTATACGGCACCGGCGGGAGGACAGATGAAGTATACGGACCTTCGCAGGGCCTATACCACGGACAACATGTTCAGCAACCAGGTGGCCGGCGTCCAAGTGGAAAATCGGAATTTTGATATTTACTCGGATTCAAGAAAGAAGGCCCCTGAGCCTTTGAGGAACTCGGAAATGGAGGCCATACAGATGGCTGAGAGGCATCAGCAACAACAGGAGGAACAGAGACGGGTTCGGGCGGCCCAGGAAATGGTGCATGCTGATGAGTATTTCAAGCGGATGAAGCAGATTGTCTTGACGGATGGAGGAGGGGCGAGGAAGTCAGATAGATACCGGCCATAAGGCCGGATTCCAGCCCCCTACAATTTCCAACTATCCCATAGTAATGGCGATAGGTCTAAAAGAAGCACTTGTTGTTGGAATTGTACTCGTAGTTGGCACCACTGCCGGCTGGGTTCTAGTAAGCAATTACAGGAGTGAGGATCACTACCAAGATAGTAGTCTCATGAAGAAGGGTATGGACCTGCCCGTGGCCTGGGTGTATCTGAACAACAGTGACGTGAATAGTCGCTCGTGGTACGACTTCATGGGGCGGTCCTCTCGCGCTATCAATCTTCCCTTCCTCAATCTCTGCTATGAGACGATAGTGAAGCACACAAAGAAGAAGTATCGTGTGAATGTGATTGCCGGCCTAGCCGATCTTGCTGGAAGACTCGGGGGCTGGGACAAGATGCCTGAACCCCTACAGAATCCTGATTCGTTCGTACGGGAGCCCGAGTTGAATTGGATTCGCGCAGCCGTCCTGGCAAAATTCGGTGGAGTCTGGATATCGCCTTCCACATTGTGGCTCGCCGAGCTGCCCCACCTTCCCAAGGACAAGGTTGTGTTTTTCGGAACAAATACCGAGGACACGTATTCAACAAATAATTCGGTTCCGGCTCTAGATGTCATCTGGTCGCCGAAACCCGCCCATCCCGTCTGGACGGACTGGGAGAAGGCCGTCAGGGAGCGCTTGAATTTCCGCACAGGCGGGTCGGAATTCCGCCACGACGAACGTCGCGATTTTGCCGAGACGTTGCGGAAATTTCCCAACGAAATCCAAGTGATCCGTCTTCCGGAAATTTCCAGAAAGGATGCCCCTCGCAGAAGAATTCAGATTGAGGATCTCCTGGAAACTTCGGGGGGAGTGGACGCTTCGTTTGAAATTCCAAAACAGGGAATTTATATCCCGATTCCTCTGGCCGAACTCCTCCAGCGCGAGTCCTTCGGTTGGTTTCTGAGAATGAGCGAGGACCAGATCCTAGATAGCGATATGGTCATTAGTCACTTATTCAGAAAGGCTATCAAATAAATATCTTGTATTCCGTTAGAACAGATGCCACGTGGTCATAGATCGCCAACTCGTCGCAGAGGGTCCAGATCTAGACTGAGTGCCAGAGCGACTTCCTGGTCACCAAACAATGCGAATATTAATTCGTATCTGAAGGAGATAAACGAGGTGAGAATGTCTAGCGCGAACAAGAACAAGAGAAACATGAACAAGTATCTCAAGGAAATAAACGAGGAGCGCAGTCGCGGTGGATCTAGACGCACCCGCAAGCGCAAGAATTGCTAATTGAAATTCACCTGTAGAATCGCCCCGCTCAAATCCAGCTGTGATTGGCTCGGTTGAATCTGGTACAGCATTGTCTTACCCCCCTTATACAGTCGTTCTTCCTTCTGAAGGTCATAACCGTGAGAATGAAGAATGTGTCGGAGAATTGTGATAGGTGTCCCATCAGACCACTTATGAAGAAATCGTTTTGCCTTACACGGAAGATAGTAGGACTCAAGATCTGGGAGCCAATTATCCATGGTTGTCAGACGAATTTCATCCCTAGAAAACCAGCGCAGATCGTGGAATCCGAGAAATCCCATTTCTTTTAGAAGCGACTCTACAAAATCACGAGGAGGCTCCTTACGAAAGAGTTTTACCGGTTTTTTTATGACGGGTGACATTTTGCCCTACCTATTGTCTCCTTCTATTTTCTTTGTGATGGCACCCTTTTAGGCACGTTTATCGCCGCTGCTCCGTCGTGTACGCCGTCTACCGCCGTCAAACATTCTTCTAACATTATCGTTCAGTCCCACACCACGCAACCCCTTGTTCGCTTCATTTGAGAATTTATTTACGCGGCGGTGAGTACTATTACTATTTAGTAGGCGGCGAAGCATTCTTTCGTTCGTGGGGAGAGGAGGATCATTCGTCTTGTTTCGCGCTGTACCAATGTGTTCCCTGGCTTCCTCTTCATCCAAGATCGCTTTGCTGTACTTTTCCAGCGCGTTTGCGGCATTCCTCTTTAGCATTATCTCTCTGTGCTTTGATCGGTGCCGACTTTTTTGAGCACTTTCCCAGGTCTTGAGAGCATTCATCGTTTTTGCCCTCAAGCCAGCAACAGTTTTACTTTCACCAGGAATAACACGGGCTATGTTTTTCAGACTTTTCTTATGGGGAGCCATTCTATATTTAAGCACATAAAAATAAACGCATCATATCTAAGGTGTGAGTCTTTCCCTGGGCAAAATACATCCAGCCACGAATGAGCAATTCATGAATTTCCTGTGCTGCCGCCGCCGGAATGAATTCCATTAAATCAAGAGAAGAATCTAGTTCATGGAGAAAATCTTCGTAACTAATTCCCGTCTTCCACAATTCAATAAAAATTCCGATCATTTTGGTATCGTCCTTCAAAATGAAGGATTTCAGCAATTCAAAACAGAGAGAAAAGGAGGGGGCCGAGAAAAGTCCCAGAACATCTTCATTCGTAACCGAATAGGACTCCCTATCCCTGTAGTGCCTGGCCAAGATGCGCACGCAATTCCGAATCTGTGTAGGAGTCTGAACAATTGACATGAAGGTCGGCAGAGATTCTGGTAACATGGTGACATGCTTGGACCCGTATAATTCAAAAAAGTGATTGATGAGAACTACAGGAGATATTGTGTTGGTTTCCACGTGCATACAGCGGGAACGGAGGGGCTGGATCAGGTCATTCGCGTATCGGCTACAGAATATGAAACGAGTGGAGTGGGAGTGTGTTTCCATTGGACGACGGAGAGCCTGCTGTGAGATGATTGGTAAGGAGTCGGCGTCGTCTACAACGATCCAGCGGTAGACACCAGGCGTGGAAGATGTGTGGCGGACAAATTCGGCCACTGACTGGCGAACACAGTGAATTCCGCGATCCTGCTCGGAAGAAAGCCACAGGATGGACTCGTGATTCGGTTTCATTTTCTTGTTTCTGAAATAAGTGGCAATGAACTCCTGTAGAAGTGTGGTTTTTCCGGAACCATAGCCACCTGATAGGAACAAATGAGGAGGATCATCCAGAACCTTGTTTAATAAATCTACTGTATTTGATTGACCCACGAGTGTGGTTTTTAGCATTCCTGTAGGGAAGAGTGGCGGATATCTTAGGCCTCTAAAGACAACGTCTTTAGAGGCCGCTTACCGCCAGGTTCAGGCCTCTGGAAGCCTCTGGAGGCCGCCTCTAGGAGGTCTAAACAATCACCACTCCTTTACAAAAGGAAAATGCCGTCGTTATACGAGACTCTTGGGCTAAGTAAGGGCGCTGAAACCAGTGAAATTCGCAAGGCGTATCTGAGACTATCAAAGACTGAGCACCCTGATAAGGGTGGTAACGAGGAGCGGTTCCGTGCCATTTCAAACGCATATGAAGTGCTGTCCGATGAGCAAAAGCGCAATTACTACGACCAGACAGGCCAGGTTCCTGGCGAGGAAGTATCAAATGGTGGAGGGGGGCCAGGTGGTATGCCCTTCCCCTTTGACTTGGGCGCCATGTTTGGCAACATGGGCTTCGGCGGTAATCCCTTCGGCGGAATGCAGTTCGGTGGCGGCCAACAGGTGCGTCAGAAGCGCCCCAAGGCACCTCCCAAGACACACGACATTGGGCTGACCCTTCGCGACTTTTTCTACGGGAAGAAGATCCAGCTCAAGTTCGAGCGCCAGAAGTTCTGTGAGCAGTGCAAGGGTGAAGGGTCGGCTACCATGACACGCTGTGACGGCTGTAATGGTGCGGGAATACAGGAGCGTCATATTATGATTGGTCCCGGAATGGCCGCGGTTTCAAAGGGACCCTGTGGCTCCTGCTCTGGATCCGGCAAGAAGCCCTCGGGCACCTGCTCAAAGTGTAACGGGGAAAAGTTCAGTAGTCATGAGAAGATGCTGACCGTTAATATTGACCCCGGAATGGGGCCCGGGGATTCGCTGAGTTTTCCCAACGAGTGCTCCGATCATCCCGATTTTGAACAGCCTGGTGATGTACATATTATTATGCGCGAGGCCGACGAGACATCTATTTTTACTCGTATTGGCGACGAGCTATCTACAGTGATCAACATCTCACTTATGGAGAGTCTGCTTGGGTGCCAGCGCATCCTACATGGCCATCCGGGCCATCCTAGGGGGCTGACAGTCAGCATTCCTGCTGGAACTATGCGCGGTGATACCATTGTAGTGAATGGGGAGGGAATGCCACGACGTGGTACTACACAACGTGGCAATCTTCAAATGACGATTTCAATGGATTTAAAACAGGAGGATCGGGAGATTCTGTTGAAGCATGCTGATACGATTCGTGGCATCTTTGCTACGGCGTGAGCACCCTTATATAGCAGCAACAGAGGCACGAATACTATCGGGAATAAAGCTCATGGGGCTCTTCGCCAGATTCCACTCGGGATTCATTCCGCCCACCGTCTGAGAGTCTGGAAGGATCATGCCAGGGGCGTCCGCCGAGGCCGGCACCATCATCGGCATGTTCCCGCCACGCATCTTGCGACGGCGACGGCCACCGCCTAGAAGCGTGCCAGGCATGTCCACGGGAGCCGGCTGGCCACCGCGCATATTGCGACGACCACCGTGCTTCTTTGTGTTACGACGACGGCGACCACCACAGTGATTCTTACGGGCACCACCGTGCTTCTTCGTGTAACGACCGCGCGAGTTACGTCTACGGCTGTGCCGACGGCGGCCACCACCGTGCTTCTTCGTGTAACGACCGCGCGAGTTACGGCTGCGGCGACGGCTGCGGCGACGGCTGCCACCAGACTGGTCGCTCATTCCCCGAATGGCCGAAAGGGACTGATCAATCGGCGTTACACGGGCAGCCTCACGCATGTTGTCAGGCAGCATTCCCTGGTCTCCTACCGGGGCATCTATCACCAAAGGAGAGGCAGCCCCACCATGCTGGTTTACATGAGCATTAAGGTACTCATCCCCCTGAAGTCCCGAAAGTTTTGAAGGTCCGACCATGCTCGTATCATCTACTGAAGCAGGGTGGAGTCTCTGCCAACCTCCACGCATTCTGTGACGACGATGAGTTCCCTTTTTTCCGCGAGCCATTTTTCCTATTATAGACGATGAAAAAAACGTCTATGAATCACGGAGAGCCGGCGCCTGGATACGTCTCTTCTGAATCTTTCCTGAGACCAAGTAAATACTGTTCTCCGTAATGATGATATACTCTTCCTGAACCTTATACACCTTCTGTATAAGGCTAGTGAATTCATCATTGGACTTTACCAGCATCTTCTCCTTCGTCTCCTGGTCCTCACCCATAAACGCCTTTCCGTTGTACGTATCAACAAAATAGTCAAGCTGAATGGGCTTGTCCTGCTGAATCGCCAACTTGGCCGCCTGTACAAGTAACTGAACGCTCGGGCAAATCTCAGCCGAATTGGTGGGTGCCGACATTCTAAAATCTGGAAGAATCAGGGAAAGCCTGTTTATCTATTTTCCGCATGTCAGGCAATTACCAGAGGTCTGGAGACTTCCTTGGAATGGGTCCGGAGGATTCGGTTCATGAATTCATAGGCCTCGTCCAATTGGCGTTTCGTGCGGGCTCCCGTAATTATGATTGACCCCGTCTGAAAGACTGCTATCGTAATTCGCTTACAGGCCCCCACCTCCGTCCCATCACCCTGGCCCGTACAGAATTTCGGACACCGACAGATGCCCCCTCCAGCCGGAGAAGTTTCATTGTAGTAGTATTTGGTATTCACTCCCTGATAAATCGTAGTCTCCAGAGTGCTTGACAGGTTGTATGTCTCACAGAGAATGCGATGTAGCTCAGCCCGTTTCGCCTGTGCGTTCATTTTGTAGTCGCTATTCAGCAACTGTACATTGAATTTTGTGAGTTGTAGGGGAACGACAGTAACAGGCGTATCAAAGGCATTGATTCGGACAATCATCCAGGCGATGACGTCTCGGGAGAACTCCTCGTCCGTGACTCCCGTCATCTGGAATCCCCCGTTCGCGAACAGTTTCACATTGACTTCCTTGAAATCGCCGGTGTCCTTGCGCACCTTACGAATGACGATCGTGCTCTGATTGAAGAAGGTCTTGTCACTCACTCGGCGCTTCGTCAGGAGGTCCCTTGCCGAATAGCCCACCACATTCGTCTCGTGCTCCATCTTCATGAACCCCTCCATAGGAAATCCTATCGGAATGAGAATGCCCCTGATCTGCTTGAACAGGGAACCCAGATTAATGTTGGTCCCCAGGTGACCTGTAGTGACCAGCGTTGATATGCGGAGGGGCGTGAAGGTGAGATCCATTTTTTTAGTACGCCACCCTGGTTAAAGACCCCTCCAAATTTTGTCTAACGAAGGTAATGAACCAGCCCGAAAGAAGTTTGGACCGCTGTTTCATAGGAATCATCTTCACGAAATCCGTGTCACTGATTTCCAGGAGTTTCAACAGAGCCTGCCGATTCAGGCAACCCGTAGAACTGGCACAGAACATACAGAACATGGCCATATCTGGAAACGTCCACCTCTGTAGGACTTTCTCAAAGAGTTCGTTGACATTGGCAATATGAGTCGTGAAGATGTCCGTCCACACCCGGGAGCAATCATCAAACCGTTTCGGATTGAGAATGAAGAAACGAATATCGCCACGGCGGAATTGAATGTCCAAGCCGGATATCTGGTTGGAGGACGTTCCGCTGTTGAAAATAATATTCATACGATGATTGAAGTCGGCTGTCTTGGGGGCCTCAAAAGGGATAATCAGGAATTTATGGAGAATGGACTTGTGAATTCGCGAGATGGAATTACAGAGAAAGATGATGAGGGTTTTCTTCGGCGACTCGTCCAACAGGGGTCTCAAGGCGATCTGTGCCTGGTCGGTCAGCGTCTCGGCCTCGTCAAACACGATGACCTTGGGGGCCGAATTGTCAGGAAAGAGCGCCTGAAACGAGGACCGAATGAAGGGATAGACACGGCTTCGGACGGCCTCCAAACCACGCTCGTCGCTGGAATTCAGGAAGAGGGCGCGACCAAAAAAGGAGGCCGATCCCTTCTTTCCGTGGAGCGCCTCTACAAAGTATCTGGCCGAGGTGGTTTTACCGGAACCAGGAGGACCGATTAGAATCATATGCGACCGAGCATCGCTATTTTTTAACATAACTGTTAGGATTGTTTGAATCCGTTCTGGAAGACCTAGGTTCTCCATCCCTTTCCTCAATAAGACCTCAAATCTTTAGATGAGATGGCTTTAGCATTGGCTTAAACCTACCGCGCCGTCTGATAGTTAGGAAATGTCTACTGGACGGCGCTCTAAAAAAACAAAAGATACCGCCGAGGTTGCTGAGGTGACAGTGAGTGCGGTGGCCCTGCCGACCAAGACTTCTAAGAAGCAAAAGAAGCCTGTAAATATTGTAGCGGTTGTTACTCCGAATGGCATTGAAGGGTCTTTTATTCTAGAACAGCGCCGCCCCCTTATTGCCCATCTGCCTGTGAGTTCCAATGAAATCGTATTTAATGAGGTGGTCGCCACGTTCAATGCTGTGGAACCTGAGCCCTACGATCCGTCTCAACAGGATATGTTTCTGGGTGATCGCGAGGAGGTCGCTTCGCCGACTCCCATAAAGCCTGTGAAGGAGCAGGAAGCCACCAGCATCTATGATGATTCAAAGGTGGAGGCGCGCCCTCTCCAGTGCTTCTCCAAAATCAATCTCATGGTACAGTACTCGTCGCTTTCCAAGCAGAAGAAGATTCCCGAGAAGACGGATATCGCCTGTTTTTGGTGCGCGCACGGGTTTAATTCGCAGCCGTGCGTGATTCCTGAGCGGGAAGTGCACGGGGTCTACATGATCTACGGGAACTTCTGTTGCCCCGAATGCGCTCTGTCGTATCTGCTGAATGAGACGATTGACCCGCATGTGCGTTGGGAGCGGATTGCCCTGCTTCACCGGATTTATGACAGGGAGGGTAAGGGGCGCATGTTTCCTGCTCCCAGTCGCGAGTCGCTGAAACTGTTTGGAGGGCCTCTGACGATTGAGTCGTTTCGGGCCACTATCAATAAGGGGGCCGTTCGCGTGGACACCCACATGCCTCCCATGGTGAGTATTCTCGGCAGTATTGACACGAAGCCGATTGACTTCTTTGATTCTTCTCTGAAAAATACTCTCATTGGAAGTCTCCAGCAGGAGAATACGGTGAAGGCGCAGGAGGGTCTGCGTCTGCGCCGTACAAAGCCTCTGAAGGACCGTGAAAGCACTTTGGATTCGGTGATGAATATCAATATCAAGCGGACCTAGAAGCTCCAACAAACAAAAATTGAGAGAGGCGGATCCATTTTATTATTAATAAAATGGCTTCCGATTCTATGATTCATGGGCTCTTTCGTTCCCTGGAGTCATGTATTCATGAGCGTCTGACCATGATTGAGGAGGTGTGCCGCGGGCGTGCGGAGCCTACTCCGAAGTATGATGAACTGCTGAATTCCATTCAGACCATGGAGAGTCGCATCACGGCGCTAGAGTCTACGATTCAGGATCTACAGACGAAGACGACTGTTTCCGAGACGGTCCATGTAAATCGTATTGGCAACGAGAGCCCTCAGATGTGGATTAAGCCGATGAAGGATCTGGAGATTCATCTGCCTAAGGCTCCTGTGAAGGTGCCAGAGGTTGAAGCGGAGGTTGAGGAGGTTGAGGCGGAGGTTGAGGCGGAGGTTGAGGCGGAGGTTGAGGAGGTTGAGGCGGAGGTTGAGGAGGTTGAAGAGGAGGTTGAGGCGGAGGTTGAAGAGGAGGCCGAGGAGGAAGAGGCCGAGGAGGAAGAGGCCGAGGAGGAAGAGGCCGAGGAGGAAGAGGCCGAGGAAGTTGAGGAGTTCACTTTCAAGAACAAGAAGTACTACAAGGATTCTGCCAACAACGTGTACGGTGTTGATGCCGATGGCGATCTTGTAGCAGAAGCCATTGGAGTCTGGGATGTCCAGCGCCAGCGGGTTCTGTTCAAGCGGACTTGATAAAAAGTAAAATTCATTAATAGGAGATGCCAACATACTACCCAGTTTTTATAACGGCAGCACTATTTTTAGCAATGATTCTAAATGATTTAATCGTACATTCCCCCGAGAAAATAACAAAACATTCTTTGGAGGGACTCATATGTGTTGCGCTCATGCTGGTACTTTCCTTTAAGGATATGGAACTCGTGTCATGGGGTCTTCTCGTCTTATTTTTAGTTATACTGATCGTGTGCTATCAGTTTGCTTCTCAAATGTCTCCAAAAGTCGTCCCAGCAAATAGTCTTCCCCCTGTTTCAGGTTGCCCTTCTTCAGGTTCAGGCCCCATGTTTTCATCGGCTATTCCAGGCTCTGGGACACCCTCTACAGTTTCTGTTCCGGCATCTCATACGATGTCGGCAATGGTTGGAGCAAAACCTCCCCCCACATTTACACCAATTACAGGATGCCAGGCATAAAGATTTGGCACGAATACATATAGAAAATGATGAATTTTTTGAAGAGTTCCTTACTTATCAATATCATTCCGCTTACGGGAATCGCAATCGCCTGTAGTGAGTTGATAAATGCGTTTATGACTCGCATTTATCAGTCAGTCAGCGTATTATTTAGCACGAATGTCTATTACTTTTTTGAGGGTTACGCGTGTCCTTTTCCGGCACATAGTCTACAAATAGATAATCCGCATTCGGCGAAGCCTGTATATGTATATAGCGTAGATTCATACACGTTTTTTCCTTATACGTGCGATTTTAAAAATATTAAACTCTCTAAACTTCCAATGTTGTCAATGGAGATTGTTGATTCGGATGGAAATGTCACATATGATCTCACGAATTTTATTGAAAAGATCCGCTACATTTCTGTTATGCCAACGATGCTAGAAACTCTCTTATGCTGGACGATTCATTCAGGAATTGTCATTAACACTAAGGAGTATAGCATACGCTATATAAATGACGATGGTGACATTATTCAGGATAAAATCGGACGGCCTCATTCAGAGTAGCCTAAACCATTCCATATTATCTAGACTAGAGGACAGAATGTTAAGTTCTGTAAGTAGTCCCTTGCCCACTGGTACATGGACATTATATTTCCATGCACCAAAGGAGAAGCGGTGGTCATTAGATACTTTCCAGCCTATCGTGAAGATAACCAAGCTGGAAGATATTCTGGCAGTCTTTAAGGAACTCGGCGATAAGTTGAAACGCGGAATGTATTTTTGTATGCGGGATCCTATTCCGCCTCTGTGGGAGAACTATCAGAACATCCGCGGAGGTAGCTACAGTGTGCGCGGAGGACCGGATGATGGCGTGGATATCTACAAGCACTATGTGATTGGTTCAATGATTGACACGATTGTGAAAGATCCGTCAGACGTAATTGTAGGAGTTAGCGTAAGTCCTAAAATTATGAATGGTCCGAATGGAGTGTCCAAGGTTGGATTTTATGTGATTAAGATTTGGAATAAGGATTGTTCGGCGTTTCATGATGCGGGGAGTTTGATGTTGCTACATCCGAAACTCGTGCCGGCTGATGTGATGTATACGCCGCATGTGGACAAAAAAATGTGACCTTGGTCGCAGAACAAGAAGATGTGACCTTGGTCGCAGAACAAGAAGATGTGACCTTGGTCGCATTAAATCCGCGTCTTACCAAACGCCTTCATTAAATCATCAATATCACCAGACTCCTCCTCATCCATGGTCTCCACCTTTCTCAAGAATTCCTTCTTATTTTCAATGAAAATAGTACGGAATAGAGCCAACAGATGCTTCGCGTATGTATCAATATCCTCTCTAATCTCATCATGAGTGCTCGCCAGTTCTACTAGCCACTTCATAAATTCGGCTAATTCTCTGATATAATCATCAAATGTAGCTATCTCAAACTCCTTGAGGCCAGCCTCTGTTACATACTTGCGGACCTTGTTTCTGAAAGAACTCGACAAGTTCCCACTTTTCTTGTCAAAGAAATACTCATTAATATCCTCGGCCATCGTCTCACCCAGCAGACTGAACAAATAAGAATATAAATCGGCCGCTTCTCCCTCCAAATCATCATATTTTCTCAGAGATTTTTCCAGCTTCTTTGCTCTATCGGCCAATTGCCGAGTATTCTTGAAAACAGGAGACCCCAGGCGCCGCTTAAGAGTTTTTGAACTCTGAAAACTCCGCTTCTCTAGATTCCGAATATTCTTCCTAGTCTTATTCTTACGAGTTCTAACAGGCTCGTTAGTGTCTGTGACAGTATTGTTCGTTTCTTCCGAGTTACCGTCGTATTTATTTTCAATATTCATCTCCATCTTTTCTAATATGGAATCATTTAATTCGTAGTACCCTGCTTGTTCTTCATAGGGGCCAAGACGAGCTTCACCTCTCCCAGGTTCGCCACCGTGTAACGCAGAATGAGCGGATAATCATTCTTCAGATAGAGTTCAATAGACGGGCACAGACTCGTACACTTGGTAAAGAGAACCATGTGCTTCAGCTGGAAGATGCCCTGGACGATTTCCGCAGCCGACCCCGCAGACTTGTGAACCTTCATGTTGGACGTGGTATTCTCCGAGATGATGGTCTCCTGCTCGGCAAAATCCCCAACGCACTTGAAAATGAGGTCCGAAGAACTGGACGTGATCTCCACATCCAGCTTCTCACCGAGGGCATTCATATCCCGACAGATCTTTTGTAGGTCCGTACTGGGCATGTGAATAATGCTGGTGAAATTCAGGCTCGGAATCTGGATGTCCTCCACATCGGTGTCAAACAGTTTCAGGAAATAGTTTGTCACGGTTGACTTCTCGGAGTTCTCCATCCGGATGCCCAACTTGTTCGGGTTGTTCGCGGGAAGATACATCGTGAGAGAATCGTTATTCGCCATGGTCTTGATCAGCTTGAAAAAGTAGATCATATTGACTCCGAGCACGTGCTTCGCCGGGCAATAATAGGTCTCAAAACGGTCAGAATGAAGGCGGAGATAGACCAGGACCGTGTGAGTCTCATCCACGGCCATAATCTTGATTCCCTGCGAATCAAACTCCAAGTTCGCCTCAGTCAGAATCTCCTTGAGCGCCTCAATCAGGGTACGGAAGGCTCCGGATTGTACGGTTTTGATCTCAAACAGGTTTCCATTCGCGTTCGGTTTGACTAGGGACATTCTCTCTATGTGCGTATTTTGAAAACATCTTTAGGCATAAAAGCGCTCCGGAGAATCTACCGTTATTAATAGAATGGCCAAGGGATTTAAGGTTTCTAAGAACATGCTGATGATTGGCGGAGTAGTTTTGGTGGCGGTTGTTGTTGTCGTGATGATATTTCGCTCATCAGAGGGGTTTCAGCAGGTTTATGGGTCGCCGCCACCAACGGCATTTAATAATATGATGTCAAAATTTAATCCACCAAATGTGAATTATCTTCCATTTATCTCTGAAATTTCACAGAATGCTAATAAGAGCGCATATGACACAAGTGCTGTGCTTTTATCTAAAATACAGGCAAACTTTCCATCACCGGAAAATATGAAATTAGCCTTAGCGAATGGTCTAAAGTTCTTTAATGAACAGGTTGATAAAGCAAAATCAGATAATAGAATTACGAATATTAAAGTAGACAAATTAATTTCAGACTATCTTGATGTACAATTACCCAAATACATATACTTTAATATATACATGAATAGTTTGGGTACATCCGCGAGCTTTAGTGCTCTATTGGCTAATAGATATAGGAGTAACAATTCTGTGTTCCTTACTCGTGAAACAGCAATGATACAAAAGATGGCAAATGATACTTTAGAAGGCTATACTAAACTTATAAGGATGATGTATGATCCATCCAGTGAGTTTATAAGAGATATGCTTATAGCAGAGGCAAAAATTGTTGCAGCTGGTGCAAAGATTCCTTACGGGGGTCTTTCTTCGATGTATGCGTTTATGCAGGGCCCAGGACCGGTCCCATCACAGGGCTCAGGCTCAACATATGTCGCAAAAGATAAGATTGAACAACCGATCGTACAACAGATGCTACAACCGACTATTCCGAAGATAATTTAACCGTTTGTTTAGAATCACGTAAGAGTCTAAAAATAGATCATATATTGCCAATTATCATGAGCGCTTCTTTGAACGCCGTGTTTTTCCATTGAAAAGGCGCGAGGCCTGTATTAAACACGCAGTTATAAAGTACGGCCCGGTTTTCAGTAGGGGTCCCATAACAGACGGATAGAATCCGCCTCTTTGTCTGTATCTACGCGTATTTTTCATCTTAGTATGGAAAAATATTTTATTATTCTATAAATAGATGGCCAAGGGATTCAAGCTCTCTAAGAAGATGCTGATGATTGGCGGAGTAGTTTTGGTGGTGATTGTTGGTGGTGCGATGATGCTTAAATCATACGAGGGATTTGAGGGAGATGGTGTGGAACGCGCACTGTCCGGTGCTGGAAAGGTGGCGAAGAGCGTTGTTGGAAACACAGTCGGGCTCGCCGCGTCAGGTGTGGAGGGTGTCGCCAGAGTGGCCGACGTAGCAGTCAGCGCTGTAGCGGATGGCGCGCGGAATTTTGGTAGTGGCGCGCGGAATTTCGCGAGAGGTTCCAGCATGGGTAGTGCTATCCACCGGTAAATTATGTATGGTCCCGGTTTCTAAAAGAGATCCCATAACAGACGGATAGAATCCGCCTCTTTGATTGGATTATATTTAGTATAATTAGATGGCAAAGCGTCTGAAGTTTTCTAAGAAAACTCTTATGATTGGGGCGGTTATTCTGGTTGTTATTGTGGGGTTGATGTATGGGATGAAGGAAGGGTTTATGACTCTGCGTATTGTGACTCCGCCTAAGATAAGGGCACCAGAGCCTAGGATAGAGAAGAAAGAAGAGAAGAAGGTGCCTGAGAGAATCTGTAAAATGAGTAGGGAAATTTTTAATGAAAAAAGCATGCCTGTACCAACATTTATACCCACCTATTTTAATTTTACTAATTGGCCACGAAAAGTCAATAATACGCATTTAACATTGCCAAGTATAGACATGAGAGGAGTATTTACAGTTATATATTATCCTATAACACCGGATCCATGCGATACGACTTATGCGCAACGTTATTTAAGCGCGACTGTCGGCGCCTATTATAAAACGATGGCTGATCGAATTTTCTATGCTGTTGCTCTTACAAATAAGAATAATAAAGTTCCAAATGGAGCACGTAGAGCAACAGTAGAAGATTTAGAGTATATACTAACGAATTATATAGATCCTTCGATGGCAAAAGTGGGAATAGGGAGGCCACCGTCGCCGCAACCGCCAGTGATAATTGAGCAGGCAGTGAGAATTTAGGTATGGTCCCGGTTTCTAAAAGAGATCCCATAACAGACGGATAGAATCCGCCTCTTTGATTGGATTATATTTAGTATAATTAGATGGCAAAGCGTCTAAAGTTTTCTAAAAAAACTCTTATGATTGGGGCGGTTATTCTGGTTGTTATTGTGGTTTTGATCTATGGGATGAGAGAGGGGTTTCAGAACAGTGCTGCTTCCTCTCCCTTCTCCTCTTATCTCCCTCCTGGATGTATGATGCCAACTCCAGGATCATTCTCAACTCAGTCTACATGTAGTCCTGGGTATGGACTAGGAATGTCACCATCGAATTCGAATATTAGTGTGTGTTGCCCTTATTCTTCTGGTTGCCTTCCCGCAACTTATTTCAGTGGATTTACGGGGGCAGGTTATACGTGCCCCTCCGGATATCCTTTACAGAGTTCAATTAGTAATGGTGCGAAACAATGCTGTCCGAATAAGTCAGGTTCTGGGTCCAATTCTGGTCCTGGTTCAGGAACGGGTCCTGACTTGAAATCTTGTTATTCAACATCTCCAATGATGGGCTGTAAAGTGGGTTTTAATAGTTCCTACAGTTTGTTATCTCCCTTCACAATTACATGCTGCCCAAATACATCTGGAACCGGTTCTGGTTCCGGATCTAGGCCTGGTTCTGGGTCGTTTGGATCTCCTGGTTCTGGGTCGTTTGGATCTCCTGGTTCTGGATCAAATTCACCATCGAGTGTATGCTATACAACATCCTACCTCACTCCCTGTAAGAAAGATTACATAAATTATTATTCCAGTTTGTTTTTTAACCAAAATGTATGCTGCGCCGTTACCGTTCCGCCTGGATGTTCACCAAATACATCGGGAGTATGTGAAAAAAACAAAACTAATAAATTAATAAGTAATCTTGCGTTTTGCTGCGACAAATAGTAGTCAATTATTAAAATAAACTTACCATCCCGCAAAGAAAATTTGAGGCCGGCCCCAGCCCCCACCCTTACATACAAAATGGACGCCTCTTCGTATAAGAAGCACACGCATCGCGAGCACATCCTGGAACTGCCTGACACCTACATCGGCTCCACGGACACGCACACGGAGCAACGATGGGTACTTGACAAGGAATCCGGCAAGATGGTCTTTCGCAGCATCTCATTCAATCCCGGATTCTACAAGCTGTTTGATGAAATCATCGTGAATGCCCGTGATGCTCTCGTACGGAGCGTGACGGAGGCCGAGCGCACTCCGGTCAAGCACATTGACATCTCCGTCCAGCAGGCCCCCCTCAAGATCACAGTGGAAAACGACGGCGACGGTATTCCTGTAGAGATTCACTCCGAGTATAAGGTTTATGCTCCAGAGCTGATCTTCGGACAACTCCTCACCAGTGGGAATTACACAAAGGGCGAAGAGAAGATTGTCGGTGGCAAGAACGGCTATGGTGCCAAGCTCACCAACATCTTCAGCACCGAGTTCACGGTGGAAACCCGCAGTGTCAAGCACGGCAAGAAGTACTCCCAGACGTGGTCCAACAATATGTCCATCTGCGGAAAGCCGTCCGTGAAGACCGACGCCGTACAGAAGGGGTTCGTCCGTATCTCCTACACGCCCGACCTGGCCCGCTTTCCCAACATGGAAGTGGGCGACATGATGAAGGTGCTTCACACGCGCTGTCTGGAACTCGCCGCGCTGGCCGGCAAGGACGTCAAGGTCACCTACAACAAGGAGGTCGTTCCCACGAATACGTTTGAGAAGTTCGTGAAACTATTTGTCCGTGACGAGGCCTCCATCGCCTACGAGCGCTGCTCTGAGCGGTGGGAGGTCGCCGCCGTCCTGGCCAAGCAACTCTTTGAGGAGGATTCCGTACCCGATGAGCGCCACGTCTCCTTCGTGAATGGCATCAACACGAGGAAGGGTGGTAAGCACATGGACGCCGTGACGAAGACTGTAATCGGGGACTTCTGCGAACTCGCCACAAAGAAGAAGATTCTCGTGAAGCCCGGGCAACTGAAAGACAGTGTCGTGTTCTTCGTCAATGCCACCATTGTCAATCCGGCGTTTGACTCACAGACGAAGGAGACCCTCACCACCCCTGCCTCCAAGTTCGGGTCGCCCTTCAAGACCCAGGGCAAGGTCGTAGCAGGCCTGGTCAAGCTCGGTCTTCTGGACGAGGCGGCGGCCATCATGGACGCGAAGGCCAACAAGGATGTCAAGAAGACGGATGGCTCTAAGAAGCGGACCCTGCGTGGAATGCCGAAACTTGTTGATGCCATGAACGCCGGCACGGCAAAGTCGGGGGCCTGTACACTCATTCTCACGGAGGGGGACTCGGCCGCCTCCTCAGCCATTGCCGGCCTCGCCGTAGTCGGCCGCGAGTCGTGGGGCGTCTTCCCTCTTCGGGGTAAGCTCCTCAACGTCCGCGACGTGTCCGCCGACAAGTTCGCCAAGAACGAGGAACTCACGGCCATCAAGAAGATTCTCGGCCTGGAGCAGTCCAAGGTCTACAAGGATCTGAAGTCGCTCCGCTATGGGCGCGTGATGGTGATGGCCGACCAGGATTTGGACGGCTCGCACATAAAGGGCCTCCTCATGAATCTCTTTCACGCCGAGTGGCCGTCCCTCATGCGCTCCGGATTCATCTGCTCCCTCGCCACTCCTCTGCTGAAGGCCACGCGCCGTTCCGATACGCTCGCCTTCTATTCCGCCGCCGAGTTTGAGGCGTGGAAGGTCACACAGGGTGGCACCGCGGCCGGCTGGCACCTGAAGTACTACAAGGGACTGGGCACGAGCACGGAGGTGGAGGCCCAGGAATGGTTTCGGAATCTCCACGAGATCAAGTACGTCTGGGACCAGACTACCGACGAGAGCATATCGCTGGCCTTCTCCAAGAAGCGCGCCGATGACCGCAAGGACTGGCTCTCTCGCTATGACCCGGCAAAGACGCTGGTGTCCGCTGCTGATGGGTCAACAGGGTATTCGGCATTCATTCACGACGAACTCATTCACTACAGCAACGCCGACAACATCCGGTCCCTGCCGTCGCTCATGGATGGACTGAAGCCGTCGCAACGAAAGATCCTGTTCGGCTGTTTCAAGCGCGGCCTGCGCTCCGAGGTGCGAGTGGCGCAACTGGCCGGCTACGTCTCGGAGCACGCGGCCTACCACCACGGTGAGGCCTCTCTGACGGCAGCCATCACGGCGATGGCGCAGACCTTCGTGGGGGCGAACAACATCAATCTGTTGAATCCGATTGGACAGTTCGGCACGCGCCTCCTCGGCGGCAAGGACGCGGCGTCTGCCCGATACATTCACACCTGCCTGGAGGGCATCACGGACGTCATCTTTCGGAAGGAGGACGCCGGCATTCTGGAGCACATTGACGACGACGGTGTCATCGTGGAGCCGAAGACGTACTATCCGGTCGTACCCCTGCTGGTCATCAATGGCTGTATTGGTATTGGCACCGGTTTCAGCACGGACATTCCTCCTCACGACCCCGAGGACGTGGTCGGGCTTCTGCAGGACCGTCTCACAGGAAAACGGGCCACCCTGGACAACATCGCCCTGCGCCCCTGGTGGTTCGGATTCCGCGGGCCGATCCAACAGGTGTCCGACGGAGTCTGGCTGACGAAGGGGCTCTACACGCTGAACGACGACAAGAAGTGCGTGACGGTGACGGAACTTCCCATTGGCACCTGGACGCACGACTATAAGGCGTTCCTGGACGACCTCTGTACCGCGGCAGAGGGCACCGAGAAGCCGGTACTGAGGACCTTTGATGACCTGTACAATCATATTGAGGTCCGCTTTGACCTGTATTTGGAGCCGGACTACTACGACGACATTCGGGGCGCACCCCAGGAGTTTGAGAAGCGCTTCCGCTTGACGAGCACGATTCGCACGACCAATATGGTCTGCTTCAATACGGACTTGAACATTGTCAAGTACAACTGTGTCGGCTCTATGATGGAGGCGTACTACGGCCCCCGTCTGAAGGCGTATGAGCGCCGGCGGCAGCGTGAGATGGATCGCCTGAAGCGAGAGGCTGTGGAGTACGACGCAAAGGCGCGCTTCATTCAGGCCGTGCTGAAGGGCACCATAGAGCTTCGCGCGGCCACGGATGAGCAGATTGTGGCTGCCATGGTGGGCCACTCGCTTCCGCCACTATCCAAGCCCGAGACCGCCGATTCAGTAGATGCTTATGAGTATCTGCTGAAGATGCGTATGGATCGGGTCAAGGCGACGGCGGTGGAGGAGCAACTCCGTCTTGTGGAGACGGCCAAGGCCGCGATTGCCCTGCTGGAGGCCACCACGGCCGGTGATATGTGGAAGAAGGATCTGGATGAGTTCCTCATGAATTGGAAGGCGCTCCTCAAGAAGCGCCAGGAGGCACTCGCCGACGTGGATGGCAAGAAGCGGTCGGCCGGGTCAAGGAAGAAGTTTGTCGTGAAGAAGGCGGGCCAGGCGACCTAGATGTAGAAACTCTTCGCAATCTTATTTTTCTTGACTGAACGAGTCCGGCGGTGACCACCCTTATGCTTCCGCGTCGTGGCCACCCCATGTGTAGGAAGAGGGACCTTCACAGCAGTCTTTGAACAGTTAATCAGAACAAGTGTGATATCATCGCCGTCATACTCTTTTGGATCGTCCGTAAATGTGGCAACCTGTTGCTCCAGGCACATCTTTGCCATCTCGTCAAGAGTGGCTGCCCCCTTGGCCTCCCGAATCTGTTTGACGATTTCCGGATAGGACCGGTAGTGCGTAGACTCCGTAGTCTCCACGAATCCATCCGAGAACAGGGCCACCATGCACTTTTCCGGGCGAGGAACAATCACAATGTCCGGGTCGGCCACTACGCAGAAATCCGTGGACCAGTTCGCCGCCATCTCGGCCTCTGTCGGATGATTGGCGTCCTTGAATTTCATACTGAAATCTCCGAATGCCCGAGAGACCATGAGACATCCATTCACGCGGGGAGCATCACCCTCATCGCTAGTGACCTCGCCACCGTTCCGGACAATGCGCTCCTTTTCGGCAGGGGCCGACGGCTCGTGCTTCCCGATGGACCCGTAAATAACTCCAGAGTCCGGGTTGAAAATACAGGCCGGTGAATCCCCCACGTACGCGAAACAGCATATCTTCGCGGTTATGATGACGACCGTAGCAGTGGAACCACTGTCGCGATACGAAAGTGCCCCCTGCTTCGCGAGAAGTTTGTCAAGATCCAAGAACAATGACCGTAGTCCGGCTCTCAGGGCCGACTCGTTATCGCCGGCGCTCTTTGCGAGTTCAACCAGTTTGTCCGGTAGGATCTGCAGGATGAAATTCACGGACGACAGGCCCGAATGTCCATCAAGCACTCCCGCAACAAGTGTTTCTCCGGAGACTTCTCGTACAAAGGAGCGGTCCTCCGAAGGACGACCGCGCCCGTCTATTTTCCATGTTCCGAATTTCATGTTCGCCTATCTCTTTGAGGAGCGAAGAAACGAATGATTCTAAAAAGCCACGGCCCCCCCTCAAACGAAAGGATTTGCAGGAAGGCTCCGTGTTCCGGCACGGCTCAGATGCTGCGGCTGAGCCAAGGGGATCGGCAGGTGGCTGATGTCGTTTATGTAGAAATGGTAGTGGTCCACTGCGGATAAAATGTGGGGGACGGACCAGTCGATCACCTTCTTGTTCAGATCCTCCACCTGGGCGGCAACATCCTTCGGCAGATTCCGGGCGTATTGAAGATAGATCGCCCGCATAATAATTTTCAACTCATCGGCAGACTGTTTGTCAATCACGTATCCCTTCGGCTGGCTCCGGTCAAATACGGCCTTGCGAATCTGGTTCTGTATAATTTCAACGTTGTCGGCTGAAAAGAAGCCCTGGCTCACCGGCGACTTCTCCCAGTTCCCCCGGAGCATGTCCGTCTGGAAATCACTTTCTACGGTGGTGTCCGTGCGAAACCCAGGAACGAGGAGGGCCGACTCTTCACTGGCAAAGGCCACCCGCCCGTTTTGGCCACCTTGTGCGTTCGCAGTATACGGCAGAACCGGTTCATACGGAGAGAGGCTTCCCATACTATCCCCTGTTTGGAAAAGGTTTGCCCGCCGAATTATTTTCTAACGAGGAGGTATAAGAAATGCCCTCCATCGGTAACTCTACCCGCCAGGTTTCTACGGACTCTAGCCACTACATCAACGTAGCCTCCCTCGTGAACAAGGTGTTCACGTCCCCCGCCCTGTCCACGCCCAGCGTGGCCCTCTGGGCTTCCTCGTTCGGCACGGGCGACTGGTCAACGAACAACTGCTTTGCCTCGTCTATTGCTACGGCTGGCCAGGCCATCCTCAAGGACATGGGCAAGACGGTCGTCTCCAGCTCCGTGACGTTCCGCAAGGTACAGCTGGTGGTGCCCCAGGGCACGGTGGCGAACAAGCTCAGTCTGGTGGCCGGCACGACGTCCACGTTCGGCGTGGCCGGCCCGGCCAACGGCAGCGGCGTGCCCGACTACCTGACCGGCTACATCATACTCGGCTTTGACGGCCAGAACGCCCCTGCCCCGGTGGCCAAGTTCGGCGTGTAAATGGTCTAGCTTTCGGAAATCTCACAGATACATGTTATTTTTCGGGAATCTCGTAGATTCGTGAAAAATAATCATAGATAATAGGACATTATGAACATATACTTCATACTATATGTGTTAGGATCAATCATTGTAATTTCGGGAACATTTTATTATAACAGCAAGACCGGCCACCGTCTTACGGCCTTCGTAATGCCGATACTATTTCTGGCCATTGCCGTATTTTTCGGCTTGCGCTGGTTTACTACATCCGGAGACAGCGCTGTCAACACGAACCTGTCCCCCGTATGGCCTCCTGCCAATTCCATCAACGTCTGCCCCGACTTTCTTTCTCTCCGTAGCGACGTCTCGGGGCCGACAACAACCTATTATTGTGTTGACCCCCTTGGAGTGACAACAAACGCCTCTGGCCTACAGGTATGGTCGTCATCTGCCGAGGCAGCCACGCAATTCCAACTCGGCACGACGACTGCTGCCACTACCGTCGGAACGACTACCACTGTTGCTTCCAACACTCCGATTGACGTGAACACCCTCTGCAAGAATTGTAATAGGATGGGTCTGACATGGGAGGGTGTCTGTATTCCTAGAACCGACAGTGTACAGTTGGCCCCTGGCACGACACTTCCTCGCCCCCAGTGAAGGTCTAAATACTATAGGCAAATCAGTATTAGAGCCGTAAAAATGAATAATAAATCAACAGTATGTCTTCATCCTGAAGTGGAAAATACCATTTTAGGATGGATACAAACACGAGAGAAGCCCGCTGTGCTCCTTCTGGGTCCTCCAGGAATCGGAAAGACCACGCTCGCTCTGAGAGTCTTCCGAATTGCCGGTCTGCGCCCGATTGAATTCAACGCCAGCCACACTCGGAGCGGAACCTCCTTCAGGAAGACGATCCTCCCCCTTCTTCGGGAGGGTGGAATTGTCCAGATGATGGAATCCGGAACCAAGGGAGGAATCGGCGTACTTCTGGACGAAATTGATGGACTCTCAAACGGGGAGCGAGGTGGTCTCAGCGAATTACAGGCCTACCTGAAACTTCCCGAGGCCCGACAGGGCCGCCCGCTCATTCTTATTAGTAACAGTCTGGATACTCGGACCCTACAGCAAATTGCGAAGGTCTGCCTGACGTTCGTAATTCAGCCCGTGAAACCGGAACGTCTGGAGTTCTGGCTGAAAACGGAGATCCCTGCGAATTACACGGGAGACCTCAGGTCCCTCCAGAGACAAATTGCCGGTCTAGAAATTCCACAGGATCTTGTGGAAATTCCGGAGGGAATTATGCCGATCGCCTGTTGGACCCTCTGGGGAGAATGGGACCCCCACCTGAATTTTGACGTTGAGAACAACGAAGGGAATTTGGCCAGTCTCATCTGTCTGGAAAATATTCCTGAGCGAATTGAGGCCGCCCTCGGCTCCACCGAGAAGGCCTGGGACCTCTACCTCTCCCTGTTCAACGCCTACAAGGTGAGCGACCAGGGGGACTTCTGGGCCTTCTTCTATCAATGCTGGACGATCCTCCCCATCTCTCTCCGCCTGAAGTTGAAAATCATGAGTCTCCGTCTTGTACAAGAGGCCCCTCTAAAAGAAGGAACGCCTATTGTAGAATCTAAGGATTTTCGCTATACGCCGGTGCTGACGAAGCAGTCGGCCATGTTCAATGCCTGGAAGCTCATCTGTGAAGTGGCCGAGAAGTACGAGGTCCCCGTGCGTCTGGCACCTCTGTACGCCCACCTGGAATCCAAGCAGGAGGGTCTGAAACCGGACAAGGTGCGTCGCTATAATGCGATTAGCGTGGAACACCTACACAGTATCTACCGTAGTTGAGCCCTCGGCATACGCCTCCTCGCCCCGGTGTAGCAACTTTATGAACGTCAGTGCCCCGCTCCGCCCAATACGGTAGGCGCGCCCCAGAACCTGCTTCTCCTCCTCGTGTGTCATCGCATGGAGCAGAATCACATGCGTCGCCGCCGTGATATTGAGACCCGCCCCCGCATACTGTGAATTCAACAGGAGACACTGGGTCGTGCCGACCTCAAACGCCTTCAGCGTGGCACTCACCGCGTTCTTGTTCCCCTTCACGTGCTTCACCTGAATTCCGAGGGCATTCACCGCCGTCTCAATGGACTCAAAAGGATTGTCATAGCGACTGAAGACGAGGAACCGCCCCCCGGGATTCTCCTTCAGAATCCGGAGCAGGGCGTCGTGCTTCTTGGGGAGCACCGGCTCGGCCATGGCCGAATCATCCACAATCTCATTCTTGGCCGAATCGCTGATAATCTTCGTACAGGCCGACGGCTGTATCTTCTCGCGACACAGGGGGCACGACGGATTTCTGGCCATGCTGAGAAGGAGACAGGCCGCACAGAAGACACGAGAGCAACAGGGTGTGATGAGGTGGTCGTTCGGCTCATCATAGCAGATGGGGCAGACCTCCGAACTGAAATTGTGAATCCGGTCCGTGATCGCCTGTATGGAATTCTGCGTGGCCGTCATCTTATCCTGTAGGGATTTGAGGGCCGTCTCCTTCACCTGTGGCGACGAATAATCCAGCGAGGCCTTGTATTCATACGTCTTTTTCGTACGCTCCAGTTCCTTGGTGAGATTCTCCGTGACGGCCTCAATCAGGCTCTTCGTGTCCTTGCCCTTCACATTCAGTTCCTCTAGCGCCCCCTGGACATCGCCAGCATGTAGCATCTGCTGAATATTCGCCGACACCGCGTCCTTCAGAATCTGGTGGGTCAGAGGCGACCTACACCAGATAATCTGCCGAATCAGTTGGGGCAGTGAGATGGATTTCTTGATGAGGGTATCCGAGCACTTGATTACAATGTTCGCACGCAGAGAATGCGACGTTGTTAGAAGTTCCCTTAGAAAGGCGTAGGAGCGCGTGCGAAACGACTCCACGATGTAGTATGCGTTGTTTGCAGCCATACGCGACTTGAAATGAGGCTGTAAATAATGATAGGTGGGGTCCGCTCCGAATACTTGGGTCTGTATGGCACCTCTATCAAAATACAAGTTCGTGCTCAGGTACATGAGATTAATCCAGGAGGCCGTGATAAACCAGATGAAACGGGCCTGGACAATGTCGCGGAAATATACACCAGGAAGATGGATCGTGTCGGCCTCGTCAATGAACAGGCGCTTCCAGCGAATACTGAGTGACTTACACTTAGGCACGAAGTATTTACAGAGTGTGTTGCTCACTAGGACGACGTCGGCTTCCATTACTGTCTTCTGAAAATCCTCCGATTCTACTTCGGTAATCTTGGCCACACAGAAGGCCTTCAGATTCGTCTGCTGTTTGATGTAGGTCACCCACTGACGAAAGAGAGTGTGCGGGACAATGATGAGTGAGCCCGCCTCCGAGACATCGGAATACTTGACACTTGACAGGCTGAACATGTTCGTGGTCATTGAGCCATTGACGATACTCTGTTTCGTGAGTGGGGGCATGGTACGCAGTCTGGCGATATGGGCCAGCACCATCAGACTCTTTCCCACTCCTACAGAATCGCCGAGAATTCCGCAATTGGAAAACAGGGATTGATTCTTAATACGGAGCCCATTCATGAGTCCCTGCTCTAACTCCTCCATTCGGCCTAGAACCGCACGCTGGTGCGGATGTAGGGGGACCTTGATGAGGCCATCGGCGATCTGCGGGGCTAGGGCAGGCTCCTCTGTGAGGCTGTTCAAATGAACCGTGTGGAGATTGCGTATGTATTCCACAATGGAGGTCGTCATTTTAC